TTATTCATATAATACTTCTTCTTCCTCTTTTTCATATACAATTTCATTTCTATTATCGAATCTGGAAAAGGCGATATTATTATTCTCCATAATCCTTGAAAGAGTGGATTCGTACCATTTCTTTGTCCCCTTTCTAAGCCCTCGTTGATCTTCAGGCAATTTATTGAGTTCTCTACATAACTGGCTCACGGTCAAGTCTGGTTTTTGCACACGCAATTTCTTGATATATTCAATCATAGCTTGCTCTTTCTCATCTCGTTCGAAAGGAAGGTTCTTTCCCACGAATTTGAACCCATATCTAGGGCGATGCTTGAGCTTCCCTTGCTCTTGAAGATTCTTCATTACCGCACTCACTCGTTCTCCTATCTGTTTAGATTCCATTTCTGCGAAACTAGCAATAAGGTTAAACATCATTTGTCCCTGCATAGAATCTGTATCGAGAGAAATATCACAACTAATCAAATTACAATTCTTTGTTTTTAAATCATCATAGATCTTGAGAGACTGTCTTAAATTACGGCATAAACGGCTTAATGAGGCACAAATTAATACCTGATTTTTGCGAATATCATTTAATACCTTTAATAGGGCCGGGCGACGTTCAACCGTTCTTCCTGAAATACCAAAATCAATGAAGATACTTCTTAGATGAAGAGGTTGATTAGAATTTCTACTATTATTACTTGCATTGAATGAATTGATATAGGTCTTAATGGTTTGAACTTGTGTATCAATTGAATTTCCTTCAATTGATTGCATTTTAGTGGATACACGAACATACCCATAGACAATCTTACTATTTTGAGGGGCTAGAATAGGCTTGGTATAATAGCTATACCCGCTCAATCCAATAGGTATAATATTATTCTTATCAAATCCCGCTTTGGAAAGCATCTTCTCTATATCCCCACGATTCACATCTTGAGAATCCTCTTCGTCTGGTTCATCATCCTCTTCATCATCAGGAATATACGTAGAAACTTTCTCTGTATTTTGAGAAGATTCATCAATGAATTTATGAATAGCTTCCTGATTGGAAGCAACGTGATTTTTGTATACAACAATCAGCTTGATATTTACTGCATTAGCCTTATTCTTTTGTTCGGTAAAATCTTCGGAAGGAGTAGCGATATAAATTAGATACTTTTTGTTATTTCGTAATGCTAGAAAATCATACATATCTTTAAACTTTCTTTCTTTAATTGTAAAGTTCAGAGATAAAAGGATTTTCTCTATAATATTACTGGGATCCATTTGACATTGGTCACACCATAAATCTTCCTCTAACAAACGTTCAGGGAATTTCTCAAATACAGACTGACATACATTACATTTACATTTAATCTCAGTAAATTCATCGATAAATGAGGAAAGAAGAGAAACATTCTTTAAATGAGATAACTTAGTAAGTCTTTCTTGTTCCGACATTGTCTTTTAAATTAGTGTTAATTCAAAAAAACTTTTTAAATTAATATTTTTTGTGTTAGATAGAGCATTTTTAAATTGAATAAGTGTCAAAAATTTTCGCTAATGTTCCCCTCAAAAAGAAACACTTTATAAAACCAAAACACAAGTGGGAATTTAAGTCTTTGTAGAAAAACATACAAGGAATTTCCCACTTGCTTTTGTATTTTTTACTAAAAAACTATACAAAGACATAATGCAAGGACACGCACTTACGCTACTTGTCTTGGTATGTAAAATACTTTCGCAAGTAATCATTTCTCAACACAACACTCTTCAAATAAAACACTGGAATTTTGTGTTTGTTAGAAACGCAAAAATGAATTTTTTTATTTTTTATTTTACATTTATAACAATTCAAGTTAAGTGAGAGAAGAGAGAGACAGAAATGTCGAACAACCAGCTCATCAACCGTTTCAACTTCCTCGTTGAGGAAACGCTGAGCATGCTCTACCTCTACATGCAGTTCTTAGAGCTACTTCTGCGCCAAGTGTGCGGTCTGCCAGCCACCAAGCAACAGCTGGTGAAGTGGACCGTTTCGCCCGAAGAAAAGGAAAAGATCCTCAAGTATCTTTCCGAGGCTCCGACTATTCGCAACCCTTTGAACGACGAAGCGTTCTACAACGCTTTGTCTACAACTGTTCCCCCTTCCTAAAGGAAGGGAAAGGGAACTGAAGTCCTATTTAAATACAAAATTTAAATATGATAAAAAATGTCTACTATATTTGTTACAGGATTTTATGAGATTCCTTCAGAAGAAAATTCTATCCAAGCTTCTAAAACAGATTATTATTTTGAGAATGCTTCTTATCTTTTAGCTTGTCCTGTATCATTTATTGTATTTTGCGATCCATCTCATACTGAACGGGTAAAATCTCTACGCCCAGATGCTATTGTTATAGGACGTCCATTTAATAGATTTCCTCAATATGCATGGGTTGAAAAAATACGCATGAATCGTATAGAAAATCCATATAATCAAGACCCACGAAATACACCTATGTATTGTGCTATTACTTTAGCTAAATTTCAAATGCTACTAGAAGTAGCTCAAATTTATCCTGCAGATAATATAGCATGGGTTGATTTTGGGATTAAGAAACTCCATCAGAATTTTAGACCTGATTTATTAAAAGCGATTGAACGTACTCCTTCAGACCGTTTTCGTGTATGCATGATTGATTTGATTCCTAGAGATTGGGTATTGAATTATGATTGGTTTTATAAGCAAGGAAGATGTATGCTTGGGGCTACGGCCATGTATGGATCTAAGAAAGGAGTGGAAAAGGCATGCTTAGCTCTCCTCAATGAAGCAGAAGAAACGATTAATAAAAAATACGGGCATGCAGAAGAACAAGTTATGGCGACATTATTTGTAAAACAGCCCGATTTATTCAATTTCTGGTTTAGTGATTATCATGGTTTATTAGATAATGTAGAAAAAATCGTTACGAATCAAGGACGAGTTGTTGATGTATATAATAAATCTATCCAATTTGGATACCCTGAAATTACTAAATTAGTTAGAGAGATATTTTCGTAAGAAAGTTTCATACATAGGAGGTAAATTTGTATTTTTTTCAATAGGAATTGTCATATAATAAATATTACGATTGAATATATCAATAACCAACATTGTTTATATTTAAAATTTTTTTTAAAGATTAATTGGTCCAATTATAAGGATCATCAAAATCCTCTTTCTTAATTCGATAAATATGTTTGCGAAGAATTCTCTTCTCCTTTAATTCATTCTCATAATAATTAACTAGTTCTTTATTCCAAGGATAAGGAGCGACCATATATGTGCCCATATCATAAACAGCAATAGGTACGATATTATTGGACCCCATAGCACTCCATGTAAGGCGTTCAAGGTGTTCAATATTAGTAAAATACTTCTTCATTTTTAGGAAAAATTTATTATATTTAATAATAATTCAATTGTCTTTCCTGAATTGAATTTTTTATTCAACCTAATTAAAATAATCGGCTTATTAACTCAGTTGGTTAGAGTGCTGTGCTTATAACGCAGAAGTCGTGGGTTCAATCCCCTCATAGGCCATTTTAATATTCATAATATATGAATATTAAATTATTACTGGAATAGCTTTGTTTCTAGTTCACTAATTAGTCCCTGATGGATAATAGAATTTTCACTAATATAGGTTTCCCCATTAAATATATTCACTCCAATACTCTTATCTTTCATAAGAGTCATATTAAGCTTTTGGTATAAATTCATATTTTCTAATCCTTCCCATAGGAATTTTTGGGCAAGGGATCCTTTACCCACTCCCGCACCAGAAACTAGATAAATTATTTTATTTCTTAGTACAGATTCCTTTCCTCCTCGTGATAACCAGTCAATGATATTCTTTGTTGCAGCGGAAGGCATAGAATTATGCTCTGGAGTAACAAAAATAATACTGGAACAATGTGCAACAATATCTCTAATATTATGGATATTAGGAGGATAGACATAACCTGTATACGCATTTTCTAAATCTTGATTAAAAAGAGGAACATCGGATATATCTATATGATAGACAGTTCTATCTTTGGATGAACCAAGTTCAACAATCTTCCTTGATATAGCACTATTAAATGAATTAGCTCTAAGAGACCCTGAAATGACAGCAATAGACATTTTTTATGAATGTTTATTATTTTTAAACCCTTTAAATAAAAATACTCATTCACAAATGACTTCTAGACTTTCTGATCGCCTCACCATTCTAGAATCTATCATTGCAGAACTTAATGCTAAACTAAATAATAATGTAAAAATACAAATTATTAATAAGATAGATGCTTCACCCGCCGTTACTGATGTTTCAAATGCAGTTAATGATGTTTCAAATGTCATTAATGATGCTTCAACTGGCACCACTGATGCTTCAACTGGCACCACAGATGCTTCAACTGGCACCATTGATGCTTCAACTGGCACCGCTGATGCTTCAGCTACCACAGATGCTACAGCTACCACAGATGCTACAGCTACCACAGATGCTACAGCTACCACAGATGCTACAGCTACAGATGCTACAGCTACAGATGCTACAGCTACAGATGCTACAGCTACCACAGATGCTACAGCTACAGATGCTACAGCTACAGATGCTACAGTTACCACTGATGCTTCAGCTACAGATGCTACAACTGGCACCACAGATGCTACAGCTACTGATGGTACAACTGACACCACAGATGCTACAGTTCCCGTTAGTGAAACACCTACAGTGGTTCCTGGTTTAGATGATTTAAATGTTAAGCTAGATGGATATAATGATATTGTTAATTCAAAACTAGACGATTTAGCTGGTAGATTTGAAACATTATTTGAAACGGCAGCAATGGTTATATCTAAGCTGGATACTTTACTGGATCGTCTTTAAGATTTTCCAGAATAGATTGTAATTCATCAAATATTAATGATGTATTATAATATTGTAAAACATTATTCCATCGAAACTCATTTGCAAGGACTTTATAAATATAATTATCATTCTTATCCATAAAAATGATTTCTTTTGAATTTGTGCTATAAAATACTTGATCAGGACGAGGCTTAGGTGATTTGGGATCAAGTTCGTCTTTTTCACGTTGATAAAAATATTTTCTTTTAGTTAAAATATAGTTTCCATCAAATGTATAATAATCATATAAAGTTAAATATTTATTTACTTTTATTTTGATGAAATACGAACTGTCAGGGATCATTTTTATTTAAGAAAAAATGTGATTTAAAACCACATTTTTTACTAGTAATTTTGATTAAATTTTTACCTTAAAATTTAATCTTTCCAAATTTTATAAAGGATTTTTTACCCCTATTAGTAAAATGCGATGTGTATATACCCTCAGTGGAGCAAAAATTGAATCAATTCTCTACGCAAAAAAATTTTCTACGCAGACTTTTTTAATTCTTCCTTTGCTTGTTCTAAGTAAGTGAATGCATCAGTGTCATAAAGAATTGATTTATAGAAATGTTCCATTTCTTCAATAATACTTTTTATGATATATTTACGATAGGAAATATTGTATGCCTCACTAAAAACAATATCTGTACAAAAATCTTTGATTTGTTTTGATGCATATAAATCCTGATTGACTTCCTTTAATGAAGCCAAAGAAAGGCGAATAAAATGTGAGGCAGATTCAATCTTATCCATATCTATTATTTTTTTTATTTAAAAAATAATATAATTTATTCAATTTTTTACATTATTAATAAGGACAATAAGACGCTTATTAAGACTTCTTGCGTCATGAATATTTTCAGGCTTGAAATTCTTGATAAGATCATAATCCTCTTTAATTTTATCATATTTAACAGGATCCAATGTATTCTCGATCGTATTCTTATGAATATTAATTTGTCTAAGAATTTTATTCATATCATTAGCAAGTTTATTAGCTTTCTTAATTTGAAAATAGATAATAGCACTATCTTCATTCTCAAGCCTTTTTAGTCCTTCTGGATCTCTCATTTTCATTACAAATTTCTGGTAACGAAAAGCATTAAGGAATTGATGCGAAATACGACGACGATTGTAATGATTGTTATCCATTATTTATTTTGTTAGTTAAAATAAATACTAATTAATTATTCAATTTATAAATAAAAATTATTATTTTCTAATAGTTGAGTAAATAATTCCATCATTTGAGGTGACATTAAATGACAGGATAAAACATTTTCTGGTTTTTGAATGCCTATATGACATGGATAACCAAAACAATTACAATTTGAGAAACTTATATTCGGTGTATCAATACGTTTATAGTTAATACCGTATTTAGTTAGATAATAGGAAATAGCTACATCTCCTGCACCATTTAAATAGGGATAAGAAATACTTACATTTATTGCCCAATCTGTATGAATATATGCAAGGTAAGGGTAAAGTTCATTAACTATATTTTTACTTAGAATAAATCCAGGACCTCCTGAATGGAAATAATAATTTTTACCAAATAAATTTCTATAATCTCCATGATTACCAATATAGAGATTAGAATCATTAGGTAATGTAGATAGATACTTTACTATTTTTGGTACATTAGGATAAGAATCTGTTCCTAATACAAGTACATAATTAAATTGGATATTATTATCTATCAACCATTTCAATCCGAGATATGTCTTGGGTATATTACTTTCATAATTATCCATTACATTAGGAAGATGAATATAATTCAATGGTTCTTCCTTATTGAGTTTAGTTTCTTCTAGAAAGACAAATTTGGGAATATTAAATTTACTACAATGTTTTCCCCACGTATTTTCCAATACAGCTAATTCATTGATATATTTTTGTTTTGTTCCACATCCATAAATAATAATAACTAATTCATTCATTTTATATTAAAAATGAATTGATTTAAGGTCTTTTCCAATATGAATAAATATTTTTATCTATCTCATAATTCGACCAATATGTCCTTTCACGATCAGGCTGTATTTTAACCCATTCCCACATATCAAGCAATCCTTCCCTTAAACTCATTGTTTCTTTATAGTCTAATAAGTCCACTGATTTTTGCCATGTAGACCAAGCATGCTTTACTTCATGTCGTTTTTCCATGTAAATAATTGGGACGTCTGTATTCGTTATTTCTTTTATTAGAAAAGCAATTTCATTCAATGAAATTTCCTTTTTCCCGCCTAAATTTATGCGCTCATTTTTTGATTTATCTGATACAGCAGAAATCCATAAACAAGGCAATATATCATTAACATAAGTAAATGCTCTCGATTGTTTTCCATCTCCATAGATAATGATGGGTTTATTATGCAGTATATTATACATCCAAATTCCAATAACATTTCTATAAGGGTCCCATATATTTTGATATTTTCCATAGATATTATGAGGGACGATAATACAATATTCAAGACCAAATTGGTCATAGGCGCATTTTAGATCTTTCTCACATGCCATTTTAGCTATACCATATGGGTCTATAGGATTTAATGGTAATGATTCATCGAATGGAGGAGATTGATCTCCATAAGTCGCCATACTACTTGTAAATATAAATCTCTTAATAGAATATTTAATTGCCATATTCACAAGATAAGCCATGGGTATGATATTATCTATATAATTGAATTGTCTAATAAAAGGGGATAATCCTTCCGCAGCATATGCAGCAAAATGAAATAGATAAGTACTATCGATAAAATATGATTCAATAGATTTTTGAAATTCTTTATCTGTTAAATCACCTTCTAAAAAAATAAAATTTGGATTATTGATCGGTAAATTATCGATAAATCCACCAGATAAATTATCTATTCCAATGATAGTATCTATAGATAGATTAGATTTATTAGATAATAAATATTGGCAAAAATTTACACCTAATAATCCTGCTACCCCTGTAATTATTACTTTCATTTTAATAAAAAGTAATAAATTGTTTTAAAAGTCTTTTATATATAAAAAAATTCAATTTATTATTCGTATTCTCTTACAGCTAATCCAACAGGGAATCTTGGGACTCCATCGTTTGTTAATGTTTGGTATTTGACTGTAAGCAATTTTCCTATATATTTTTTTCCATTCTTATACATTTCTTTTCTCTCTTCATGGGACATGGCGGGTCTAACACGAAATTCCTTCCCTTGTTTTGTTTGACAAATGAATATAATTAATCCCTTTTCAGCTCCTACACCATCTGTATAGTCAATTATTTCGAATTCACTATCTTGGAAGGATTTGAGCTTTTGGAGATTCTCTGAACGATAATCCGTTTCATAGACACCTTTCATATTTCTGAGAATCAGTCCTTCATATCCTTCCTTCTCATATTTATCCAAAAAGGAATAAACTTGTTCCTCTGATTCGCAAATTTCTGTTTCCAATAATTCTACATAAGTTAAATCACTATTCTTAGAGAATAATTTTTCGAGAATTTTAAGACGATCTTTGAAATCCTTTTTTGTATCGACATAATCATATACAATCATTTTTATTTTCTTTATCTTTTTTTCATCTTCCTTGGTAAGGGTTTGTTTTTTGACTAATCCAACCACTTCTTGGAAGGTTAAATCATAGCTATACAATTCTCCATCCAGGATTATACCATCTTTATTGAATTCTCGAATTTCATCCTTAATATGGTTTAAATGAGGAAATTCCTTCGCATTTCTTGACCAGAGAGAATTGTTATACCATAGGGAACGGACTCCATCAAGTTTTCGTTGGACAAAGCATGGAAATTTTATAGAAGAACCACGATTCTCATAATTAAGAGCAAGCATAGGAAAAATAACTTTTTCCTGTTCATTATTGACATTCTCTATTTCTTCGGTAAATCCTGCGTCTAATTTTTTCTGATATTTAGACTCCGCTTCCTTGATAGCTTGTTGTAATGGGGTAGTTTCATTGATACGTCCGATATTTTTCCCTTCTGTAATGATTTGGGATGCTTCAGTTTTTATCCCATCGATATACCCATGACTTATATGAATTTCTGCTCCATTCTTTTTATGATCAATCACTTGAATGACCCATTGTTTTACTTTACCATTTTTTGAGAGTTGATATAATGGTTTAAACATTTTTTTTAATAATTAAATCTTTAATTATTAAATATCAATTAATTAATATTCATCTTCATCATTAATAAAGTCTGAAAAATCATCATCATCCTCTTCCGAGGAAGAATCATTATCAACTTCAAATAATTTAATGCATGAACTTCCTACATGAATAATATCATTTGTATAGATATTTTTTAGGTAATATAAGTCTTTTTGTTCCGTCTTAGAACAGATACATTGAGGTTTTTCTTTTAGAAAAGTCCCCTTAGCATCGTCATTTCCGGGAATGAAAGCTTCCCATTGAGAATATAAATCCTTATCCTTGTTTACATTTACACAAATGGTATCCAATACTGCTTCTCGCTTATCGGGCATTTGGTCGTTTGGCTTGCAATCCAAACCATGAGTAATCCAAATATTCTTGACTCGCTGCATAAAATGAACGGGGCGGTTCCACGCATCCATGGTTAAATAAATAGTAATTAATTAAGTTTTAATTAATTAAAAAATCAATAATGAAAAATTGATTAATTATTATTTAATAATTAATTATTATAATAAGTTCTCAATCATGGGTACTCTGTCTGATGTTCTTTCTAAACTTGAAGAATTGAAGCTTGAACTCTTGGAATACAAAAAACAAGATGAATTAACAAAAATTCAAAGTATGAATGAAAATTTTAAGTTTGTTATGGAATATTGTCATTCGGCTGGATATAATTCAATCTGTATGTATACAAAAATTCCCAAGATTGCCTTTCAATATTTTAATGAAAAATTAGAAATGAAACCTCCAATCTATGGTAATCCTAATGATTATGATGGACGTCATGGACCAAAAATGTTTGATGGATCATTTTATCATTTTGGGTATAATTATACTGAAGCATTAAACCAAATGGAAAAAATTTTCCCTGATAGAATTATACTCATAAAAATTTTAGGTTATGGGATATATTCAAATTACAATGGTTTTAGTTATAACTATCCTGCGAAATTTGAAGTATATGTCATGTTTAAACCAAAAACTGAAAATATAATTGAAATTTAATATATTTAAATTTAATATATTAATAAATAATAACAATGAAGTGTTTGATTTGTTCCAACAAGACATCCCTTGCAGGTCACTGCAATTATTGCACTCATGATTATTGTTCGATTCATCGTTTGCCTGAATCTCATCAATGTCCCAATTTAAATCAATGTAAGAATAATGCATATGAAAAGAATAAAGCATTAGTTGAAACTATGGCGGTTAAGACTAATAAAGTTATAAAAATATAATATCTTTTTTATAAAATGTTAACATTAAATCTCAAAGGAGGATTGGGAAATATCTTATTTGAGATAGCTGCAGGAGAAAAAATTTCTGAACAAACAGGTATAGAAGTTTATTGGCCTGAATGTACTCCTGCCACACATCATTCATCCGTTAATTATTTCGATAGCATTTTAGCTAATTTCAAAGGAAAAAATAGTGAGAAATATAATAAATCAGATAAATTAATAACTATGGGTGAGAAACCATTTATGGATTGGAGTACTGTCCTAGAAAAAGATAAACATTATTATCTTGATGGATATTTCCAAGATTATAGATATATTCCAGATAATTTTCATGAACGATTAATTCTACCAAATATAACTATGAATTATAATTCAGCATTTATACATATTCGTGGAGGGGATTATGTTAATCATTGGCTTCATGATGTAGGATTAAATAGAGGAATGTATTATCAAATTGCAATGGCATTCTTTCCTCCTGATACAGTATTTTATTTATTATCAAATGATATGGAATTTGTTAATTCTTTACCATGGTTAAAACAGTATAAAAATATAGTTTATAGATATTCATCTTCAACAGAGATGGATTTATCCATGATGGCTTCTTGTCCCTATGGAGGGATATGCGCCAATAGCACATTTTCTTGGTGGAGTGCATGGATAGGAAGTAAGAAATATTCAAACGCTAAATATGTTATGCCAAAGCGATGGTTCAACGATGGAACTCAATGCGAAAAATATCATTTCCCTAATTCTATTGTTATATAATAATTATTTTTTTAATTATTATATGTAAAAGATTATTTAATATGAGTAAATATACATTATTATTTGGAGATTCATTTATAGGAACATTTAAATTATTTAATATGCCAAAATGGTATATAAAGAAATATAAAGGTGGGACGATGAAAGGATTAAGTAAACCTGATAATGAAAATAGAAAAGATATTATCAATACTATTAATAAATATGATCCTGAAAAAATAAACGCAATTATTTTCTGTTTTGGAACTGTGGATATTCAATTTAGTTTTTATTATAATAAATTAATGGGTAATCCATTTGATATGAAAGAAATCGTTTCAGGGTATATCGATTTTATTCAATCAGTAACAGAACCTGATCTTTACAATGTAATTGTTATTTTTCCATATATTTCTCCTATTAAAAAGGATGAATATATATTAATGCAATTATATAAATATCATATATTAGATAATTTTTTATATAATACTACAAATAATGATATATACAATTATGATAGTATGAGATATAAATCATTAAAAAAGATCTATGTTAAATTAAAACCTTTTTTTAAACAGGAAAAACGCACAAATAGATTAATCAAATTCAATAATTACCTTTCTAATTATATAGAAAAAACATCTATTATACCTATTGATATGAATAAATATATAATAAATGCTAATGGAAAATTAAAATTGAAGTATCTAGCACCTAATCCATGGAATATACACTTTAGATGGGAACCACAAATTCCTAATATATTAAAAGAATTTTCACCTTATGGACTTTCATATAGATATTTATTATCTAAAAGTAAATTAAAAAAAGAAGAAGAAAAATATTTAGAAGATAAAAAGGTAGTAGTGAATCAATTTTTTCCAAAATTTAAAAAATTATTAAATTATATAACACGCACTACTTCTTCTATTTCTATGAGAAAAGTAAAAAGTGGTGCGTAGAAAATTTTTTTGCGTAGAGAATTGATTCAATTTTTGCTCCACTGAGGGTATATACACATCACATTTTACTAATAGGGGTAAAAATTACTGTATAAAATTTGCAAAGATTAAATTTTTCATCAAAAATTTAATTATTTTTACTAGTAAAAATGTCATTTGGAACCCATGTAAATAAGGGAAAATTCCCAAAAATGGTGGATGCTTTAGTAAATTATCGGATCCTATACCCTGATGCGGATATAGCTCAAATTTTTGCTATAGGTCCTCGCTCATCTAGTGTCGTCTTAATTAAACCGGATGAATATTCTCTAATTAAAGAGTTACAATTAACTATCTATATTCATAGTTGTTATTTGACCCATTTATGGTCTGAAAAAAAATCTTTAAGATCTGCTTCACGAGGAATCCTTCAAAAAGAGTTAAAAATTGCGGATGCGATAAATGCTCGAGGGGTTGTAGTTCATATTAATAATAATGTTCCTCCCACAGAAATTGTTCGCTTAATTCTCAAAGTGGGATTGGAGAATTATAATACACCGATTTATCTAGAAAATAATTTTAGACAACCCTACCAAGAAAGTTATACTAATCTAACGAAATTAAAAGAATTATTTGAATTAATTAATTCCTATGAAACTTTAAAAGGTCGTATAAGATATTGTTTAGATACAAGTCATTTATGGAGTTCTGGATTTGATGTAAGTAATCCCTCCTTATTGGAGGAGTATTTATTAGCTATAAAAAAATATAAACCTATCATTCATTTAAATGATAATAAATACCCTAAAGGGTCTCTCAAAGACGAACATGATTCTATAGGAGAAGGACTTATATGGAAAAATAGTATGAGTTATAAAAAAGTATTTGATTCTGGATATGATATAATCTTTGAACGATCTAAAGAAACATTCGAGATAGATTTTGATTTAATTATGAATTATTAGTAATTATTTTTTTTTGTAAAAATAATTTTTTTGGTTTGAGAAGAGCTTTAGGCTTCATTGTCCGACTCACATTCTCCATCGGAGAGGTATCCGCTCTTGTTCCACGGTGTGGGACGATTTTTCGAATGACCGTAACGGCAGGCTTTTCGGTTGCAGGCGTCACCGTTATTGCAGGGCTTGTGCTTGTACTTGCAATTGTCACCAAAACGGCACGTTCCACGCTTGAAAAACTTGCAAAGGTAAACCTTTGGTTTGTTCATTGGCGTAGGAGCGTTGCGTCCTGGTTTCATCATGGCTTGAGCAGCAGCAGCATATTCTGCAGGAGATGCACCGGCAGCTTTGAGAGCTTTGAAGATCTTGGTCATTTGGTCAACGTCCGCATTAGCGGAAGAAGACGAGGCGTTGTTAGACGACGAAGACGACATTTTTTCTTCTCAAAAAGACGATATTATTAATATATCAAAAATAAATTATTTAAAATTTCAATTTTGGATTAATATCAATAAAATGAATAGGATGGATTATAGCTTGGGACGATTCCGCTTTTTAGTGGAAAATCCTAAAAGAAAATCAAAAGAACCTAGTCTAATTAAAACATTCAAAGGAAAACAAAATATTATACGAAATAAACTCATTATTATATGGTCACAAAAATCATATGCATATTATGTATTTGATTCTATCTCTAATTTAATAGAATTTTTAAATTTAACCCCTAAAGATGATTTGCATTACCATGAAGTTATCTTTCAAGAAGCTCCTCAAAGGGCGAGATTAGATATCGATGATGGAGATGAAATTTTCTTTAAAAAAGTGATTAAAGCTCTCAAAGAAATTACTTCCTCAAAAATAGTGGTATGTGATCAATCCTCTTCCAATTATTTCTCAAGACATATTATAGTGGATGAATATTTTCCTTCTATGAAAGATGCAAAGAATGAAATAGTGGATCAAGTCATTAAATTATTGGGAGGGAATGAGGAAGGATACATTGATTTGAATGTTTATCATGCTATACAAAATTTCCGTTTAGTTGGATCATCCAAGACTGGGAAAAATCAACCTGTCAAAAAAATAATCACACGAGGAGCTTCCTTTGAAGATTCACTTATTGGATTATACAGGGTCTCTCACAATGAATACAATAATAGATAGTATATTTCTCCATTACTACATAAGGTAGCCAAAATATAGGAAAAAATATCACGAATAAAATAAGTGCGAAAATATGCGCTTCTGGTGGATAAGTAGTTTCTTCAAAATATTGAGTATATTTTCTACAATTTTTACAAAAAATATACTTTATCGAAGAACTTGTTTGGTATGGAGGAGGAGGAATTTCATTTCCTCTAGTAGTAGTACTCATTTCTTTTGAAGTAAAATTGATTAATATAAAAAAATTTTTATATTAAATAACCAACTCAACAGTATGGACAGTCTTCCTGTTGAATTGCTTATGAAAATTTTCTCCTTTATTACATTTAAGGATTATTTGCGTTTATTGCAAATAAAAAATAGGAAAATTGAACAAGCATTGAAAGATCAATTCTTTTTAAAAAAGATTGCTACACAAATTGTGAGAAATGAGATATATATGGTTCCTCTGAATAAACCATTGATTGTGGATGAAACGCCTAAAACTCTTATTATTAAGAAGAATATGCTTTTTGATAAAAATCATGGACCTTATATCGAGTTTGAAAAAGATACAAAAATTATCAGAAAACAAGGCAAATATTCATTGGGAATTAAAGTGGGTGAATGGGAAACATGGAATTCAATTAATCCTAGGAATTATCATTTTGAAGAATACAATGATCAAGGCCAAATTCATGGAAAAGAAATTAGAATTATTAATACTATTTTTTATGAAATGAATTGGGAAAATGGATTGAAAAATGGCCCCTATTCAATGAGTGTTAATCTGGATACATTAACTATCCCAATGGTTTATGGATCTTATAAAGATAATTTACGGGATAATATATGGACATTTTTTAATGCTAATCATATTGAACTTATTAATAATGAACCAATGACACCCGTCCTAAAAAAGGGATCTTATAAGAAAGGAAGAAAGCATGGAGAATGGAAATATTATATTCCCAATCAACAAGGATTTATTGCGTATATTACCGGAACATTTGATCAAGGAATTATGCAGAATGATTTTGACTATTCGAGGGTTATTTTCACAGAAGAAGGAGAAATGTTTTTAGAAAAAATGACTATTTCTATTGAAGAAGCAAATCAATTATTGGATGATAATGATCTTCTTTTTGATGAACAGGATGATGAATAAATAATACCTTATTAAAATTGAATAAAATTATTATTTTTATATTAAAAAAATAATTATCATATGAACAAGAAGAATGTATAGAAAACTTGTTCGTAGACTGGCTCATGATGGAGATCATTTTCTTGCTGCCAATCGGCTTAATTCGCTTGAACAGAATATTCTCTTTGATAAGGAAGTGGATATAAAGGAAGTGATTCAATTAGTCACATTCCTTAATGATGATCATACTCGATCATTGGTCCCTAATTATCAAAAGATATATGATAAGATCTTTTTCCTGATTAAGTAAAATTTTATCTCTAAGAAATAAAATTTTTTGTATAAAATGTTAATACCATTTAATAAATTATCTATAAGTAAACCAATCAAAGGTGTTATCCATATTGGTGCACATGAATGTGAGGAAAGAATTCCATACATTAATAATTTCCATATAACAGATTCTCAAATTATATGGATTGATGCATTAGTTGAAAAAGTTTATCTTATTAAGACTATTCATCCAAATGTGCAAATTTACAATGAATGTATATCTGATGAAGATGATAAGGATGTATCATTTATGGTAACAAATAATTACCAATCAAGTTCTATACTAAATTTAAAAACTCATCTTTACCATCATCCATGGGTTTTTGAAGTGGGTAGAAGACAATTAAAGACAAAAACATTAAATACATTTTTTAAAAAAAATAATTTAACTCCTTCTAATTATAATTTTTTAAATTTGGATATTCAAGGAGCTGAATTACTTGCATTAAAAGGAGCTACAGATATATTGCCTCATATTGATTATATTTATTGTGAAGTAAACATTGAAGAATTATACGAAAATTGTGCTTTATTACCTGTATTGGAAGAATTTTTAAAGGAACAAGGATTTAAACTTGATGTCATTCAAATGACTGATTCTGGATGGGGAGATGCATTCTTTATTAGAATCAATTAATATGTATGAACTACTTCTGAATTATTTATATTACTATACCCATTTCTTTGATAACCTAATTTATTCAAGAAATAATACCATTTTCCATAAGGCTGTAATCTCTTCCAATATTGATCGTTAATATAAAGATAGGATGTATGGGGATGACTTTTTTGAGCTAATGGAACAGCCTCATTCAAGCAATGATAGAGAATAGGAATATAATGCCCATTAACTAAATACGCACTAGCTGTAGAACTTTCAATGACTTTTCCAAGTAATTCATTATAGGGTTGAGATTTTTGAATGCAATAATCAAACATTAAAACATCATAATTTGGGACTAAATCTAAAGCAGATTGAACTGCTTTATCTAATGCATCTCTATTTTCAATTTTCCAATAAAAATCATCCTCTAATACAAGAATATTTTTTACTCTCTTTTCCATAGCATTTTTTAAAACATTAGTATGACTAGATAAACATCCAACCCATCCCTTTTCAGGGGGGTATTCAATCCCAGAGAAACGTTCAGCAATTAAATTCATTCTATTTAATTCTTCTTCTATTTGTATTTTACGGTCTGTTCGTTTATCCAAATTAATATAAACAATGGAGTCTATATTATTCATTTTTAAATATAAATTTTATTATTCTTAAAATGAAGGATTTATTTAAAGTTTATATTCATGGATTTTGGGGAGGGTTTGATTATAAGGTATTTCCAATCTATGGATTATTGGAAAAATATTTCCCTTCAATTGAAGTAGTGACAAATCCCAATGATGAATTTGATTTATGTTTAAGCTCAGTATTTTGCGAGCATACTAGACCTGTATTCTTACAAGATAAATTTTGTATTCAGTATTCAGGCGAATCAAAGGAAAATTATGGGAGATTTGAATGGGGTGATTATCATATAGGATTTCAATTAGATTCTTCGAATAATTTACATTTCCCTATATGGAAAATTTCTCTCATAGATTATTTCAATAAAACATTCTCTATTAGAGAGGATCCACGACCTTTAGTAAAAAAGAGTAGATATTGCGGGGTATTCGCCTCACATGATCCAAAAGGATCAAGAGCTAGATTATGGAATGTAATGCAATCATTCGGTCCAATTGATTCGTATGGATATTGGAGAAGAAATTGTATACCAGATAATAAGTTATATACAAATGATCAAATAAGAGGTCAATCCAAAATGTCTATCTTGGATCATTATCTATTCAATATTTGTTCAGAAAATACAATTGAAGATTACTATCTCACAGAAAAATTACCCGAAGCAATGCTTGCAAATACTATCCCCATTTATATAGGGGATCCAAAAATTTCAGAGTCCATATTAAACCCCAAACGATTCATTAATGCAACGTATATGTCGGATTCAGACTTGGTAAAGGAAATTTCATCCATTAATTTAGACTCTTTTTTGAGAGAGCCTGTATTTACTGAACCATTATTCAAGAATGGAATTGAGGAAAGAGCGTATAAATTAATTGATCGTATTCAAGAAGAATTTTAAATGTTATATTTTAATATAATTAAAATATGAAAAAGATATTTCTCTCTTTTGGGAATAAACCTTTTTATAAATCTTTGGAAAGAATTCATAAAGAAGCAGAAGCAATGAATTTTTTTGATGAGATTTATACATGCAAGGAATCAGATTTAGATCCTGAATTTTTTAAACGATACCAATTATTTATGGAACAAACTCGAGGTATGGCTATTGGATTTGGAAACAACAAATTATAATGCAAATTTTGGAAAAGATTGATGAAGGGGATGTAATCATTTACGCCGATGCTGGATGTCAATTAAATCCTTTAGCAGTAAATAGACTTCAAGAGTATGTAGATATGGTCAATAATCATGAAAAAGGTATGCTTGGATTTCATTTAGATATTCATGATGAATATACATGGACTAAAGGAGAAATATTCGATTTTTTTAGGGTAAGAAATAATTATTCAATTACTCATTCTAGACAATTAGTTGGAGGGATTAGAGTTATTCGCAAAATGCCCGAAACAGTATACTTCTATAAAATGATTCTATCCATTATTGATACAAATTTACATTTATTTACAGATTTTCCAAGTAATACTCCAAATTTTTTAGGATTTATTGAAAATAGACACGACCAATCAATTTATAGTATTATGATGAAACTTTATGGAGGACTTATTATCCCCGATGAAACATGGCCTATTAATCAATTAGATAAACCTATATGGGCTTCAAGAATGAGAACTATATAAACATTCCCTCTGGAGGGGGAGAATTCATTCCAGAAAAGATAACTGATAAAGGAGTATGAACTTTATATACTTCATCCACTATTTCTTTCGTAATAGTTAAAGGGAGAGAAATATCTTTGAGAGAATCAATAATGGAGGATTTAACAAGGATAGAATAATTAATTCGTTGAAGTAATGTTTTAAGAAATGCTTTAAGAATTCGAATGCCAGATTTTTTATTAGAAGAAGAGGAGGAGGGTTTATAAGTAGTGGATTCGGATGCTTCTGAATTTGCTAAAGATATTTCATCCTTTTCTATAATGGATAAAATATAATTGATGATATCATTTGGAATAATTATATCATTTTCTTTAAATCCAATGTCTTTATAAATGGAGGGAAGAAGATATTTACTTGCAATAATATTCTTTTCTGATTTTCCGTATCCTTCCACATAAATAATCGCCAATCGATCCACTAATTTCTTATCCATTTTTTCTATTGAATTTAATGATGTAATAAAGAAAATTTTTGATAAATCTACTGATATATCGGTAAAATATTCATCCTTGAATTCACTATTTTGGACTGGATCTAATACATGCAACATAGCTTGTGAAATAGTCTTGGATTGTTTATCCATTTCATCGAAAAACATAATCCCATTATTCACTTTCATATTGATGAAGGATTCAATGATAACTCCCGGTTTAGCTCCAATATAAGTTGAACTATGCCCCATAATAAAATGTGTATCCGATACACCACCCATAGATATTTGTTGGAAAGGTAATTGAAGGGCTTCTCCGAGACATCGAGCCAATTCAGTCTTTCCCACTCCAGGAGGACCCAATAAAGCTAGAACTCTTCTAGAACTACCATTCTTTCTGATAGTGGAAGATAATTCCATAAGAATTTCATCTTTAGCCCGATCCATTCCATAAATTTTCTTATCTAGATAGTCCCTCACATTTTTGAGTAAGAGAGATAATTTAGTATCTTGGGAGGATTTATCTTTTATCTTTTGGATGGCCGTCCATTCATTCTCCGCTGAATCCAATGGAATATTCAATGCAAAATCAATGTATTCATTTAATTTACGATAGTCAGAATCATCTACAGACATTTGCTCCATTGAATTGCATTTAAATAGGAGAATTTGTTTAATTGCGTGTGTATGTTTTGAGGAAAGAATTTTCTGTCTTAGTGGAACTAATATTTCCATATTTACCTGTTTTTCTCCAGATAATTGTGTAGTGAATAAATGAGGGACTATATACGCTTTCTTTTCATTATCAATTAAATGATCTATATCCCTCAAAAAGAGATATTCTCTAATAATGGATTGTTCCAATTTCTCATAATGCGATGTATACATTTCATAACCTTCTATAGCGATTAATTTTCTCACTAATTTTGCCTTTGTATCAGGTGAGCAATTAAGATCCATGACATCTTTTGTAGAAGGTAAAGGAGCCATCCATGGATCCATTTCCTTAATAATTTTTTTATATTTCCTTCGATCCGAAGGAGAACTATTCTTGTACCATTCCCTATGTTCAAAGAAAATCATTGACCTTATATCAGAGGGTTTTTTCTCCTTCTTTTGATCTTTCTTTCGAGACCTTCTTTTTCCTGCACGAGTCTTCATTTTTCTTAAAATTAAATAAATTCTTTTTTTAAATCAATTAAAAAAATGCCTGTAAAAGAAGTATGTATTAGTGGTACTAAAAAATGTTATTTCCAATATGGAAATTCAGGAAAGAAATATTATTATACAAAAGGTAATAGAACTCAAAGAGGATCTGCGGGAAGACAAGCTCATATTCAACGATATGCGATAGAAAAATCCATGGAAAGAAGAAGAAGATCTTCTAGTAAATATTCATCACCTAAAAAACGTTCACCTAAGAAATCCTCTTCCTCCAAGAGAAGGAAATCCCCTCCAAGAGATAGCAAAGGACGATTTATTTCTTATTAGCATGAAATAAATAAAATTGAATATAAATATATTTATTTATATTCAATTTATAATAATACATCATGGCTAGTCTTTCTGGATTCAACCCCATCTCGAATTATTTCTGTACTCTCAATGATGCGATGGCATTCGCATTCGTTGATGATAATACATTCGAATTAATGAAGGAAACATTGTTTGAAATGATTCTCGTGACTATTTTCAAGCATTTCTTTTTCTTTAAGGAATATCTCTCTGAAGAGATTCATTCGATTAAAGAAATTTTCCTTAATAAGAATGAACGTAGTTTCAGAATTGTTCAGAATGAAATGGTGATTACAGGACAAATGAACTCTAATAGGATTCATATCATGCTTCATGATTATGCAAAGGATACCCATATTGAATTTGAACTCAAACGAGGACAAATTGTTGGGGATACGTTGGAAAAATATATCCAAGATAAAAAGCGTATCATTGTTCGCAGAAATTTTCCTTCCAATAAGATGGAAGTGAAAATGGAAGATCTTTAAATAATAAAATTTTATTATTTAATAAAATGGATACTTGGACTATTACAATTAATCCAAGAGATTGGACACTTATGCAAGCACTAGTTCTATACGACTATATCAAAACTAATAGCTTTATTAGCCAAATATTTCTTGATCAACATATTGAATATACTAATTCCTCCGAAATGACCTTAAATACTTTCACCCTTCAAGGGAAGGATAATAAGCAAGAAGTTATCGATCGTATTAATTCATACATCAAAACAACTGGATTAAGTACTCCAAGTATTATGACTGCAACTATTGAATTTTGTAATGAAATAAATCAATATAAACTTACCTCTAAATTCATCCCTGTATAAATATAAAAAAGATTTTATATTTATGGAAAATTCAATTATAGATTATTGTAAAAATTTAATTAATGAAAATAATATTCAAGAATTAAAGAAATACCATCATGAATTACTCTACGAAACATCTTTCGAAGATATTAATCCTTCTTGGGAATATATTTTCCAAAAAATATATATTCATTCATGCCTAAAAAAGAAAAAGGATATAGCTCAATGGTTAAAAAATGAAGTCTTCCCTAAATTAGATGGAATTCAACAGATCGCCATTAGACAAACATTTAATTATGGAGAGTATTTATTGAGAAAGTAATTCATTCACTCACGTCTGTATTTTACACATCCGTTAGGGTCTGTGCAAAATGGACATTCACATTTACAATGCTTATTATAGGTGCATTCACAATTAACTACTAATTCCTCTTCCTCTTCTTCTTCCTCTTCTTCTTCCTCTTCTTCTTCCTCTTCAGGTTCATCTTTAATAATAATAGAATCAATCTTATCCTTATGATGGCATTTAATCGTTCGATGATTTCCTTTGCAAATATGACAAATAGCTTTTACATCTTCTTCTTCATTCTCATCATCATCCTCTTCTTCTTCATTCTCCTCCTCTTCTTCTGTTTCATAATCTTCATCATCTGTTTCTTCTTGTAGAATAAGACAATTCTCGCATTCACAATCACAATCGTCATCTCCTGTACAAGTACAATGATTCAATTCATTCTCAAGCATTCGAAGTTTCCAATATGCTTTTGAGAGAATTCTCTTTCCAAGTTTAACAAAGCCTTTTGGAGATAGTTCAAAATTATAGAGGAACATAGTAAGACAAACAACAATAAAGAATCCAATGATTGTATTAATTGTTCCAAAAATAATTGTTTCTACGATAAAAAATGTGAATGGGATTTTATACATAAAACTGATAATAAGCTTAATAAACAGATTCATCTCAATAAATGAGATATACATAAGGGTAGAACATCCTAAAGCAAATTCAACTGAAATAGAATCAGACATCCTTAATTTTTTATAAATTAATAGTTTCGAATAAAATAATCAATCCGGTAAATAAAAATGACTATCCTTTGCCATTCTACACCACAACCTATCGAATTAACTAATATAAGTGAATTAAAAAAATTAATGCAATCTAAAGAAAATGTTTTTCTATTAATTCATGCAACTTGGTGTGGATACTGTAAGAGATACATGCCCACACATAAACTCATTGCAAAAAATTTATACAATAATAAATCATCAAAAGATTGTACGAATTTAATCGTGGCAATGATGGAAGGAGATAAATTTAGAGATCAAATCAATCAAGTCCTTGGAAAGGATATACCTGGATTTCCAACATTAGTTATGAAAAAAGCAGATGGAACTATTAATTTCTATATACCAGATGAAAATGCTCGTAATTTATCTACACTTCTTAATTATCTGATGAATTATTATCCTAAGAAAGCCTCTCCATCTAAGAAAGCCTCTCCATCTAAGAAAGCCTCTCCATTTAAGAAAGCCTCTCCATCTACTAAGAAAGCAGAGTATGAATTTAAAATTGCTGATAGTAATTATAAAGCTCTTCTAAATGAAGAAATGATAAAACTATACGAAGGAAGTAAGCTCTATTATGAAATTCCTTCATATAATAAAGCGTTCGTTGGAGAAGCAAAAAATCCTAAAGATCACGGAAACACTATCTTAGTACATGTTAAACCTAATAAGTATGTATATATGGGTCCCGAACCTTATATGTTTTCTACAAAGGAAGAATTCACTTACTTATACTCTCCATTAAATAAAATGAATTCTCCTCAATCTTACGCTATAGGAAATGATTCAACATTTTTATTCGAAGAAAAGGTATATATCCCAAATGATAAATGGGAGGGAGAATTTGATAATCCATACGATTATTATGCAAATAATCAAGATGAATCAGAAATGACTGAAATTAAAACTTCACTGATATAAATTATAATATATACATATATTATTATTATAATAATATATTTTTTATTCATAGAATAAATCCTTTACAGGCCATTCTTCATAACTTCCATCTGGAAGAGGTCGTCGAATAACAAGAGGGATCTTTTTCTGCTTAATTTCTAGCAAAGCAATTTTGAGGGGATCCGTCTCACCTTTAGTGTCAATAAGGGTTGGTTCTCCATTGGCAATTTGTGTAGCACGAACCCCCAATACTTTTGCTAATTCATATTTAGTGAGATACTTTGTAGTAATCTTCGTCTTTGCAGATGAAGGTTTCGTATATGTTTCAACGATTACTTCTTCTTGAGTCATGGCGGGGGATGTTTTCTTTTTTGGTTTAATTAATTTAAAATTCAATAGTGTTTTCTCTATATTTTTTGAATTCTTCAATTGGTTTATTTTTTTGGTATTAGCTCCTTTATTAATTAATAAATAGACAGTATCAAATGTTTCTTCTGGATCTAATTCCCCTTGTTCAATTTTATCTACTATATCTTGCAATAAATTTGTTAAATAATTCTTTGTAGGATTTAAATAATTTGATAGGATTAAATCTATTACATCTAAATTCAATAATCTAATCGCTGTTCCAAGGATACGTTCAATGACATCTCTATCCCCATCGTCTAAAATACTTATAAATGATTCATCTTCTGAATCCATTGAAATATCCCCATTCAATAAAGTATTTACTAAAGGGATATTCCCATTCTCATAGGCTATAGCTACAGTTTTAAATGCGATAGGTATATCCATTTCATTAGCTAATCCCGATAAAAATCCAGCAATTTCTGTATAGTTATTTTTGACTGATTTATTCAATGCTTTTTTTATCGGAATTTCATTCTCCAAGATACTTTCTCGTAAAGAATAAACTCCTTCTATATCATTTTCATCCACGAAATCTTGTAAGGTTGCTTCTATAGACATCTTTTTTTAATAATATATTAAAAATATATTATTTATTTACGATCGACCAAAAAGGATATGTAAATTAGTAATATAACGTTGCTGATCTTCATCAGACTCGAAATATTTCCTATCACTATTTTTGGACTTATGGCAATAATCCATGATATCCGAAATACAATAGCTCATTTCTCGATCCTCAAAATTACGAGCAATAGAATTGAGTACTTCAAGATAGGGTCGAGCATTTTCAGGATCCATGTAAGTCATAAATCCCATTACGTAAGATTCAAACTCATTATATCCATCCATATTAAATGGACGACTCAGAATAACTTTTTGAAAAGTTTCAAAATCATTCTGATCCATCGCATTCATGACGTTTTTAAAGTTCTCCATCTTTATTAGTTAATTAATTAATAAATAATTTATTTAAATTCAATTTTTTATTTATTTATTTATCTGCTAAAACAACTGGCGTAGAATTTACTGCTACATTGGTATTTGCATCCAACCAAGCCATTCTCAAATTTTCATATACCTTTTTCATCCCCCAAGTAGTAATTCTGTATTCTCTTTGTTGTTCTTCACTAACAATAATAATCAATGTACTTCTAGCTAATAAAAATTGGATAAAATTTCTATGGAATTTTATATCTGTGATTCGTCGAATATCTACCGAATCTTCACTTGCTTTACACCATCCATAGGCATGATCAATTCTTCTACTAGTAACTAACCAATGCTCAACAGAGCAAGTAAACCATGAAAGTAATAGATAGGGCCATGTTGTCCCTTTCCATATTAATTTTTCTCCTGAAAGATATTGATTTTTTTTACTGTTTGTTAGGTAGAATTTAACACTCACGGAACTTTTCTGCATTCCATAAATAATATTATTCAATCGTTTCATATCATTATTATCCAAATGATGGTTTGGATCTTGCGAATGAGTATCTCTCATGTATATTAAACTTAGATAAATATTAAGCATAATATCACCAGAACATTTCCTAAACAATTTATGTAGGGTAATTTCCCTTGTAATTGTTGGAACCCATTCAGGTAATTCATTTCTTGCTTTTAACGCTTGAACGACCAATCTCACAGAGGGATCATTATAATGCATTTTTATTTAACTAAATGAAAGTGTTTTCCAATTTAATATCAATTGAGGATTTTTCTCTTTATGTCTTGCCGCTTTAATGAGTGCTTGTTTACTATGAATTTTTAATAATTCCTTAATAGTTATTGGGGAAGATTTATTCTCTCTCTGTAATGGTCGACAGGCTTTACCATGTTTGCTTGTAGAGTATGCACCACAAGTAACTATTCTCCCAGACTGGAGATAGGGAATGACTTGAATCCATTTCTCCCCTTTATACCATTTTTTTAATCCTTTATTAATTGTTGGTTTTGTTCCTTTAAATTTTCCACCAAGAGATTTATACATATGAACTATATACCCACTTTTATAAGCGGATGTTTTTAATCCATATTTTTGGTCCGCCATAGATTTTGCTTTTTTGTAAGCAAGAGATGCTTTATTCATTTTTAATAAGATTTTGAATTATTCTTTTTAATCTTTCTTGTTTCTCAAAAATTTCATTCGAATATTTGCCACATCCAAATTCGAATTGGATGGGTACCAACTCCATCCGTTTGACCCTTTTAATTGATGAAAAAATACCCCTGGTATATATCGAGACATTTTTTTATTTATAAATTTTATAAATAAAAATATCAGTTAAAATTTATTTTTACCCTTTATGAAATTCACAAAGAAATTTTTACCCATACTAGGAAAATGCGATGTGTATATACCCTCAGTGGAGCAAAAATTGAATCATTGTTCTACGCAAAAAAATTTTCTACGCAAAAAAATCAAAAATCAGCATCCAGAGAAAAAACTGAATCTTCCTTATTAACTCCCACTCCCGCCTTTCTATAATCTCCTACACGTTTTTCAAAGAAATTTGTTTTACCTTGGAGACTAATTAATTCCATAAAATCAAATGGATTCTTTGCATTGTAAATTTTTTTGTAACCCAATTGAGTCACTAATCTATCCGCTACAAATTCGATATATTGACACATATCTTGTGAATTCATCCCCACTAATCGAACGGGTAGAGCCTCTGTAAGGAATTCCTTCTCAATGGATACAGCTTCCATTACAATTTGATTAATTTCTTCTTGAGAAAGTTTATTCACTAGATGATGGTACAATAAAACAGCAAAATCGCAATGCATTCCTTCATCCCTACTAATCAATTCATTACTGAAGGATAATCCAGGCATGAGGCCTCTCTTTTTAAGCCAGAAAATACTTGCGAATGCTCCACTGAAAAATACACCTTCCACTACAGAAAATGCCACTAAACGTTTAGCGAATGAATTGGTTTGATACATCCATTTAACAGCCCAATCCGCTTTATGTTTTACAGCAGGGATTGTTTCAATTGCATTAAATAAAAAATCCTTCTTAATTGGATCTTTTACATAGGTATCAATTAAGAGAGAATATGTCTCTGCATGAATATTCTCCATCATAATTTGAAATCCATAAAAACATCTCGCTTCAGGCCATTGAACATCTGTGCTAAAATTTAGACAGAGATTTTCATTTACTATACCATCACTTGCAGCGAAAAATGCTAGGATATGTTCGATAAAATGTTTCTCATCATTGGACAATTTATTCTCCCAATGGTCAATATCTTTACTCAGATCCAATTCTTCTGCAGTCCAAAAACTCGCTTCTGCTTTTTTATACATTGCCCAAATATCATGGTACTTAATTGGGAAAAGAACGAAACGGTTAGGATTGGAGGTCAGAAGTGGTTCTTGCATTTTTTTAAAAAGTTTTTTAGATTTAAAATTAAATATTCAATTTAATGTAAAGAATGAGGAAAGATAAAATTAATAATGAATGTAATAATATTTTTTATATAATTTATAAAAAATGTATGATTATATAATTATTGGTGCGGGAGTATCTGGATTATATACTGCGGAAAAACTCATTGATAGATCTCCCAATTTACATATTTGTATTTTAGAGAAAGATGACCATGTAGGAGGAAGAGCATACAATGTAGATTTTCATGGAGTATCTGTAGAAACTGGAGCGGGTGTCGGACGATGGCCTCATGATAAAAAATTGAGAAAATGGTTAGAAAAGCATGGAGCTAACGTAACCATTGAACCATGCAATTTAAGGTATTATATTCCTGGAAAAGGATTATTTATGGAACCTCCATTGAATGTTCATCAAGAAGCTAATTCTAATATCCCTTTCCCAACGAAAAAGGAACGATCCATGTATAATTTTAAGGAATGGTTGGATCTCACCAAAGGGAAAGAATACAGAAAAGAATTTGTATTCAGTGCTAGTTATGATGATTATTTGAAAATGGATACTGTCGATGCATTAGAAAATTATCACTTTCAAGATTTAGATCCCCATACACAAATATTTACAGTTCAATGGACGGCTCATGAAAATAGAGTTAAAAAATATTTAGAGGATAAAGGTGTTATAATTAAATTAAATCATCCTGTAGTAAAAATTAGTACTAAAGAGGATGGAAGTCATTATCATGTAGAGGTGAAAAAAAAGACGTATATTGAAACATTCCATGGAAAAAAAGTGATTATTGCTCTCCCCGCAAATCCAGCTTATACACTCCTAAAAAAATCCGGGTATACAAAAAATGCTGAATTAATTAAGAATAATATTAAATATCAATACTTTATTAGGGCGTATGTAAAATTTAAAGGACCAAAAAATTATATAGAGGCAAATATTGGCGATGAAATAGTTTGTGGAACACCTTTCAGAAAAATTATCCCTATGAATCCAAAAAAACGTGTATATATGATTGCGTATTGCGATAATATCCATACAAACTATTGGAAAAAGTTAAAATCAATCCCGGAATTAGAAAGGGATTTATCTGACTTATTTAATGATACCATTCATATTGAAGATTTTGAATGTTTCTTTAGACCGGAAGCAACCCATTATTATTTACCTCTTCCAATGAAGTACTCCTCTAGAGAGGAATTTATTGAGGAAGTTATTCATGTAGATAAAAATATTACATTAATTGGGGAATGTGTTTCATTAAATCAATTTGGATCTAATTGATTTTGAGGAGTACATGGTCTATTATTGGATTCGCATGGAAGGCATGGAGATAAGTACATTTTTTAATAAAAGGATTGAATTTTTTAATAAAAGGATTGAATTTTTTAATTATTTATTAACTAAATAAATAATTAAAGAATGAATCAAGAAGATACTCCACGAGAAATGGAAGTATTCATGGAATCATTCCATGAATATTATGATACATATGATACTATTAAACCAATCCTTTATGGAGTGGGAATAGTTCTATTATTTTTAGTATTCATTTTGAATTTAATTTAAATTAATATAATAAATTTATTATATTATTAAAAATGGATATAGTTGAATTGGATGAAGAAACAAATATGAAATTACAACGTATTTTTGGTAAAGGAAAAAATTATGAGATTATTCCCGAAACAAAGATTAATAAATTTTTTCGTTATTACAAAATTGAAGGATTAACTAAACGTGTCAATTATTATATGAATAAAAAAATTATCGATATGGATGAGACGTATTTCTCGTTATTTGATAAATTAAAAGAGAATGGAATTAATGTTTTTATTAAAGGTGGAGCTATACGTGATTTTTTCCTAAAAAAAGTCCCAAATGATATAGATATTATTTTCCAATCCAATGAAGAAACTCTCAAAAGTTTATGCAAAAAATATAATTGGCCATGCGGGAGAATAGATCCAATGTATAAATTCATTCTCTTTGGAAAAGACATAAATTCAATTGATGGGATTTATGATGGAGATACTATCTTAAAAGAAAATAAATTCCAGTATGATTATACAGTAAATTATTTATTGTATGATATGACGAATAAACACTTAATTGATATGACTGGATTTGGGTTGATTGATGCAATCCATAGAGAAGTGAGAATTTCAGTCAATTTAAACTATTTCAATAAATGGGTAAATGATGGAACAAAATTTCCCAAAGGATGGAAAAAACCTTTAAGATTTTTTAAATTGCTTCAATTAGGATTTAAACCCTATAATAGAACAGTATTAAATACTATAGTAAATTATATAGAGAATAATTTTGATACACTATATATGAAAAAAATGAATAATCCTCCCTATAATACTCGAATTAGACATTTTCTCATTAGAACTCTGTCCAAAGTTGAAATAGATAAAGAGGGATCCTATCTTATACAAGATACAAATTGTGAAGTAATAAAGAATTACTTGAATGTATTAAATAAATATTTAAAACCAGAAATAATGCAATTAATCTATTCACAAGTTCCTGAATGTTTATAAATTAATAATAATAATATATTATATTATTATTTTTTTTAATATCTACGCTCAAAAATGGCTTCATTCACTTCATGTTTCACAAATGAAACGAATTCTTGAGCAGCATCAATTTCTTTATCGTAAGATGCATACTTGAAATTACTCATCATTGGAACCACATTGTCTTGAAAGATCCTGAACCATTCTTCATCATCCGATGAAATGATATCAATCCATTCAATGATATTACCCATGGGTCGATCATTTTCAATAACCAATAAAGCAGAGAAAAGTGCTTCTTCAAACTCGATAAGGAAAATCTTCTTCTTGAGAAGATTCCTCGTCTTATTGAGCGAATAAGTCAATTCACTCTCAGGCTCATTCATTCTAAAAAGAATAAGTTGAACTTCAACCATGTAAAGCGTCGTACGGAGATTATCCATCGATACGGGAAGAATGAGAATTTGAGTCATTCTTTTTTTTCGTATCAATTAATGTTAAATAATAAATAAATTATTATTATTTATTCAATTTTATTATGCGCTACAAACAATACATCCTTCTTCCTTCCTACAAATAGGCCCTTCTTCTTCTTCCTTTTTATTATTATTTTCGATAGTGAATTTAATCGCTTGGGAGGCAGCTTGAGTCCTAATATAATAGGAACCAGTCTTGAGTCCTTTCTTCCATCCATAGAAATGCATAGAGGATAATTTAGCGTAATTAGGTTCTGCAATATGAATATTCATTGATTGGGATTGGTCAATAAATGCCCCACGATCCGCCGCCATATCAATAATTACTTTTTGTGAAATTTCCCAAACTGTCTTGTATACATTTTTGATATATGAAGGAATTTCACGAATATTTTGGATGGATCCATTGGAACGAATAATTTCATTTCGGATAGATTCATTCCATAGGTTGAGTTTTGTTAAATCATTAATAAGATATTGATTTACAACAACAAATTCCCCCGAAAGAACTCTTCGAGAATAAATATTACTTGTCATAGGTTCGAAACATTCAGTAAATCCAAGAATTTGAGAAGTACTGGCTGTAGGCATGGGAGCGACCAAGAGAGAATTTCTAACTCCATGTTCATATACATCAATCTTTAATTTTTCCCAATTCCATTTCTTGAAACTGAGTGTAATTCCCCACATATCAAATTGGAAGATTCCTTTACTTACAGGCGATCCATAAAATGTTTCATAGGGGCCATATTCTTTCGCTAATTCACACGAAGCTTTCATTGCCCCATAATAGATAGTTTCAAAAATAATCTTATTTAATTCTCGAGCTTGAGGACTATCAAATGGCATTCCCATCATGATAAATGTATCCGCCAATCCTTGAACTCCAATACCAATTGGACGATGTCTTAGATTGCTTTTACGAGCTTGTTCAACCGGATAATAAGTTAGATCAATAATTTTATTTAGATTTCGTGTAACCATTTGTGTGACTAAAAGTAATTTATCAAAATTAAATTCACCATTCTTAACAAACATAGGTAAAGCTATGGAGGCTAAATTACATACCGCCACTTCATCTGGTGCAGTGTATTCGCAAATTTCCGTACAATTTCCCGTAAGGATACCATTAAATACAGCACTATGTCTTAGCGGTTCATTGACACAATATGTATCTGATATACGCTTAGTATAAATAATATTTTCTACAGTAATAAATCTTTTAGCATTTCTATTTGGTTCTGAAAAATCAGTCATAATATCTAATCGCTTTGGAGAAAATCCCAAAGTTTTAAGCTTTGATACTTCATTAGTAGAAATTTGAAGTCTAAATAATTCTTTACAATCAAACATTTTTTTACCACCTTTTCCATCTGGTAGTAAAATTTGACGTTCATTCATATTTTTTCTAATAACTGATTCAACCCCTAATGTCTGTAGCATAAGTCTTACATTATTTAAAAATGGTTTATTAATAGAACTAACTTGTAAAGTAATACTTGTTTTATTATTTGTAACTACTCTACAAACACATCCATCTCCATCCAAATATCCTTCTAACCATCTTAATTTATCATTTACTGAACTATTCATAGGAACATCAAATTTGTTAGGTAAGTCAAAAGGTAATTGAATGTTAATTCGTCCACTAGAATCTTCTTTACCTGAAGTTCTTCTAATATCTATATAATTAATTAATTGTTTCTTCTTATCATACAGAGACAATCTTGGTGTACCATTAATATTATATGTACCGTCTGCACAAAATAAACCGTGGGTATATGCATATTTGAAAGGAATACTTCCTTCAATATTATCAATAGATTCAAATTTAGTAAGCTTCATATTTTTTTTAAGATTTTGTGCATCAATACGTGTTTCTCCATCAGCTAAAATAAATTTATGATAAGGAGTACATTCAATTTCAGCTCCATTAGATAAAATAACCTTAATTAATTCTACATTAGTATTAGTTTTTACTACAGATGTATTACTCCATTCGTATCCATTCCAAATATTAACAGATTGTCCTTCTAATTCTCCAATCATTTTTTGTCCTTTATCTGTTAGAATAAATGTCTCAGGAGCCACGCATAAATTTGATGACTTAATAGTACCTAAATTTTGATGATTTGTTTTACTATTTACAGCATCCTTATACAATAGATAAGGACCTCCAGTCTCAATTTGTGAATCAATAATTGCTTTCCATAGAGATTGAGCTTTAATTGCTTTCCTCGCTTTTCCTTCTCTTTCATACTTAGTGTATAATTCTTCAAATTCTTCACCCCATACATCATCCAATCCAGGGCATTCGTGCGGACACATTAATGACCATACCCCATCGGATTCCACCCGTTTCATGAATAGGTCTGGAATCCACATGGCGTAGAATAAATCTCTAGCACGATTTTCTTCCTTTCCAGTATTCTTTTTCATTTCTAAGAAATCAAAGACATCTGCATGCCATGGCTCTAGATAAATAGCAAAAGATCCAGGGCGGCGGCCACCCTGATTAATGTATCGAGCTGTATCATTGTATACTTTTAGCATTGGAATTAATCCATCCGATTGACCATTTGTTCCAGCGATATAAGATCCTTTTGCACGAATTTTGTGTACATTTAACCCAATTCCTCCACTCATCTTGCTAATATGTGCGCAAGTTTTCAATGTATTAAAAATCCCATCAATGGAATCAGATTCCATATCAATTAGATAGCATGAAGCTAATGCATTCTTGGGAGTTCCCGCATTGAAAAGAGTGGGACTGGCATGAGTGAAATATTTCTGACTCATCGCATTATAAGTCTCCATAGCGGATTGTAAATCATTTCCATGAATTCCTAAAGCAACACGCATGAACATATACCCTGGTCGTTCAACAATTACTCCATCAATTTTCATTAGATAGGATTTTTCTAATGTTTTATACCCAAAATAACTAAATAAATAATCTCTTTCTTTATCAATCATTGAATTAATTTCATCTTTATTTTCCATCACTAATTCATAGAATTCTTTTGTAACGAGAGGATTCTTATAATGGTACAAATCATATACCACGTCCGAGAAATGGTCCTTAGTTTCTTTATGTAAATTACTAATTGCAATTCTCGCAGCTAATACTCCATAGTCAGGATGTTGGGTTGATTTGTATGCGGCTGTTTCAGCGGCTAGATTATCCAATTCCTTTGTTGTAATATGATTATATAAACCATTAATCACTTTAATTGTGATTTCTGCTGGATCAATATAATCCATATCTAAACCCCAACAAAGTTTCTTGATACGATTGGAAATCTTATCAAACATGACCCTTTCGGTCTGACCATTTCTCTTGACTACGTGCATTTTTTTATGATTTTTTTTAAAATTAAAAAAATCAATTCATTTTTATTAATCAGAATCAACCAATGATTCCTCGTATAATTCTTCTGCAATTCGTTCAACCATTCCTAGTGGATTGTTGAGGAATTCCATCACATGAGGCATTTCCGAGATTGGTTTAGTCTTCCAATCTTTGAAATCTTTCAATAGAAGATCATTGATATGACAATAGGGGGAAATAAATCCATCGTCATGTTTTTCTTGAATTTGATGTTCCCTGTATACTTGATCATCCAAATTGATGATGGATTCACCATTAATACGAATAATAAAATGTAGATAAACTCCTACATAAGTTCTGAATGCAATATTCGCATACAATTTATTCGATTTAAATACATTATATTTAACTGTTTGATCATCCACAGTTCCAACGATTTTGTATCCCATTGTCTCTACCAAAGGAAAGTCCATGGTAAATAATACTATTTGGATATCAAATAAAAAATTTATTTTTTTTCAATTTTAAAATTGAAGATTATATTTATATTTTATAATTATTTATAATAATCATCTACCAATCATGACTGAACTTCAAGTGATGGGTGAGAATCATTTTATCTTTATCGTTAGTGAAAGAAATCATATGTTCCAATTTTCTACTAAGCAAGAAAATGTGGAAAATTGTCTTTCTCTCATTGATAAGATGAATGATCCTATTTATCTAGGAAAAATTGAAATGATTGAAGAAAATGGTAATCCCTATCTATTCATTGATTCGTCCATTCCTTTGGAAGAGGAAATTATTTATGTATTTGGATGGGTAAAGGATTCAATTAGACTTTCAAGTGTCACTAAGAAATTTTGGCCTTGTTTTTACAGTAAATTGAAACCTATTCATTTTGAAGAATCTCAATTAGAAAGTTGTATTCATTTTGTTAGAATGAATTGCGAGCCAAAATATCCAGTGGAAATTAAATTTGATGGAGTAAAAGGATGGATTATCCTTCCTCTATTTTCCACATTTACATTTATCGCTTTTCCTATTTCAGCTATGATTAATTCTATTAGAGATAAGATTGCTGCTCGAAAAATTATTCGAACAATGATATAAAATTTAATAATAAAAATATTAAATTTTTTTAATGCTTCTTAGGACTTCTTTTTACATTGAGTTTTGTTGGTCTCTTTTTAGGTCCCCATAAATATTTTCTTGACCAATAATTCGGGGAAAGAGGATTATCCTTTGTAAGACGACCATTCTTATCTCTTATCCCCGCAGAACGAGTTAGATAATTTTTCTTTCTATTACTATCCTTATGCATAGTATAATCTTGGTATCCTTTTTGACCGAAATGGATTATCTTATCTCTATTATGGACTCTATCTCGTACTTTTACCATAAACTTTTTATCCTTTCTTGTTGAGGGGACGGGTGTATTATATCTCAAAGAAGATTTCTTTGAAGAATATTTTTTGGGGGATCGTTTAGGCATAATTTTTAATTAATTAATTAAAAAATTATTTAATCTAGTATAGGTTGACAGGGACGGATAATTAATTCGACTGATTTAGGGTATTCATCTTCTGTATATATTTGTAAGATAAGTTTTGCTAGTTTAATTAGTCCATAATCCGTTTTAACTGTACTAAATTGGATAATATTACTCATAACACATGAAGGAATATCACATAATGAATAACATATTTCTTCCCAATAATCCAATTCCTTTTCCCAAGTTGGTTTTGTATGAATTTCATCATTCCCGCATGAATACGTTTCATCCCAATAAGGAATTAATGGATGAGGAATGATAATTGATACTCTTTTTTCATACTTACCATTTTCTAAATAAAAAGTATTCTGTTTTATAAAAATATTGAATTTTTTCTTTTGTATTTGCCCATCATAGAAATACGGTAATTCTAAAGGGTAAGTAATTTCTTCATCTGGGGGATTATCGATAAAAGGAAAAATTTTTTCCATGACAGTATGTAAATATTTTTGGACAAATACCCTATCAAACATTTTTTTAAAAATTGAATTTTTATTAAATAATATATTTTTTATTAATAATTCAAATGGAAAATCACATGATCATCGTCTCTCAGCCCGATACTCTTTGGACGCATCCTTCCGGATATGTCTATGAAGTTCCTGATGATCAAGTTCTTGTTGAAACGATCAATAACGATGGAACGAAGATGTATGATCTATGGGATATCGCCGAACTTTGGCATGAAAACATTCTCAAGTTGGACGAAAACGGTGAAGCCGTTGTCCCATATGAAATTGATCTCCATTAATTAACTAATTTATAATTTTTTATAAATTTTTTTACTATTTAATAAATTTTTTTCATAAATAATTTATGTATGAAATATTTTATTGTTTAATAGTGATTCATAAAAATTCAAAAAATTCCATTTTTTTGAAAAATACGAGGGATATACAGTGGAGTTTTCCCACTAGAGGGTATTTTTTTCTTCGCAAAAACAATTATAAAAAATTTAATTAATTTTTATATACAATTTATTTATAAAAAAATAAACCATGACTTAGTAAGTCACTCAAAAAAATCGTGAAAAATCACTCAAAAAATCAAAAAAATGACAAAAAATAAATTTTTGAAGCGATGTGTATATACCCTCAGTGGAGTTTTCCCACTAGAGGGTATTTTTTTCTTCGCAAAAACAATTATAAAAAATTTAATTAATTTTTATATACAATTTATTTGTGGAATAAACATCATTCAGTATAAAAATATCTCCAAAATTGAATTAAAAATACGAATTTTGATTAAAAAAACAATACAGTCAGCCGGGGAAACTTCTGGATAGACCATGGACGTGCTAAATAAGGTAAGGGAATCAGGTAAGAAAATGATTACTTTGTTTTTTACTTTTTTGTATGTAATTTTTTTAGCAATTTTATGGTGGTTAATTATCTTTATTTTAAGTAATGTTTTCTATCAATTCTTATATTATCTTTATACTAATTATTGTGTAGGTCAAACATTTTTTGATATTATATATAATTCGGTATTTTCCAGTAGTAGTTCGCTATGTATGGGAACAAGTTCTATAATTCATGAATTGGGTAAATGGAAGAATGATTTCTTTATGAAAATTTTCTTATTGATATTTACACTATTTACATCACTTGTTAAAGAAAAAGTACTTGGTCCAAATTTTATTGATTTGGATATTAATAAATATAATACTGAAATGTTACGTAAAATTAAATTATCCGAACTAGTGAATCCTTCTGAACCAGAAAATCCTTTTGCTAATCATCCTAATGTTACAAATAACAATAGATTTGCATCATCTGCTTATAATTTGAGACAGAGAAGTAATTATCATGATGAATAAAATTGAATAATTATTAATTAATAATTAATTAATAAATTGATATTACTAAAAATTAATAGTTTTTGCTATGTTTTCAAGATCAGGTGCAGGAAAAGTTTCATTAAAAAAAAATAAAAAATCGTCAAGGGTTCATTATGAATTGGATGAATTAATTCTCAATCTAAAAAAAGCCATCAATCAAGACGATTATGAATCTGCAGCTTATTATGCAAATAAATTACCTCGACCAATTCCTTGGGATTCAGTTGTATATAATTGGTATCCCTATGTTTATCAATACAAGAGAATGATTGAGAATTTTTTATATGCAAATGATCTATGAAATTACTTTTTAGTTTTAACGATTATTTGTGTAATTATTATTCCACTCATAATTACAATTAATATTATACTCGCAATCGGGTACCAATAATAATCTCGAGGGATATCTATAAAAATATATATCTGAATTAAAATCATTAAAAGAATTTGAATTAATAAAGTGATAGAAAATGCCTTTGCTTGAATAATTTTATTCTTTTTGATAAAAGCAATTTGTGCTGAAATTATACCTAAAACGGCTAAAATTAATACTAACATAGTAATGGGTAATTCAATTTCTTTCCCATTTCGTAAAAAATAAAATGTTGGTAATGTTATTATTAATAAAATAATATTAACCACTAATGCCATAACAAACAATTGTAAAAATCTATCCATTTTTTTTAAATTGAAAATTTAAATATAAATTTTATTTAAATTTACCAAGAAAATGTTGACGGATTCGAATAAGTTCAAGCGATTGTGTGAGATTGGAAATGCTATTGCATTGAAGAATTCACATATGACACAATGTCATTCCGCTTTAATCATTAGTGGAGGATCCATTATCTCCACAGGAGTAAATTCATTTGATCGATGCAAATTTGATCATAAGTATACTCCTGGATGTCATGCGGAAGTAAATGCATTGATGCGAATCCCCAAGAAAATTCGTCGCAATAATTTGCAAATGATTGTTTTCCATCCAGGAAAGGATAAGTTTCATCCAAATAAGCCTTCTAAGCCTTGCAGTTTCTGTATGAAGTTTATAAGGGAGTGGGGAATTGATCGTATATACTATATTTGTCCTTCCACACGAGAATGGGTCTGTCGACGGACGAGGGATATGAATGAAATTTATTTCTCCTCATTTGTCCGGAATATGGGTATGGATATTTTCAATTAATTAAATAATAGTTTTTTTATTATTTAAAATAATGGATCAGAATACACAAGCGGGATTAACCTTATATTATGAAGCATTACGAAGAATTCATGCTGATTGGGACGATTCAAAATCATTAAGTATAGCTCATATGGCTTTATCCAAAGCTCTTTACGGATTATCATACACAAATGAAATTGAACAATTAATTAAAACTTGTAATAGAGAAATCATGAATAAGCGTTTTCATAAATAAGTCTATAGGATAGTAATATATCCGTGGTCCGTTCAGGGAATAATACTATATCTTTAACATTCATCCAATCCACGTAATGTAACTTATTAAAAATATCCAATGCATTAGGCGATTGGTCTTTAAATACGACATAATCTATCTCCACTCGTTGGAATGCTTTTTTTTTATTGAAGATAGTTGTTTCAAGCCAAATACTTACATGTTTATTAATAGTTTCTTGATCCCATTCATCCGATAAATTATTGTAGAATATTTCATCTAACAATTCTTGAGTTGCATAATACTGCTTTAATCTAAATAATCCAATTAATCTCTTATACATTCTATCTATATTTATAATTACTTATAAATAAATTCTCAATTAGTATCTATACTTCTATATATAGCAGAAATAGTCCAATCCGAACTGAGCAAGTATTCATTCGGAGCTCCTGAAGTTACTAATAATCCCATCACATTATTTGCGTAATAAAATGGCATGGAAATAGTGACTAAATTATTTACATTAGAAAATGGATAATTTCCTATAGTTATATTATCCGAACCGAGTTTCTTAAATAAGACAGTGTATATACCAGATCCATTGGATGTAGCTGGAACAGTTGGATGATTTAACTCAAATTGGAATTGAACTAAATCATTGTTAGTTACAGTTACAGTCACTTGATTATTTAAAATATTTTCAGTCTTTATATTATTTAATATTTGAGTTCGTTGATTTTTAATTGTATTATAGTTACTATATGAAATAACACCAAATATTAGAGCGATTAAAGCAATGGCTATACCTATAACTAGAAATGCAATCGTTGGAATATTAGGATTCTTTATGAGAGAAACATTCATAGATTCCCAAGGTTTTATATATTGAACACTCATAACTGTTTTTTTAAATAGATTATTTTTTTTATTTACAAAAATGAGGATTACGTTGGAAGGATTCAGGACGTATCAACAAAAAACAGTCATTGATTTCCCCGATGAGGAAGTCACACTCATTGAGGGGAAATCTGGCCAGGGAAAATCAACCTTATTTAGAGCCATTCATTGGTGTTTATATGGAAAGAAAGAATCGACCTATACATGGAGTTCCACAAAAAAGAAATGTTATGTAGAATTACAAATTGAAAATGTCTCTATCGTGAGACAGAAAAACCCTGAACGAATCACTGTTACTTTTGAGGATGATAATACTTCCCTATCAAGTGAGGAAGCTCAAGCATGGATTAACAAAAAATGGGGGTCAAGAGAGAGTTGGATTGCTAATTCATATCTTATGCAAAATTCTCGAAATCCATTAATTCAAGGGACTTCTTCAGAAAAATTATCCCTTTTGGAAGAATGGGCATTTCCCGAGGATTCTCCATCGGATTGGATAGATAAATTGTCTATCCAAAAGAAAAAGCATCAAAAGGATTACGAAACGAATTATTCAATGTATCAATTACTAAGTAAACAATTAATTGTTCCAACTGATATGGATATTATGAAGGAGTATCCTTCATTCACGAAAGAAAATCAATCAAAATATCAAAAGGAATTAAAGGAATTAGAAAATAAATGGACGGAGATAAATCAATTAGAACAGCAAAAATTAGTATATAAAAATTTAGTAAATGATTTATCCATTCTAGAGGAGGAAATTAATTCATATAATGAATCATTAATGGATGAAAATTCATTAAATGAGTATATCTCTATAACGGATAAATTAAATACCATTTCATCCTTGAATAATTTAATACTACCACTCAAAAAAAATATAATCCATTACCCATGGATGGATGAAATAACTAATTGGGAGAAAACCATCCACGAACAAACTCTTGCAAGAGAAAAAGAATCTCAGTGTAAATCATTGAATTTGACCTATTCAAAAGAATCCATCCAATCTGAATTGGATTATATCATTGAATTGGAGAAAGTATTCCCTAAAGTCATTGAATATAACTCTCTTGAATTCCTTTCTAATTTCCAAGAAATAGAAAATGAGTATTCCATTGAAGAAATTTCTCAAGTTAAATTACAAGAAAATAAATATACTCAATTTATTAATACATGTAAAAAATTAAAATTAAATCCATCCGATATCCCTTCAATGAAGGAGAATAGTATTAGATACCAAAAAGTATCAAAATTTATCCCCACCTATAAAGAATGGAAAAAGGTATACACAAATTATGAGCAATGGTTAGATTCATTAACTGACTATAATGAAGAAGAAGATGAAGAAATTCTTCGTAAAGAAATTACAGATAAAAATGAATTACTTTCATCCATGAAAAAGAGTTTGGATATCCATACTTGCCCTCATTGTTCTGGGTATATTCGTGTAATAAAAAATAAATTGGTTATAGCGGATACAGCTCCATCCAATACCCATGATATCCAAGAATTGGAAAAAACGATCGCATTAATGGAAGAGAATTTATTCTATATAAAATCAATAAAAGAATTACAAGCTAAGATATCCCATCTTCCCTTGGAAGATTTGGAATGGGCTATCAATCAATCAATCAATCAATCTGTAGAAAATTTGGAAGTGATTCAAAAGCCTGACCTATCTTCATCTCAAATGGAGAAAATAAATCAACATATAAAGAAATTATCTCTCCAAAAAGAATTGGAAGGAATTGATCTATCGAATCCATTATTTAAAAAATCCTCTCTTTCAGATTATAAATCAAAATTATCCAATCTTGTAAAAAGTCCATGGATGGACTTACTTCCTTATCCAGTGAATAAACTTCAAGAGGGGTATAAGATGAAACAATTAATTGATCAATATACTAAAATGGAGGAAAAGAGAGATCTTATCTCTCAAGAAATTCCCCTTAATGAAGAGAATGATTTATCCATTCGAAATTCATTCATTAAGGAACAGGAACAATTAAAAACAAAAATTTCCCAATCCAACAAGAGGAAAATCACATTAATTTCTTCTATCAAAAAGATTGAATCCATTATTAATAATTATTCAATGAATGATATAACTGAGATTGAAGAAAATATTGCTATTCTTAGAGAGTATCTCCAATTATGTACAACAATGATTCCCTATTTACAGAAAAAAGAGGACTTGGAAAAAGCTGAATTGGCGTATAAAAAGTCAGAACAGTCAATGTCTTTGTTCACTCAATTAATTGAACGAGCTAAAATTTTGGAACATACTTTATTGGATGATTATTTATCTACATTAAATTCACTTATTTCGGATGTCACGGGTGAAATGTTTGATGATCCAATCTATGTTGCATTCGAATTATTCAAGGGAGATACTCCCAATGTCCAATTATCCCTCCTTTATAAAGGAGGACAGAATGAATCTGTATCAGATTTAAGCGGGGGAGAAATTGATCGTATTAGTCTCGCTGTAACAATTAGTTTGGCTGTATTATCCCCCTTCAAGTATGTTCTATTAGATGAATGTTTTGGTTCATTGGATGCACCGACAAAAGAAAAATGCCTTTCATCTATCAAGAAATTACTTCCCCATAAAGCCGTATACATTATAGCGCATGGGGAGACTGAAGGTGATTATGAGCATCATATTCAATTTAATTAATTGATTTTTTTTAATTTAAAATTAATCCATTTTCAAAAAATGGATCAATGTATGATTTGTATATCATCATTCAATAAAACTATTAGAAAGCCGATCCAATGCGATTATTGTAAATTAACCTATTGCATGCAATGTATCAAGAGGTATATTCTTTCTAGGGCGGAAGATGCTCATTGTATGAATTGTAAGACGGGGTGGACGATGGATTTCTTATTTGTCAATTTCCCTCTCTCATTCATTCATGATGACTATGAATTATCTAGAGCAAAAATTAAATTAATTCAACAAAAGATTCTTCTCCCCGAAACACAACTTCTTATTAATAGAAGGAAATGTCTTCATACAATGAGTAAAAAACATAGGAAATATATGGATGAAGTATACCAAATGAATTATTTGCTTGGACAAGTCACTTTCCAAAGTACCATTCATGTTAATTTAACTACAGCAGTAAAAACAGTCCAAGATGCAATGGAAGCTTTCCTTATTGCAAAAGCGAATTATGATGATTTAACTTTCCAAACAATTAATGAAAATAATTCAATAAGTTATATATCCAAGATTAAAGAGGAAGTATCTATTATCTCGCATTGTATCAAAGATGGATGTAGAGGATTTATCTCTAATAGAGGAAAATGTGGCTTATGCAATTTAATTGTATGTACCAAATGTCTCAAGGAAAAAATGGATTCACATGAATGTAAGGAAGAAGATATCGCTTCAGTTAATTTACTTAGGAAAGATTCTAGGTTATGCCCGAAATGTAAAGTATTAATCCATCGATTTGAAGGATGCCCTCAAATGTGGTGTACTCAATGCCATACAGGATTTGATTGGAATACTGGAGAAATTCTTAAAAAGCTCCATAACCCTCATCTAACAGAATGGTTAATGAATAATAACAATAACAATACAAATCAACCCATTCAAGATAATAATAATAATCCATGCGGATTACCCGCTATAGATTTAATGGATATTAGGAATAAGATTGCTTTATCCAAAGACCAATCATATGTACGAACTATTTATGACAAAGCTCAACATTTCCATAATTTCGAAATTCCAAATTTGGGACAAAATTTTGAGAGGAGATATGAAGAATTGAGAGAAACATATTTAATGAAAATAATTAGTGAAGAAACATGGGTCAATGAAATTAAAAGTATTCGTAAAAGAGAAATGAGGAATAATGAATTAATCCAAATCCTCGAATTATTTTTTGATGCATCCATGGATATCCTTAGACAATTACAACAGAATAAAATTAATTGGATGATTGCTCATAAAGGATTAAATGATCTATGTGAAATGGTAAATAATAAATTGAGTATTATAGAAAAGAGACTTAAAATTTCATGTATGAAATATAGAGTTTAAACATAAAATATTTTTATATAAAAAAAATGTCATCAGATTTAAAAGAATTAATTGAACGTTCTCTCTTTGATCCTTCTAATGAAGAACGTTCTTTTAGTTCTGAATTTGAACGTGTTCATAAGCATCACATTGATTCGTTAGTTTTATTCGCCCCTGAAACGGATAAAGCAATTGTTTTTTTCCATGGGAATTATGGAAATGTGACATGGTATACAGAAAAAATGAAAATGATTCAAAAGAAAAATCCAACCTGTGATATTTGGTGTTTTGACTATCCTGGATTTGGTAAGAGTAAAGGAAATTCCAATACAGATAAACTTATTGATTCTGCATATACATTTTTGAATATGATTTCAAAAATGTATAAGTCATGGGAATGGGTTTGCGAAACAATTGGTGCGGGAGTGGCGATGGGTGTATTAGTCCAAGGAGATAAGAAATTAGATTATTTACCAAGTAAAATAACCATCATTAATGGATTTAGATCTGTAGGAAATATGGCTATGGAACGATCAAGTATCCCTAATGCAAAACATATCGTGAAAAAGTTTGGATTTGAATTAAATACATACAAATGGATCATTAAAGCTAGAGAAACATTTAATGGAACTTGCCCTTCATTCTGTATTATTAGAGCATTGGATGATAAGGAAATTCCAATGAAACATTCGCAAGATTTATGTGAGGCGGCGGGTGTATCTTTAGTCGTAGTCAATGGTACACATAGAGATTATGAAATTTGAATAATTTATTAATTTTTTATTTATTTAAATAATAAATAAGATGGATGCATTCATTGAATCACGTTTCAAGAATGGTATCATTGATTTGAAGGATTATTCCCTTCATGAATTTCCAGAACAATTATTCAAGTATAAAGATGAATTAATTGGATTGGATCTCAGTGGGAATAATATCGGTTCTCTCCCTTCGAGAATCAATGAATTCAAGAAATTGAAGTACCTCTATCTGGTGAATTGCCAGATTGATGAATTGCCTAAAGAAATTGGAGAATTGGTTCATTTAGAAGAATTACTTTTGAGAGCTAATTTCATTGATGATTTGCCGAAAGAAATTGTTAATCTAACAAATCTAGAACACTTAGATTTGTCTGAGAATGTCTTTACAAATTTCCCAAATGAAATATATTCTTTAACTAATCTTCGTGTATTGGATTTAACATTTAATTGTTTGAAAGATCCTTGCGATAAATTAGTCCTTGAAAAGATTCCATCCATTCTCTGGTATTTCTATTATGGAAATAAACCAGTCCAATCATGGACATAAAACAAATTCTTATATATATTTTTTTTTCTAAAAAAAATATATTTAATTTAATTATAATTGGCAGGATTTACCTGTATTAAAATCATACCATTTCATATGATGATCCAACGTAATTCGATGGAATCGAGCTAGTTTAGATTGTGTATCATGGATATTATAGGACATATAAATATTCCCATTCCAATTCACTAATCCAGAGATATATTCTACACCTAAATGTTCCAGAATGAATGTTCCACTAATTTTTTTAATTTCAAATGATTTATTCATCCATACTAGTTTCGTGAAGTATGTATCCTCTACAGGCGTATCATAATTCACGAAATGGACAGAGAAAAGATACCCCTCATTATAGGGGATAGGGCTTGTCGATCCTCGTATGAATGGGAAAAATGTTTGTGGGATTTCCCTATTCACAATTTCTTTGAATGAACCATTCTCAATATCAATTTCATTAATAATAAATGGAGAAAATTTATATATAACTAATACACGATTTTTTTCATCCACAAAAGGGAGCCAATTCTTTTGCTGGTCAGTCATATTTTGACATTGTAAAATAACTGTTTTATCCACATTGTATTTATTATCTAATCGACATAACACCATGGTTGGACGAGGGTGATTGAAACATTCCAAACTTGTTGCAGTGAAATATAAAGTATTATTATATGAGAAAACTCGTGGATCTTCATACCCTATAATGGGGGATTGAATTGATCGAGGGTATACGCCAAAATCTTCTACTTCTTTATGGAATAAAATTCTAAAATAATTATCATAGATATATACAAATGTTTTTGATATGATACGATCCCATGGATCCCCTGAAATAATGTATCTCTTATTATCCCTCTTATAATTATGCCCTCGGATGAGGGATACCATTTGATTATTATGAATGACTAAAGAAGCATTCATTAAATTTATATTGGAATGAGACATATAAGGTCTAATTTCAACGGATTTAGGAGAAATCCTAAATAAAAAATAATTGATACAACGGAATAATTTTGATTTCATATGATTATTTTTTTGGACTGAAGGATTAATAATTAACTGTTCAAAAAGTTCAAATGCTTCCTTCAATTTGCCCTTAGAAATATACCCATCCATTAGAATCATATTTCCAAACATGATGGATTCTTGAGTTGCATTCTTTTCTTTGCGGATATTTTTCGTCACAACATTTTCCAATTTTTGCAATTCTCCCTTATGAAGGAGTTTAATTGCTTCTGAATGATGCACTGAATCCATTTTTAGTATATTAGTCCTTTAAATCTTAAGAAGTAATTTAAATTTTTTTCCAAAAATAAAAAATGAAAGACATCCGACAAAAATACCCCGACCGAGTGCCAGTTATATGCAATGGAACGAAAAATTTAAAGCATAAAATTACCAATCAAAAATATCTTGTTCCTAAGGAAACAACTTTAATGGAATTCTTATCTAAATTGAGAAGAACATTCAAATTAGATTCTACCCAAGGAATATATATTGCTATAGACGGTGATTTACCTTTATTAAATTCTACGTTTGCCGAATTGGATGACTTATATCGTCACGAGGAAGATGGTATTTTGTATATGGATATCTTACAAGAAAATGTTTTTGGTTAATTATTTATTTTTTTTTATAAATAATTACTTAATATTTAATATTGAAGAAACTTCCCATTCCATCAAACCAATCAGATACAGATTCAAAGAAATTAGATCCATCATCGTATTTACTAGAATATTCATAATGATTCTTATAATACCCTGATCCTGTTAGTATTACTTGAACGATCAATGCAATTATTATAATTGCAATAACAGCAACAAGTAATCCTATCGCTACTTTTCCTCCATAGGATAATCCTCCTTGTTGTGATGATGATGATGAAGTATTAGTATCTTTGGTAGAGGATTCTCCTTGGGATTCATCTCCTTTAAATTTAGTCATATCTTCTTCTCCAGAAGAAGAAGAATAGGAACCAATATCTTTTGTTGATGTACCAATTGTATCTAATGAAACAAATCCTTCAGATATAGCATTATATGAATCTCCATATTCAGAGGTAGAATAAACTGAGGCGGATTTAATACCTAAAGACTTTAAGTGAGTCACATCAGTAATACTAGCTTGCTTTTGATTATTTACTAAAAATACTATAGCATTTTCTTTCTTATCACTATTATTTAAATTACTGAATTTGTATACACCATTAGAATAAACACCTATATAAACTGGATATTGGCAAGTATAATCACTTGATAAAATTTCATTCGAAGAAGAGGGAACAGGTAAAGCCCCCGCACAGACGGCAGAACATCCTTTTTGATGGGGATTTTTTACCGATAAAGAACACCCCTTGAAATAGGATCCAACTGTTCCCACTTTAATTTTATCCGCTTTTTGGAAGATATCTCTAACACATCCATAAAATGCAGGATATTCATTTGTTCCATACAAAATTCTAACATAACTTTGTAAGTATTGATAGAGAGATAAAGCGTCTGGATTTAATTCATTGATGGGTATATCTCTATAATCATAGAGTTGAGTTAATTTTTGTCTAATATCTTTTTCATTGAATAAAGTATTCACTGTATAACCTTTTGATGGGTTTGCTACAATTTCTGTAGCTGGGGGAGAACCCGTATATTCAGGCTCAGGGCTTTTGATATCATCTATTCCCTTCTTTACTGAGACTGGATCTTGTAAATTAGGGGATGAAACTGGACTCATTGAAGGAGATACAGATCTACTTGAACGTTTAACTCTTCCATTAAATCTAACCATATCTTTTTTATTAAAATAAATAAAAAAGTTTTTTAATGATATTAAAATAAAAATGATTTATTATATGTAATTGTTATTCCCAATAAAATAACAAGAATTACAGCTATAATACCAACTACAATAGATGCTATTTGCCCTGTAGATAATCCATTCTGAGAATCTTGGATTTCTTTATTTCCAGTTTCTTTGTCTGTCATTATCTTTTTTATTAAAAATAAAAAAGATTTAAATCCAATTTTTTTCTTTCATTTTATTAAAGCATTGAATTAACATTTCTACATCATCCATCGCTCGATGTGTTTGAATCACCGGAGGTAATCCCAAATCATTATATAATCGCTGTAATTTAGGCCAGCGATTATTATAATATTTCTTTGATTCTCTCATAGTACAAATACTTGGGAGATCATTCCATTGATTATAGGCATCAACCATCCCATTCAATGCAAATTCATGCGCTAAAATAGATTTATCAAAGTATACATTATGACAAACTAAAATTACATTATAATTAGTCATAATATATGAAAGTTTATCTAAAACATACTTTATTTCTTTTCCTTGAGAGATACATTCTTCAAGGAGTCCAGGATCAAAGGGGGGTTTTGATAATTCACACGATGGATAAACCAAAAAATTATCCATTTCTAAGATTTCTTTTGAAATTGAATGTTGTAATACCCAAGCTATTTCTAATAAACGAGAATCCTTATACGAATCAAAAGGGAAATGTTCACAAGAATCAGGAATTAAATCGCATACTTTTATTGGGAGATTGGTTGTTTCAGTATCAAGAAAAAGATACAAAGGATCTTCCTCTTCAATAAGCATCATCATCATTTATTTATATTTATAAATAAATATTCTTAAATCTTCATTGAAATATCTGGTTCAATAAATACATTATAATACTGTGGATCTTTCTCATCCATCTTTAGAAGGAGTTTCTTTGTGACCCATAGTACCACCACTAAAGTATATCGCTGAGGGGGAGAATTGGAGGAAGGTTCCTTAAATTGGACTTTGAAAACAGCATTCAATTGCTTGAAGACAGGTCCAGAACAAGCCTCTAAGAAATTGGGTCTTAGATCAAAGCAATGCATCGCCATTCCATCATGATTGATATTATTCTGCATACAATAAAGAGCTTCCATTTCAACCCTCTTAATGGGAGTTTCGGGAATACGGCTGACACTTCCATAATTGAGCGAGTAATTGAGAATAGGCCATGCTCCTTCAGATACATCTTCTAAATTATCAGTGAAATTGCAATAGTTATTGAGTTTATGTGCCTGTGTATTTACTGCAAGGAATGAGATTGCCTTACAAGGAGCATCATGATTTAATTGAATTGTTCCCGCTTGTCCCTCTTGGAATTCTTCTGTTGAAGGAATAACAACAAAATCATCAATGAAACGTTGATAGATACCTCCTTGATCTTTTGCCTGGCAACGAATCTCTTCCTTATCCTCTTCATCCACAAGAGACATTCGAGCAAACATTTCAGGGGTTGGAAGATACTTATCATTCGTCATATTCATTGTAATATAATTGAGATTGAATGGAATTTCCTTCCATTCATTTGAATCAGGGATGCGTTGACGCATACGCAGTAATTTTTCAATTGAATTGAACTCAAATCGATGAATAATCTTTTCTCTATCCTTTAGCAAAAAAATGGGAAGGGCTTTGGAGGGGTGAATAGCGTAAAACCATGGAAGCATGACGTATAATTCATCTGATGGAAGTTCCTTGGACCATGTAGTTAAATTGGAACGATGTCCAATCAATTTTAGATACTTATCAAACATTCTCGGTTCCATAATAAATTTCATATAATTGTAAATTCCAATAGGAGATAAGGTATTTACAGCTATATCATCACTTTTTAGAACAGCATACTTGAAGAGATTAATCCCTGGAAAATCAGGCCATTTAATTTCAATGGTATCTTGGTATTCTGGAGCAACTTTTACTGGAGGAATTTCCTGAACAAGATAGGAATAATCTAAATAATCTAAATTATCATCAATCGTATAATCCACCGTCCCCTTATTAGACTTTACACTCTTGAAAGAGACTGTACTGGATGCATTCCTAGCGACAGGTTCGAAAATATCCGCAAAGCAATTATTCCAATATTCAGCGTCCTCTTTCGGCTTATGTAATTCCTTTTGAAGGGAACTCATTTGTCTCAAATCATATCGAGCAGGATTTGCCATTTATTTTATAGCATAAAATAAATGTATTTAAGATAAAAATTAACCTAATCCAGCCATTATATATTGTACATAAGGCAATTTAAAGAAATTAAATAGATTTACTATATTTGTATCGGATATCCATTTTTTCATACATTTTACAATTTGACTATCTTCATTTTTATTTACATCTAAAACAGTTTGTAATTCTTTATGAAGTAATTCATTACATTCTTCACTATTATTCATTATACAATAATTATTAATAAATTCTGTGACATATTTCATTCCAGTATAATAATCTACCTTTAGTCCATTAGTTCTTAAGTTATGTACATTCAAAGCCAAATTAAACGCATGTATCGCACAAAATTGATGTCCACCAAGTATCTGTAAATTAAAATCATACGGATCATATATTCTATTTCTCTTATCAACATATTTATAATGAGCAGTTCCTAATTTTGTAGCGCCTATATAATTTCCACGAGATGGCATATTTTTACCCATATCTTCTACGTATATAAGACCTGGTATATCTACAAGATTTATAAAAAATTGTATATTTTGATCCACTAATTTTTGAAAAATACTAAAAATAAAATCTATAGATAATTCTTCAACTTTCGAACGTTTATTATCAGGAATAGTGCATGATTGCATTAAAAGATTTATCGAATCATTAAATCCTGATTTATCAATCCCTTCAGTATCAAAATGAGTTCTTCTTGTTCCAGTTACAGATAATTTTAAATATTTTCTAGGGTTTTTTCTAATGGATTTTCTAGGGCTTTTTCTAATGGATTTTCTAGGGCTTTTTCTAATGGATTTTCTAGGGCTTTTTCTAATGGATTTTCTAGGGCTTTTTCTCCTTTTGACTGGAGAAGATTTTCTAGGCATTTTTAAATAAGAAAATTTTTTTCTTATTTAAATATACATTTTATTGATTAAAATGAATACGATAGAAGTTACAGAAAAATATATAAAGGAATTGGAATGGTCTATTGGAGAGAAAAATCCAGACTATAAGAATATTGTATTAACGATTAAAGTCATGAAAAAAATAGCTATACTAAAAATTTACCCATCATTTGAATCTTCTATTTTTATACAACAATTCAAAGATTATATATCAGATTTTAATAAAGAAATTCTATGGGTATATATCGTTCATAAATGGATGAAAGCGATTAATATATAGATAAATTTTATCTTTTTATAGCCATTTTTTATAAAGGAAAAAATACCCTTAAATAGAAGAAATTTATATTTACAAAAAATGAGCACAAAGACCCGTCCTTCAGGTGAACAACTAAGCCAGCAAATTCTTGATATTCTTGAATCCATCAAGTATAACAATGGTATCCTTCTAGCACTTGTTCCACAGGATTACACTGTTGAAGTAGGCCAGAATAAGATTTCTCGCACTCAGCTTAAGGAAAATGCACGCAATGTTGAGCGTGCCCTAAAAGCCATCGCTTCACAAGTAAAGCGTGGTGTTCGTCGCCGTGTTGCAGCGGATGATTCAGCGGAAGGTGCTTCAGCTACAGACAAGCCTAAGCGCCATGGTGGGCTAGATAAGCCCAACTATTACAACAAGGAACTCATTGATATGTTCCTTAATGCCGACCTTGGCACAATCGATCCACTTAACCCCAAGTCAGAAAAGATTACCTCAGTCCTCAAGCGTTCAGCGTTTGGTCAAAAGTGTATTGCTACCCCCCATACATTTAGCCGTCTATTTTCTATCCTTATCAAGATGAATGATTTCCAGGATAAGGAGAAGGGTCAGTATATCCGTTTCCCCGAAGGATTCCTTAAGAAGAATCTTCCCGGTATTACGGATGTCCTCAGCAAGAGTGGATTTGACCTTACCTCAATCACATGGATCAATCTAGGCAAGTTCAGCTCCGCCGCAGTAGTAAATAAGACTGTTCTCAATGAAGCTCAACTTGCAGAGCTTGAAAAGAATACAGAAGTTGCTCGTGATGTAGAAGGTCTTGCTAAGCAAATTCTTCTCCGTCATAACAAGCAGGAAACAGTCCCAGTTCCAGTTGTTCCTTCATCCCTTGTTGGAACTGCTGGTCCTTCAAAGCTTTCCCCAAAGAAGAAGTAAATAAATAATTATATTAATTGTCCTCCAGGATTTGGACTATTATTATATGCAGCTATACATTTAGAATATGCATTACATAAATGTCCAGTTTTATCTGTGGATTTTGTTATTTGAATTCCTTCTATACTATTAGGTAAATCCCATAATCCAAGATCTGATATATCATTATAAAAAACACTATTATTTAATATTTCTTTTGGTGTAGCAAGAAAAACTTTATATCCTTCTGGAATTTTAATAGAATAAAATTTAGATGGTATATTTACATATTGTCCTACATCATATGAATATTCATCTCCTTGAAAATTAGTTTCGGTATAAAATTTTACTAATCCTTCTCCACCCCCTCCACCTCCACCCCCACCACTTTGAGTAGGGCATGTTACTGTTTTTGATTTTGAACAAGTATCATTGACCAATCCTGTTACTTTTACAGTATAATTTATAACTAATGATCCTCCTGTACAGGATAATCCGCATGTATTTGTACTGGAATCATTTGGAGGGGCACAGCATTCAGTTATATTTTTTCCACCACAATCATATCCATAAGATCCTGTAAAACATTTACCATTACATGTTCCTCCTTGATAGCATGCGGTATATATACCTAATCCTTCGGATTTAGTAGGTTGTTGTTCTTTATTTTTTTTAGATAATAAATAACTAGGGATAAATACAGCAAGGAATACAGCTATAATTATTGCTATAATAAAAATTAATTTAGTAGATCCTTTCATTTTTAATAATATTTTTTTTACTAAAAAATATTATTATTTATTTACATCAAATCTAGAAGGTTTACTTAAAACAACTAATACATATATTACTAATATAACTAAACCCACTACAGCGGATGCACCGAATACCTTATTTAAATCGACTTGACCAGTAGGTTGACCCAATGAATCGACTGTCTGAACAATAGGGGGATTAATACCTCCAAGAATACCTGCTACAATAGCAAATGGGAGAATAAAACTGAATACAGCCCATCCCCAGAATTTTCCTTGATTAACACGCTTAACTGAGGTAGATGTTTCAGCTACAGAAATAGAAGAACTTTTTCCTTCTGACTTCTTTTTAAGAGAGTCAATCTTTCGCATTTTCTTTTGACTAGACATTAGAGAATGAATTCTTTTATTTATTGAATATCTATTTTTTTAGATAAAAAATCTAAAGAAAAGAACTTCATTTAAGACTTACGTTATTCTGTTTAAAAATAGAAAAATGAATAATGATGGTGATGGGTTTAGACGACCTCCTCTTCAAGCGGTCAAAGGTCGTAGAACTAAAAAGGATGGACCACTTATTTCATTAGTTCCTTCTTCTTCTTCAACAACAACAACTCCTGTAGAAGATGAAAGTAGTAGTACTATTCCATCCTCACCTTTTCCTTATATACCTCCACCCCCTTTTCTAAGAAAATTAGCTAAACGCCCTACATCTCCAAGAGATGATACACCTATAGTAATAAATGGAGAAATTATTCAATCTTCTCCTTCCCCATTTATTAGTAATACTACCCCTATTACAGAAGAAGTAAATCCTCAACCTCTCCCTTATTCTCCCCCTTCTCAAGTACCAGCTCCATTACTTCCTGCTCCGCCAGAAGTAATTATAAATGATACAGACAATGAATCTGATAATGAATCAGATGATGAAGATATTATTATCCCTCAATTATCTTCTCCTCCCACTATTGAACCAATTGTTGCTGTGCAAGAACCTCCTAAATCATTTATTTCATCATTAGCGAAAAAAATTCCTTCAAAGGAAGAAGAATCACCAGTCAAGACGCATATTCCATCCCTTTCAACGAAAAAGGATATTACATGGTCTACGCCCGTTCCTGTTTCTTATACACCACAACCACCACAACAAGAATGGAATCCACAACCACAACAAACTATTCGCTCACAAACAAATCCTTATATAGCACCACCAAGGACTCAACCAATGCCCAAAAAGACTACCATTAATACCACGAATGGTATACCAATCCCCAAAACGATTACATCCGAATCCTCGTATAAGACTTGCCGTCCAACGGATATTCCAGAATTTGAATTTTTTACCGAAGAAGCAGCTCTAGCTCAACTCAATGAAAAAGATTACTATGAATCTACTAGTTATTGGAGAGCCAAATGCAAGAGATTATACGCTAGAACACCTAGATTAGAACCTCCCACAATAAGCGATAATGAACCCCCAAAATTAGCCAAGTTTAAGTATGATGAATATTATAAGAAATGTTCCGCAGTCCATTCTGCAGTCCAAGTTGGGACGATCGTCTATCTTGGTATTGCAGGGTTAGAATTCTTTCTCTGTTGGTTGGGTGTAAAAGCACAAGGATTATTCTCACTCACATACAGTAATAGAGAAGAGTACTATGATGCTATGTTGGAAATGGGTGAAATGACTCTCGGATGGTTCAAGGGGACAGTCTCCCCCGTCTATCGAATGGCGATAACATTCGGTATCAGTGTAGTCGTTTTACTATGCACAAATTATGCAATGGCTTTCCTACCTAAGGGTATCTCCGGCTTCGCAGATAAATACAAGGATGGAGCACTCAAGTGGTTGCAAGATATCGCTTCTACATTCATTGGAACAAAGAAGATTGATCCTGAATCAACCAATAATTATGGAGATACTTTATTCAATCTCATTACTCCCTTCCTAACTGGTGGATCCGTTCCTTCCATGAATCAACCTCCTTCAACCCCAACAAAACCTAAACAAATGTATGATGAATAAAAACAATTGAATTAATATTAATAATAATCCTTTTATTATTAAATATGGAAAAAGCAATTGAATCGGGTGATTTAACTCAGGTTAAATCATTTTTTGAAAATAAACATTATAGTGATGATATATATCATTCGGCACTTTGGTTGGCTTGCGAAAAAGGTCATGTAGATATAGTCAAATACCTTGTAGAGGAAGTATTAGTGAATTTACATGCATGCAATGAATATGCTCTTAATATAGCTTGTATGTCTGGTCATTTAGAAGTGGTCAAATACCTTGTAAAAGAAGGAGCGGATATTTTTAATGAAGAAGATGCTGTATTTTTTGCATCAGAAAATGGACATAAAGAAATAGTTAAATTCCTTGTTGAATGCGGATTACATGAATTATGGTTGATTTAATATCTCAAATTCCTTCGAACGCCCCAAAAATCAATCCATTTTTTTAAATCTTCCACATGTGGATATACATCGGGATTTAGGTAGATAATAGACCCATCCTCACTTTTGATTGGGTTCCTTGATTCATGAATTTGATGAATGCAAATTTTGCATAGAGAATTCAATGTATTCCATATGTAATCTTTTTGTTCTTTTGAGATAAGTAATGTTCCATCATTCTTTTTAATGAAAAATAATTCCTTAAACATTTGAATGACTTCCTCTGAATAATATCTGAATACATTAGAAAGATTATGTTCAAAAAAATCCTCATCTCTATTCTTAATTTGTTCCCAAGAAGAATAGGAATACTTAATAAAATTATCTATCAATTTTTCTGGGGTATATTCATTCTCAAGAATGAGCATACCAATATCTAGATAGGGAGGGCTAATTTGAGTTAATCCTTGGTTGTATCCATCAATAATTATATCCTTACAATAATGAGCTAGAAGGATTGAATTATCACGGAACCTTTCTTTAGGAGGAGGAATTACAGCCATATTTTATTGATAAATAATTTAGTTTTATAGGTAATTATTCTATTCAATAAAATATGGAACAAAAAGTAGGAGTATATTTTATTTCCACGAATACATTCAATGGGAAAATAACTCAATGGGTATTGGGGATAGATTTTGATGTATTGGGATTTCAAATGGATTCATCTATCCCAGGGGATTTACCATTTATTTATTTATTTGATTTATTCTCTCATCAAACTCCTTCTTGGCAGAAAAATTCAATTAATTACGAGCAATGGAAAACGTATAATTATGTAGAAAAAAATATATACAAAATTACATCTTCCTATATAACATATTCACAAGAAGAAGAAAAGGAGTATGAATCAATTAAATTAGAAATGAAAAAATTCCTTGCTATGTATTGTTTTACATCCGTGAATTCCAATAAAGAAAATCATTGGAAATCAATCATTAATAAAGAATGGAATCCAATAGATACTATTCCCTTCATGAAATATTTTATTAATAAAAATACTACAACTATTTTTTCTTCTACTAGTGTCACTAATTCTTTTTCTTCAGAAAATGAAGAATTTATCTCTCTATTAATGGATCAAACTAAACATTATTATAATACTAATACTAATAATTCTCCTCCTATACCATCTTCCTCTTCTGAATCATCTAATAAATTAATCCATTCATTAGATGAGCAAATCAATCAATGGTGTAAAACAATCTCAAATAAAGGAACAGTGATTATATACCTGAATCAAATTCTTCAAATAATTCATTCACTTATTGATAAACCATTATCTCCTCCCAAAATTTCTAAAGAATCATCTTACCCTGCATTAGTCATCACAAATCCTTTAAATAAACCAACACAATTATTAATCCCAAAAATTAAAGAAAATGATTCTTATCTTATATCTCTATCCAACCCAGATTTATCTATTCTTTCTGAGGATCAATATAATACTCTAAAACAAATGCTTTATAGTGAAGAATACCTGTTAAATCCTTTATATGATGAATTGAGACAGGTATGCAGTAATTCCTTCTATTAATTGATTTAATTAAATTATATTTTAATTAAAAAAAGGTATGACTGCGATATTGGATCAGTTAAATACATTAGATCTTGCTATTGCAGAAGCAAGAGGAAGAAATTATAAAGACAATGAAATTGAAGTGGAAGCTAGATTTAAATATATCCATGAAAATGGATCTTATCCATTATCCGCCTCTCAATTTTATCAATTTAAAGAATCAATATCAAAGATGAAGATTACTCCTGTTTATGAAATTTCTACAGATTATGTTTCGGGGAAATATAGGAAAACAGTCTCTCAAAAGGAGGGACAAGATTCTTTAGAAGTTATCACATGGAGGATGAAATCCATGATTAGGAATATTTTTTTGGATGATTATGGAATTAAACTCGCTGTAAATGCAGAAGTTCCCATTAGTAATCCTCCAAAAAAATTCACGTATAATTTCTCTAGAACAAAAAATAGACAATCCTATTACTTATACAATAATTCTCTTAGATTGGATTTAACCATCGTTCAAACTATGTCGGAAAAATCAGAAACATCCACAACCTATGAAATGGAATTGGAATTATTGGATTTATCCAAGACGGATTTATTTATAAAAAATGTAAAGGATTTTTGGAGGATATTACATAATACAGAAGAAGTATATTCAACAAAAGATTTACTAAAACTCACTATTAATATCAAAAAACAATTGGGATTAGATTCTCTATCAAGATTTAATCGAGATGTATTAGTTCAAGCGAGAAATATCAAACCAAATGATTTAGTCTATGGAGGTATAATAGGAAATTCATATACGACTTATAGCGTTACACATAAGGCGGATGGACAGAGAAAAATGTTGATTTATGATGAATCGGGAGTATGGCTCGCCATGCCTCCATACGAATATAATTTAATCACAAAGGAACCCAATATGAATTTAAATGGTACAATTATAGATGGAGAATTAGTCCCAAAAGATCAACGCTTAGAGAATGCCCCCAAAGTACGCTATTGGTATCTCGCATTTGATTGTTTATCTATTCAATATACCACGGAAATTCAACAGAAACCTCTCCATGATAGGGCTCAAATTTGTTTACAAATTGCTAGAAACAATAAATCCAAATTACTATTCATTAATGCTAAAGAACATTGGGAAGTAAAATCTCCTATTGATTTTTTCTCAAGAATGAGTGAAATGTTAGTCCAATCAGAAATTTTATCTTATAAAACAGATGGATTCATGTTCACTCCCACTTTAATTAATTATAATTCACATTCAAATACTTTAGAATTTTCTGAGAGAGTATTAACAAAGAATCCTGATATCGTTAAATATAAACCGAAAAAAGATTTGACTATTGATTTCTCAGTAAAACAAATCATGGATAGTAAAACAAAAAAACCTGTATATCATTTATACTGTAGCAAAAAAGGTTCATCTGAACCAGTAGAATTCAAAGGGACGGAACAAATACCTTATACAGTGGATATGTTGGATCATTCTAATCCATTATTAATGAATATCCCAATTAATACAGTTATTGAATTTGGTTGGGACTCTACTAAAAATTATTTATTCCCTGTAAAATACCGCAGAGATAAAGTAGTGGGTAATGATATAGATGTAGCAAAAAATATATGGATGGATTTATTTGATCCTATATCCACAAAAGCTCTTTCAGGGAATGATTTTAGCTATTCAATGTTTTTACTCAAGAGAACAATCATTGATTTGTTTAACCCTTTCAAGGGTGTACTAGTATTTTATGTCCATTCTGGTATAGCAAAAATGATTGAATCAGTATGGGGAGAATTAGCTGTATCCCATGAATTAGTATTAATTCCATCGGATTCATTAGAATTATCCTTTACACATAAAAATATTTCTATAGAAAAATCATACAAAACTTCTTCCGCATCAGTTATAGGAGTACTTTTATCGAATCATAAACCACCCCATGATTCATCTATCCCCATTATTTCTATTGGATTTGATCCTGACTTGGTGGATAATCATAAGATTGATTCTATGAAAGAATTAATCCAAAATTATCCTATGACACCTATCCTCAAAAATACATATATCTGGGATACATGGACATTGAATCATGAAAAGTTTATGTCGGAAGAAGAAAAAGATTTTTCTAGATGTATGAGAGTGGTCATTTATTCATCCCCAATGAAGGATGAAATACCTCATTATGATTTCCCTGAATTAATTAATGATAATCAAGGGTATCCAACAAAGAGAATTTGGTCCATTATAAATCCCGATACAGGTCAATATTCTCTCTTAAATACTCCTCTCACAAAAGAGAATACAATTAAAGGTAAAGGATTCTATAAAATGTTTTATTTTTCCAATACAAAATTGATAGAAGAAGAATATAGTAAACCTCCTCAATTGAAATCAATTAGTTCCATCCTATTCAATCTAAATAAAATGATTGAACTAAAGACTATAGAACTAGAAGAGATAGAAAAAGAAGAAGAACTAGAAGAGAAGGAAGAAACAGAGGAAGAGGAAGAAGAGAAGGAAGAAGAACCATCGAATGATTCGGACGATGTCACTATTAAAGCTATGTCAACGAATCATGAACATCCAGTAACTAAATTGTCTCCTTTGGCGGATGATCAAGTGGATGTAATAAATTGTTCTTGGTATCAAGTAAATCCTGTAGTGAGAATTGGAGCGATAGGAGACAACAATTGCTTCTTACATAGTATAAGTAAAGGATATAACCCAGAATATCAGACAGAATCATCTATGAAAAATAAAATGTCTTATATAAAGAAATTGAGATATGCTTTAGCTGAATCATTATCTCTAGAAGATCCAGACGATGAATCTAATAGGACATTCTATGAAACTGTTGGAGATGGAGAATTATATAAATTAGGACAATCATATAAATCCAATCAAGGAAGAGAAGCAATAGAAGATTTTTCTGAACAAGGAATATATAAGCTATTGCGAAGTTCCTCATTCTTAGGGGATGAAGTATACGCCCTCATTGGGCAAGTATTGGGAGTGAATATTTATATCGTTCGATGCACTAATAAGGACATATACAAACATACAGAATTTATCTATAACAAAAGAAAGCAAATTAGTGTAGTTATTCATGGAGATGGAACCCATTATGAAACTCTAGGAATTTCTACTGAAAATGGTATACAAACATGTTTCTATGAAAAAGATCCATTTATAGAAGCTTTATCAAAAAAAGCACAAGGATACAAAAATTGAAAAAAATAAAAAAAATTTTTATTTATTAATAATAGTACAACAATGGAGTCCCCCTCTTCCTTGTTTGAGAAGTGTCTCAATTACACGCTCTCTCAATCAAATGAGATGGTTCGTCGTTTGGCAAAGGTCCAAAACGATGCTTCGATTGAGCTCGAGAACATCCGTGTCCACCAGACTATGGATGGTCCAAAAATTCAAGACATCACCAACTCCTCTTCGAGTGTCATTCAAGATGCAAAGGAAACTGTGCATCTTATCGAAGAGCTCTTGAAGGAGGTCAAATCCATTGACGATGACGTACGCTCTCAGTCAGAGGGAACAATTTCTTTCCTCTATGACTGCATTTGGTACGCCGAACAATCGGTCAAGGAACTTTTCGAAGTTTACATGGCCTAGAAAAATTAAATCATAAAAAACATATGATTTAAAAAACTCTATATCTTCTCTATAAAAAAGAGATTGAAAGATGAATATATTTACAATTATGATGATTGTATATATTGGTATATTAGTATTCTCATTTATTTTGGATGCATATAAATGGTTATCTTCCGCAAATATAGTTATATGGGTATTATTAATTTTCCTATTAATTATTTTAGCTATAGGAGGAGGATTTTATGGGTATTACTATTATTATCCCACAAATCAATCCGAATCAATGGATACGAGTGATCAACCCAATGAAACAGTTCCTCTAGAAGGAACGGGGACAAATACTAGTCCATCTTCTATCTCACCGAATGATTTAACTCTATTAGATAATCATCAATTTAAATTAAGAGTATTGGATGGAGAAGAAGAAGAGGATCCATTGAATACTTCATCCAATTCAACAATTACTTATGAAAATTTTAAAGAGATTATTAATGAACCTTCATTCATTACTCAATTTACTTCTGCTATAAAAGAATGTCTAGAAATGAAGAGGAAAAAGTATATCAAGCTTAAGAGTGATGCTCAAAAAGAATTGGAAACATTTAATAAGGATGATGAAAATGATTTACTTGGATCTGCCTTACAAAAATTGAGAAATGAACAATACTCAAATATAAAGGAATATATTACTAGAATAGATAAAATTTTAGATAAAATTAAACAGAAACAATCTAAAACAAATGATACGGATACTCGAATTAGACTCCAAAGTATGCTATACAAAAAGGATGTAGGATTAGATTATATCGTTGGAAGAAATGATATAAAAGATTTCCTATCTGTGAGGTTATACGCATTCGCTCAAAACCCAAAGATATTTTTTAAGAGTTTCCAAAATATTATTCTCATGGCGGGTCCTGGCTCGGGAAAAACTCGTATAGCCACAACCATGGGGCATGTATTCGCTCAATCGGGATTACTTGTAGATGATAATGTTATTATTACAACTAAAGCGGGTGTAATTAGTCCCTATGTTAATGAGACTGCTCATAAAACCCATTCATTTATGCTCTCCACATTGGAAAGTCTAGTATTCTTTGATGAAGCTTACGATTTCGTCCCACCCAAGAATGCTCTAGGTGGATCCCTCTATCGAGACCATGGATTTGAAGCTATCACACAAATAGTGAATGATATGGATAAAATGATGGGTCTACATATTATTGTGGCGGGTGGGTATGAGAATGAAATGAAGGATAGATTTTTGGGATCCAATGAAGGAATGAATCGTAGATTCCCTCATCAAATTGTTCTACAAAATTATACATCAAAAGAATTATCCGCTATACTCATTGATAATTTAAAATCAACAAACCCAGATTTAGTATGGACAGAAGAAATGAATGATTATCTTTATACCATGATTTATTCATCCTATACAAAAGATGCCAAAATTTTCCAAAATCAAGCGGGAGATATGATTAATCTTTCAAGCGAGATATCCCACGCCATTTATGGAACTAAGAATATATGGCCTGAAAATTGGCAGCAAACATTCTTAAGAGGATTCAATAATTATCTAGAAAATAAAGGACTAAAAATGATAAAACTATTTAATTTATAATTTTTTTTAATATCTTTAAAAAAAACTCTAAAGGTATGGCCTGCTGTGAATCAAACCGTCCTTGCACCCCAGTTAAACTCCAACAAGTTATCCGAGACTGGAATTATATTATTGACAATGGGGATACTTTTGTAGTAACTACTCCCGAACAAAAAGTAAGACCCGTCTATAATGCTGAAATTGTTTTATCTGTAGCTGATGTAAATAATATTGGTGATGATCTTTTTATTGATGTTAGTACTATTCTTGGATATGATCCAGTTACAAATACATCTAAATTTAATTTAATTAATGCAGTAGCTGTTAGTCATTGGAATCGTATATATCCAGCTATTTCAAATAATAACAATCCAACAAAGTATATAGCTTTTAATATATATTTACCAGTCTATAATCCAGTCCGTATAATCGTAACTTATTGTTAAGTAATTAATTCATTATATAGTTATAATGACTTATATATTATTATTGTTATTATAAATAGAGTTGAACTGGTAATCACTCCACAGATATAGCCATTAACAAATCCCAATTCATAATTTGCCATTTCATTCATCTTTAAATAGTGAATTAAATTGTTTTAAAATAAAATGAATCACTCACAACAACCATTACGAGCATTAATAGATAAAAAGATTGAACCTCTCCATTGGGAGGATGGTCCCTTCTATTATCCAGGACTAACCCGTATCAGGACTATTGGAGGACCTTCCGCTTTATTTCACGCTATCTTATTAGCGTATTTCCTTCCTTATCGAACGAACAAAATCAACCATGAAGTAGTGAATAGACATGATATGATTAAGAAATTGAGAGAATCTTTAGCTCTAAAACTCCATCAATTGGCTTTCCCAGACCAAGGAAGTGATTTGAGAGTATATGATTGTTTGGGAAAGGGGAAGAATAAATTAGTCGCTGCAGCGATTAAATCCTATAGTATAGAAGTCATGCAATCTGAATTACTGGATACAGACTTTTTTATCGATGATAAATACCTTGAACTAATCTCAAATGAAATTGGTAAGGATATTTATTTCATAGATAGTAGAACAAAAAATGTCTATGTAAAGTCCGAAGATACGGATATCTTCTATAAAGGAAGACCAAGTATTGTTATTCTTATTCTCCCAAACCATTTCGAATTAATTGGTATTGCTTCCAAGGACGATTCGGATAATTTAATTACTCATTTTTCTCCAGACTCACCCTTTATTGAATATATTAGAGAAAGTTATAATCAATTAAAGGAATTACAATCCTATAATTAAAAAATATGCTTTCTGGAGATACATTACATAAATCCTCCTTGGATAGCCATTTAAAAAGACTCCCTGAATGGATTTTTCGATTAAAAGAGGACGTAGATGAAGCCGCTAGAACAGGTAGATGGTCCTTCCAACAGCAATATCAAATAGTTGGAGATAAAAAAACATACGAGATAATTATACAGGAATTTGAAAAACAAATTAATGAAACATTTTCTGGGATAGATATAAAGTATGTCCGTCATTGGAGATTTTTTTGGGAACAAGAAGGTCTATTCACTGTAAAGTTAAATTGGAAAGATATTATTACTCCAAAAAAGGGAGATTTTAAAGTCATTAGTGTAGTTAAAAACTAATAAATATTTTTTTATAAATATTTAAAAAGTATGAATAATACAGTATCAGTTATAGCATCCAATAATATACAAAAATTAACTAAAAATTTTTGTATTTCATTTTTGATACTATCGATAATTGCCTTACTTATCCCTATATGTTTATTTATTTGGCAAATAACTCTTATTGATAAGGTATCAGAAACATTCCCTGTATATATATCATCTATAGCACTGGCAGGATTTGCTTTATTATGGATTGTAATTATTGGAGCTGTTGCGATATCAACTAAAACTAATTTAAATATTTTACTTAGAAATAAACGTATTTTATTAGGTACATTATTAATGATTACTACATTAGTTATAGCTGGATCAATGATTGGACTTCATTTTATACCTGATAAACAAACATGGTATTGGTATACTTCTATCATTTTACTTAGTATAGCTATCTTATTTATTATAATATTATTTGTAAGTTTCATTATTAATGATATTAGTGATTTGGAAGAAAAATTAAAACTTAATAGAAATGTTAGATTTGGAAGAAGTTCTTCCATTAAAATGCTTTAAATGATAAATGCATTTATTTATTAACTTTCTTATCAGTCTTAAATAAGAAAGTTTAAAAGATTAAAATAATACAAAAAATTATGGCGGATGATTTATTATCAGGGGGTGTCATCACCAAAAATACCGGATTTTACGCCCCTATCATGGATGCTTACCCTTTCAGGTGTTTAATGGATTTTATAGGATCTACAGTCGTAACATTCCCAATTCATATAGAGCAAAAGAGAATTCATGGAAGTCAATGCGACATAAACAAGACTATCTTCCATTATATGACAATTGATACAGACAAATTAGTGGATTTTTACCTTAATCCAGATTTTTCTGAAGGATCCATTGTTTTATCCGTCAACATGAGACAATTCCGAGCAAAGATTAAGAATGCTCAAAAGAGGACTCAAACTCTCACTCTATTTAATTATATCAATAATGCACACAATTTCTTTGCGAATATCGTTATTCCTAATCAGAAAAATAATGGTACACTCATTATTGATACGGTAAAGATGGATAATCCTATTGAATATGATTACGTAGATTATGTGGATGATGAAGGAAATCATCTTCCACCCAATTTAGTCGTTCAAGTCACTGAAGTTAGCCGACTATTCGGGCATGTCGCAAATAGCAAATGCACCTATGCACAATTTATTTGTTACAATAAGGGGATCATGATTAATGGAATCACAGATGGAAAATTAACCACGATCCAAACTCTTGGACGATGTTCCAATCCTTATAATGTAGGAGAACAAATGGCTAAAGAACAGAACGGTCCAATCATTTGTACATACAATATTCCTTGTGTAAATATTAAACCATTTTATAAGATTGGAAATATTTCTCCACAAGCTGCTACTCTCCAAATTTTTTATGCTAAAGATAAACCTCTTAAAATTTTCTTCCCAATTGGAACTTCCGGATACCACCAAGTTTTCTTAGTGAATGTTAACCCCATTACTATGAAACCAGAACAACAAAAATAAATTTTTTGCGTACAAAATCATTTTTGCGTAGAAGATACCATCATTTTTGAGCGATGTGTGGGATAACCCAGATGACTTTTACTAGTTGATGTGTTATTTTTCTTCGCAAAAATAACTATGAAAAAATAAAATAATTTTTGAGAATATTTATTTATGAAAATAAATATCTTGTATTAATAATTTGTTAAAAAATATCTATTTTTTTTAAAAAAAACTTAAAAAAAATATGCTCTTGACACGAATTATTGATCCGACGAAATTATCCAAAGGACAATCTCTTCTTATTTCTCTTGGATTATTTATCATTACTATTCCTCAATATATGATTGTTTATTATACTTTGGAAAAAATCAATACTTATTTATTGCCCACAATCCGCTGAACAAACACCCCCTCCATCTTCTCCCCCAAAATAAAGACCATACGCAGTCTCCCAATCCATGATGGGATTTCCAATTCTTTTATTGACCGCATTATGGAATTCCCATGACCATTTAAATAGACCTATATCTTTCTTTGTTGTTCCATCAATCACTTTCCAGTATGGATCAAATGGATGATTTGTAATATACGCATCAATATGTCCTCTACATTTCATACATGAAAAATTCTTTCTATAATGTTCCATTAAATCAACAAATGCCTTCTTTGAATTATAATCTCCATTAGAGCATGCTTTCTTTGCTGATGTATGAATATTATACCATACACCTGGACCGATATATTTAGGATTAGTAATTGATTTTCCTTCATGATGTGATTCAATTGCCTTTTCTGGATCGTATCCTTGAACGGGAGTAATCATTGGGCTCGTTTCAATCACTGGTCCTCCTCTTTTTTTCGCTAATACTTTCCCTGTGTGTGACATGAGTTATGTACCTTTTATTTTATTATTATTAAAATCATAAAAACATCTTTCAAATGCTTCTATCTGGCAAACCGTATCCGTCAAATCATCTTTCTTGGATCCCGCCGCTTTAATGACTGCTAACCCCATGAGATCTCCTGCATTCGTCAAAATTTGCGTACCAATTTTTACACCCATTGATTTTGTTTGAGCATACGTCAAATCAGGAGGGAATTCCAAAATTTTCCCTTTTAATTTAGGATTCACTTCACAAATTAATGGATGAATTCCATCTCCTCCATAACGAGTCATGAAATAAGCGCAAATATGTCCAAAGACTCGCATGACCTTACTATTGGTATGGACTTGACCTCTGGCACTAATAGGTTGTTGGCGTTCAATTAAAAAGAAATGACTTTCTTTAAATTTTTCATGTAATCCATCTAATGTTTCTTGTAATTTTTTTACTAATGGAATTGATTCATCCACAATATTAATTCGTTCAAAATGAACCATTTGAATTTTATTGCATTTATTCGTTTCGGAATTATACCATCTCCGTTCAATTCTCAATCCTATATTTTTGAATGCTGGATCAATAGAAGTATATTGCCTCCATTCGGTATTTTTCCACAAGAGAGGATTAGGGGTACTTAATACTGTTATATCATTCGATGTAACCATTCCAATTATTTATATATTATATAAATAAATCTTTTTAATGTTGAATATAGCAAACTCCAGTTTCATCATCACATACTGTCTTTGATGATTCTTCTTCATGAGAATGAGAAGGGGGATCAATGAGACGAGGTCCCTGATCCACATCAATCAAATGTCCAACAGATGGACCCGCTCGATGTTCATCTTCTTCTACTTCATCATCTAGATTGGGTTGATTCATCATTTGGGAAATTAATGTATTAACAGTCTTTCCCATATCAAATTGACCCGAGCTTAGATCATCCATCACCTTCTTCATGGATCCTTGAATTTCTGGAGGGAAAACCTTCGTTACATTTTCAATGATATTCTTTGCTTGAGGATTATTCATCATTTCTTTTAATTGTCCTCCATCCTCATTGAATTTACCAGCTAGACTAGACATCATTTGATTAAACATTTCAGGCATCTTTCCAAGAGGATTATTATTAGTTGAAGAGGAGGAAGAGGGAGAAGAAGATGATGGTGTAGGAGTACCCATGGGAGTCTTACCTAGAGCCTTTTCAAGAGGTTGAAGCTTTTCATCCAGCTTATCCGCAATAGCGGGACTGGCCATACGAATTAATAGACGTAAACAGTCATATCTAAGAGTGGAAGTCCACTTATTCGTGGGGGTATTTTCCTGTAGGAAACTAGCTAGAGGATTATTCTTATTATTCTTATCAGTAACGGAATCAATTTCTTGTGCAATACGGAAATAATTGCTTATATTTAGACGGATACTTAATTCTCCCTCTCCATATACAAGTTCAATAGTATCATTCATCCAATCACTGATGGATTCATCTTCAATAGCGGAGAGGTAATACTTGCTATAATAGGTTTTAGCCATTTCCATAATTTCCTCATTTTCCATCGCTTCAAATGCTCGACCAAAACTACGAATTTGTTTTGTGAGTGGATTCTTTTCCACATTCTTCGCTCGAGGGTTTGCATTGGCGATATTTCCACAGGTAGCGATAATATCAATGATATTCTTATGAATCAGTTCCTCCTTTGATTTCATTTTTATTTACTATAAACAACCTTTTAGAGGATTATTAATTAAGTATTAATTAATAATTATTATGCTAATCTATAACCTGAAATATTTGCTATAGTCAAATAATTTCCACCTAAAGAAACACCTGTTGTTACTATAAGATTACAATTATCTGGAAGATTAAGTATAGCTGTTAAATTAGAATCATAAATACCACGAGTTGGATTTGCACTAAATGCTACAGTATAAGGTAATGAATCTGTATAAATTATATATGAAAATGAATAAATAATAAAAGGTGTATTATATGGCTCTATAACTGTAGAAATAGACCATAAACCTCCATTTAATATATTATAAATAACATATGTAGTACTTGGATCAACTGTATATATTACATTAGAAAATAAAGTATTATTAGTTGATCCAAGTGGTAAAGGATAATAATTAGTTCCTCCAATATTAATTGGAGAAGGATTTATATTTGCTCCAGCATAAAGTGTATTTAGAGAAAAAAAATTATTAGAATAAATATTTGCTATTGGTCCGGTCGGTCCATCTGGTCCATCTGGTCCAGTTGGTCCAGTTGATCCAACAACATTGATACCTTGAGGACCTGTTTGACTTATACCTGTTGGACCTGTTGGACCTTGCGGACCTTCCGGACCTTGCGGACCTATTCCATATCCTCTAGGTCGTGTTATAGGAGTACATGATCGACATGTATTATAATTTGCATAATAATTGAAATTTTGTATTTTATTACAATTATTACATGACATTTTATTTATTTATTTTTTTTAAAAAAATTAATTTTACAAAATTTTGTATCCTGAAACATAAAATCCATTTATAGATATACTAAGTGGATTATCAACTGTAAAATTTAAAGTACTATTATTAGCAAGATTTGAAATAAAAACATAATGTTGATAACATGGATATTGTGTATTACCTTCGGAAAATATTAATGAATTATTATTAAAAACGTATATATTTTGTAGAGTAGTACCAGAAATATTTAAACAAATAATCCATGTACCTCCATTTTTTATATTAAAAGTAATTCCATCATATGTTACATTATTTCCTATTCCTGTTGGATTGGGTGAGCCAATACAATATTTATCTAAAAATATAGGAAAAAAATTTGTAAGTGTATTCCATGAATAACTAAAATAATTTTGCGAAGAAAAATTTATACCAGTTGGACCAGTTGGACCAATATCACCTCCTTGACCAGTTGGACCAATATCACCTCCTTGACCAGTTGGACCAGTTGGACCAGTTTCTCCAATAGATCCAATAGGTCCAATCGGGCCTGCTGGCCCTGTAGGACCAGTAGGTCCTGTTCCTGAATTTCTACTACTTCCATTAATAATTTTAGGTGTACATGTTTTACATGTATTTGTATTCATATAATAATCAAAATTAAATTTATTATTGCATGAACATTGCATTTTATTTATTTTTTAAAAAAAATAAATTTATCCAATTTGTATTCCTATAAAATTACATGATGTATTACTAGGTGTATCCATAGCAAACGATAAGGTGGTAGATGGAGGTATATTAATTATACTAGAAACATTTATTTCTAGAAGAAATTGTGTATAAGTTGAAAATGGGCTAACTATACTAGCCCCATTTGATGTGTTAAGTACATAATATAATGTAATGTTATTCTCTGGATTCATAAATGCTTTAATATACCATAATCCTGAATTAAGGGTTATATTTGTTCCATCATATACAACTCCCGCTCCATTAAGTAATGAACTTGGACTTAATCCAATATTAGTTAATGTAATAACAGGATTTGTAAGTGTTATAGGACTCGTAGTAGATAATTGTGTAGAATAGATACTAAAAAAATTTTGTGTAGAATAAGATAAAGCAGATGGTCCAGTCGGTCCAGTAGGTCCAGCTTGTCCAGTCGGTCCAGTAGGTCCTTGAGGATTACCAGGCGGTCCAGTAGGACCTGTTTCTCCAATTTTTCCAGAGAATCCTGTGGGACCAATAGGTCCGGTAGGTCCTGTGGGACCAGATGAACCTTTACCACCTGCTGTTATAGGTGTACATGAACGACATGTAGTAGGACAAGCATAATAATCAAAATTAATTGAAGATGATGGAGTATTATTGCATGAAGTACAATACATTTTTTATTATTTAACAAATAATAAATTTTTATTAAATCCGCTTTTAGAGGTTTCATTTATATTATAAAATAAAAATGGATTCAGTTATATCCCTAGTTTTATCTTGTAGAGATTATTCTCAATTACCAGACAGATGTATTCTATCTACCCCCTTCCATAGGAAAAAACATGTATCCTACGGAATAATGATTTGGGCGAAATCCTCAGACAAATGGTTAATAGTTAGATCAAAATATTCCTATGCATATTTCCTATTCCTCGGAGGTATGTATCGTAAAACAGATATAAAAAATATTATATCCAATATGACTCAAGAGGAAATATCCATTATAAAAGAATTATATTATGGGACTAAACAATTTAAAGATGTCTATCATGGATCAAATTATTATACCGCATTAGAACGGTTCTATCAAATTAGATCATGTTTAAGATTGTATCTAAATTTATCTGGCACACCCACTACAGCATGGACTTTCCCTAAAGGGAGATTGGAACATAGAGAATCTCCATGGCAATGTTCTATTAGAGAATTTAACGAAGAAACTGGGTTGGATATATACGATATAAAAGGGAGATGTATCTGCGAAGAACCATTCGTGGAAAATTATCTTTCATTTGATCATGAAATTTATGAAACAAAATGTTGGCTCTATGAAATTGATGATATAGTTGAATTGAGCCAACCTAACGGGGATGAAATTGTTGAACGAAAATGGGTTTCTACCGAGGAAGCAAGAACTATCCTTTCTCCAACTAAATGGTTAATGATTCAACAAGCAAAAGAATTTATTTCTGAAATGAATAATTATTAATTTAATTTATTATTAGTCAATAAATAATAAATCATGGTTGATACAATTGATTTCCCTCTCTATACTAGACTAAAACTTGAATCACATTCAATACAAGACATTCCTGACATATGGAAATATGTTATTAACCTTCCTCTGGATCATTTAGAAATTATTTATGCACTAATATGGCATCATTCATTGTCTGAATCCACTCCACAAAAAAAATCCTCTTCTGGAGGAGTGAACTCTGGATCAAGTAAAAAAATTAGCATTCCCTACAAGGGAAAAGTATTCGATACAGGTAAAGGAATTATTTTTCATGTAAAGGATATTCCATTGGAATTACAAAAAATTCTTTCTTGTTATGTATTAGCTTTAGTGGATGATAAATCATAGACTAGCACTGTATATAGGTGTGCTAGATGCTACAACTGGAGTACCAGAACCACCACCTGCAGAAGATGTAGTAGAACCAGGAATAGTATAACCAACTCCTGGAACGTTAACTGAAACACCTTGACCTTGAATAGATTCAGCTGGATTTCTAGCGAATGTAGGTAATTCGACTGGTTTAGGTAATCTAGCTTGTCTTTCTATTTCAGTAAGTGGGACGACTAATTTTTCTTCATTTCCACAAACACCTAACGATTGAACTTTAGCTGGTTGGAATTTACCTCCCAAGAATACTTTTATAGTTGCATCATTTGGAATGATTTCTGTTTTTGCATTAGGTGAAATACCCATAACTAATCCATTATTGGGATTTAAATTATTATATACTACTTCTGTATTAGCAAAATCTACTGGATTAAGTCTTCGAACGAATATACCCTCTGCACTTAGTCCACCAATCTGTCCAGGAACATTTGAGCAACCATCTACAACGAAATAGGATTCTCCTTGTTCATTAGGAGGAGTCCATTTAACGATCTTACGTTCTCTATTTAATAATCTTCCTGTATTTTTATCTACTACTTGTGTGCTCATTTTACCCTTGTTAAGTTGAAGAATTTGTTGTAATTTCTGGAATGGAGGACCTAATCCTCCAACATTTTGTATTTCCGCTTTTCCCTTTGCAGGTCCACCATTTACATCAGTTACATATATTTGTATAGCAGCAATATTCAGTATAAATAATATGAAAAATAATGCAGCTAATAATCCATTTAATGCAACACCACTTCGTATTTTAGCATTATCTAAATTGGGATCGTTTGCTAATTGTAATTCATAAAGATAATATGCATTAATTGAGAATAATATTATTCCATAAATTATACCAAAAAATGCAAAACTTATTACAAATATCAAAAAACGATCGATGGAAGTAAAAATTCGTCCCATGTTTTTAATATATAATTAAAAACATTTTTTATTAAGCTATTATCATACTTATTCAAGATAGTGTTGGAGGTGCATTAGCCGAAGATATTTTCAATCCTTTCTTTATTTCATTTTTGAGAATATTTTCTACAACAGTAACAGGATCTTTCGCTACACTTATATACCAATAAATAGCTACACCAACGACAATCCATAAAATGAATAATACCACAGCTAGAATACCATTACTCCATAAAGAAGAAGATATAGTTGTTTCATTCAATGTAGTTTCTTCCGGTATTTTACTTAATAAAATAGAATAATACCAAGTATTTAATGCGCAAATGATAACAGCAATAGTTAATATAACTAGTAATAGTGAAAAATATCCTATATAAAAATTATCTTTTGGACTATACGGATATGTTGTATTAGCCATTCCCCTTTTTATTGATAAATAAAAACAAATTTTTTTAATCTATAACTACTACTAGTTTAAAAATGAAAAACTCATATAAAAAAGGAAACAAATGGCTCAGATGAAAGAGTATAATTTGACAGATGATTCTCTCAAAAAATGTATAGAAGAAAATGTATACTGGCAATTGTATCCAAGAGGTAAATCAACAAAAATTTCCAAACTTAAACTGACTGGAGCTCCCACTCGATGGAAGCAGGAAGATTCAAAGAATGATTTATATGTTCCTTCCCTTAGAATTATTGGGACAGAAGAAGAAATTACTCGATGGATGACATCCAAGAATTACTCCAAGGAACAAATCGAATCCGCTATAGATGAAGCTTTCGGATCCAATAATATAGATGACCCAGAATTTAAAGAATTGACTAGTAAAGCTCCCATTTCTCGAGTAAAGAAACCTATCCTCTCCACCTCAGAAACATTAAAAGCAATCAAAGCATTCAACTCTAAAAAATCCGGCCCTATTACTTCAGTAAAACTCAAGGATGGAAATAACGAGGGAAAAACAAGCCCTCGAAAGAGGATTATGAAGAAAAATATTCCTACTACTGCTACTGTTACTTCTCCTCCCCCCGAACCTATTAAACCAGAAATTCTCAAGAAGAGAATTGAGCAGAGATTGAATGAACTTAAAGAGGGGATGGTTTTGGATGTTTCCAATTTAAACGACCAAGGAAATGGGATGAAAATGATCTCTAAACCATCGCAAAATGATCGTATCCGACATGGCATATCTGAACTATCTATCGTTTCATCCAATGAAACTTCATTTGAACATGTCATTGATGTATTAGGATTAAGCGATCGAAAGGGAGAATGGGCTATGGCGAAAACTTTAGCGAATGCTAGAACCCCCAAAAGAATTTCTCCCAAAAAGATTAAATCAATTAATGATGAATAATAATAAATATCTAACTGATTTTTTATTTCTATTTTTTCTATAGAAATAAAAAATGGCAGATTACGAAGAAACTTTTGATAAAGGCCGTCATTCATTCCATGATCTTCCTTCAGATGAAGAAGATATTAATGATACACAAGAGTATTATAATTCCGACGAAGAACAAGAGAAAATTAATGAGGGAGAATTAATGATGGATGCAGCAGATATTTGTTGTATGATTCGAGATAAGGCAATTGAAATGAATATTGCTGGATTCGAAAAATCAAATTTTGTTTTAAAGGTTTTTTCTTTGCTGAAAAAATATAATTCTTCCAACTAATAAAAAAAGCATCCCTCTCCAAAATGTGTCAAAAATGTCAAGGTAAACAACCATCCTATTTCCAATCTAATTCAGGCGCTCGTTCTTTCGGTTCTCAACAACCCCAAGGCCCTATGCCCCGTCAGATGCCTTCTGTAAATCCTCAACAACCCCAAGGCCCTATGCCCCGTCAACTTCCTCAACAAACACGTGACATTGCTCCCCCTCAACAACAACCCAAGGGTGAATCAAAAGATGTCGTATGCATCCCCACCTCAGCAATTGTTGATGGAACCTATGTCAATTATATTAGCCCTTATTATGGCTATGGCGGATATCCCTATTATGGTTATGGCGGATACGGATATGGAGGCTACGGATACGGCGGATACGGTCATCATGGTGGTCATGGTGGATACTGGCGTGGAGGACCCCAACAAAATCCCCAGTAAAATTAAAAAAAATATTTTTTATTTTTTAAAAAATATTTAATTAAGACTTTGAAGCATTTGACGTTTCTTCTGACGAAGAAGTTCTAGCTTGCGTCGATCATCATCATCATTGGAATCGAATGAAAATGATTGGGAGGATGAAGAAGACTTCTTACTACTCTTTCGTGGAATTTCTTCTTCCTCTGACTCATCTGAATCATCCGAGTCTTCAGAATCATCCGAATCCTCTGATTCATCCGAATCATCTACAAAACGAACCTTCTTCTTATTATCCTTCTTGGACTTCTTCTTGTCCTTCTTGGACTTCTTCTTGTCCTTTCGAATAGTCATTGACTTTAGTAGTTTATTCACTATCGAACGTTCTTCCTCTGTCATATCAATTGTTTGAAGGATTGATTGGACTTGTTGGAAATTTCCATTTGTAATGGAATAAAGTTCTTTAAGATTTTGCTTAAGGGATTCAGAGGTGGATTGGATAGACTTAACACGATCATCTAGATTTGTCGCAACTTGCTTAAGACGATTATTAATTGTTACATCCATATTCTTTGTTCCTTCCTCAAGTTTGCGAAGGAAATCTTGGATTGAATTAATCTGTGATTCGAGAAGCTTAAACTTATTATTGAAATAAACAATGCTACCAATATTAATAATTAAACTTGATCCACCAAGACTTAACGCTAGTGTTTGTTTAACGTCCATTTTTAATCTATTATTTCGTTATTCTAAAAGGTATTTACAATATTAAAAAAATATTTACTTTTATAAATAAAACAATGGCTCCTAAATCTAATACACCTATTTCTTATTACAAAGTTCCTACTACTACAACAACAACCACTAATAAATCTTCTTCTTCCTCACCTTCCAAAAGGAATTATGTATTAGCGGTTATTACTGCAAATGGATGTGGGCATTGTACTAAATTCAAGCAAATATGGCCCACTATTAAAGCTCAATTAGGAGATAGAGTCCGATATGTTGAAATTAATCAATCGTCAGTCAATTTTAATTTTGATAAGTCATATCCACAAAATCTAGGCTTATTCGCTCGATGGTTCCCGACCATGTGTCTCTTTTACGAAGATGAATGGGATAATAAGAATATAGTCTATGGAGATATTTTTAATGGATATATCTCAGAAGGTAAAGCTCAACTTAATACTAGACTCATCGAAAATTCATACAAGAATATAGATGATTGGTTAAAGACAAAAGGGGTATAAGATTAACATTTTTTATTTAATAAAAAATGTCTAAATGGATATTGTTTTATGTGACAGCAAATGATTGTGTGAATTGTAAAAATCTTAGTGTATATTGGGGTACTATCCAAAATACTATTAATACCGTTCTAGGGGATAAAATTATTATTGAAAATATCGCTTTCAATGAACGAAAGCAGTCCTCTCTTGATTCAACTAAATACCCCGTAGAATTGATTAGATACATCAGTTGGTTTCCTTCATTTATTCTAGTTGAAAAATCTCATTTTGATGCAGTCAAAGAAAAAAAGATTAAATCACTTAAAGCATCAGTCTTTAACGGAGAAGTACCTGATTCACCAAATTTTCCTGTAGTTCAAGTTACAAAGGAAAAAAAACTCCCAATTAATGGTCCCTCTCTTCTTTCATGGATTGAGAAGGAAATTCAACATTCTTCCTCTTCACCTGTATCTTCTCCTTCAATTCAATCACCTATCGTTTCTTATTCCTCCTCATCCTCTCCCTCTCCCTCCTCTTCTGAGGTACTCCCTGAAACACAAGCTACCTGTTCAAAGTATAAGCTCAAGAGTCGTTTTTCACGCTCATAGATACGCAAAACCAAAGCATACCAATAATTGCAGAGGAAGGAATATCTGGGTAATACTGATGAATAATATCAATCACAGCATCCACGAACGCTTGATTCTCTTCAACCCACTTATTAGAATCCATTTTTTCTATATAAAAATTTATAGAAAAAAAATTCAATTCATTTAAAATATGATAGACTATATCAAATAAAAATGGAAGTATTGATACCTCATTCTATCGTATTAAAAAATATGATTGATTGGAATGGTAAATTATCCAATATAGATAGTGAAGATCCATGCACAAAATTAGCTATAGAATATTACACATTGTATAGTCCGAATGCTTTTCCCAATACACATCCAATCATGGGAGATCCTGATACATTGTTTGACTTGTATAAATTTTCTAACTATTATTTATTAGATGAATTATCACAGACGATAGAAATTACTCAATGTGTCCATTGGATGAAGAAATGTTATCATAGGGCGATGAATGATTCATTATCTCATTCATCCAATAAGCAGTAAAAATACAATTTAATGGGTCATCAGATACTCCTTGATCATATAAATATTTTCCAAGAAATAAAATAAATTCTTCTTCATCATTCAAATCAAAATTAAACATTTGAATAAATTATTTTTTTTCTTTTAAAGCTTCTTAAAAAAAACTCTAAACATGTGCGGTGGTTGTGGAATTTCTTCATGCGGTGGATGTGGTCCTTATTATGGAGGCTGTGGATATGGCCCCTACAATGGTTGTGGATACGGCTATCCCTATTACTATAACGGTTGCTATGGCGGCTATTATGGTGGATACGGATGCGGTGTAAGCCCCTATTACTATAACGGTTGTGGTTATTATCGTGGTGGATGTTGCTAAACAAATAATACCAAAAAAATATATTATTGATATTAATAATATATAATTAATTTACGCCTTAACAGCTACAGGACGTGAGGCAAGAGAAGCCTTGTATTCGGGTGAATTCTTCCAATTGCTAGCAACTAGCTTGAAAATTTGCTTATGATCAAGAGTTGCGCCAGGAGCCAGAGCAGCTTGAGCATTCGCCTTTTCAATGGGGAGATACTTCTTCATATAATCGTTATAAGCTGAATTGCGTGGAGGAGCATTGGGATCCTTTGGCTTAGCCTGACGCTTAGTCTTTGTGAGTGTGACAGTTTCACCAGCAGGTGTAGTAGCTGGCTTGGCATTAAGAATAACTGATGCTGGAGCATTAGTTGCTTCGGCAACCTTTGTCGCACGCTTCTTTGGTGCAGCAACAGCTGGTGTAGCAGCAACAACAGGAGCGGGTGTTTCAACCGCCTTTGTCGCACGCTTCTTTGGTGCAGCAGATGTTGCTGCTGGGGCAGGAGTGGGAGGAGCAACAACTACAGGTTCAGGAGCGGGAACAGCCTTAGCAGGTGAACGACCCTTCTTAGCTGAAGCAGTAGCAACAGGGACAGCAGTTACAACAGGAGTAACAGGAACAGCAACGGGAGCAGGAGTAGTAGTCTTAGTCTTTGGAGCCATTTATTTTTAGTATAAATAGTTTTCCTTTTAGGATAGTTGTAGCTTGAATTTTCTTTGCAATTTTATGCATACAAAAATCTTTTAAAATACATCAATGAATTGAATTTTTTATTTCATTGATTAAAATTTTCACAATAAAAACATCTTTTAACTCTCAAAATGAACTCAGCTATCAATTGGAAAGTATTCAACCCCGAAAATATGACTGCGGCTGCGCCAAAGTCACGAGAAGTTATTACCAATCAAGGAGGAAAAGTAACAGCATGGAGTATCCCACTTAAGTATAAGTATCCAAATGGAGCAGTAGCTGAACTACAAGTAGATTATCCCGAACTTCATACTTCGTCCGGAATTAAGACGAAGGTAATGGGTGATGGAAAGTATACTAAGTATCAGCTCGTAGGATCTGTCTTCCTCAATGAGGATGATGGACAGGCTTTCTACGACAATTTTGTTGTTCCATTTAACGAACGAATTATTCAACTTATTGTAGAAAATTATGAAGTAATGAATCCTCCAAAGGGTCCCTCACCCAAGGATAAGGAATCCAAGTATCGAACACTTACTGAGGATAAGTATATGCAAACATTCTTCTTCCCTAGTGATAAGATTACAGGTCAAATGATTGAAGGATCCAATCCAATGACTGTTTTAAATCTATTGGATTTCCAAAATCTAAAGACACTTTTTACAGATATTAAGAAGAATCCAATTAGTGACCCTGAAACGGGAAAGCGTTGCTCATTCGAAGAGACGATCGATCTTCTCGGTGGAATTGGATTTACTTTCCGCCCTCGTGTATCTCATACCAAGATTGATTGTGGAGTTATTTACCGTGCCAGTTCATCTATCAAATCTTCTCTAGTATATAACTTTATTGAAGGAAACAATGAAAGCTACCAAGATGAGGTAGCGGAAGAAGCTCAACAAAAGTATGGAGATGCAGCTATTGAAGGATTCAATAATACTCTTCTAGCTCTAAAGAAGGCTAAGAAGGAAAAGATTGGGTCTTCTACTATGGATACTAAGTCATCAGAAGAGAATGATTCACCCCTAACAGGGACTGTCTATTCATCCTCAAAGTCTGCTCCTTCTCGAAAGACAATGACTATGGCCAATAACAAGACCCCCATTGAGCAAGAGCCTGAGCAAGAGGAAAATTCTTCTGAAGATACTCAAACTCAAGAAGTAAAGCAAAAGGAAGAAGATACTCGACCAAGTTTCCCAATCTTCCCCAAGCGAACAAATAACAAGAAGAAGTAAATATAAAAAGTTAAATCATATTATTTTATAAAATAATCGTTTTTTAATCAAAAAATCATTTATTTTTATATTTTTATTAATAATAAATATTTATTTTCATAAATAAATATTCCTGAAAATTTATTAAAAATTTCATAATTGTTTTTGCGTATAAAAATTCACCCTCAATTAGTAAATATCCTTGAATTTTTTACAAGGGTAACCCACATTTGCAAAAATTGATGATTTATTCTTTGCAATTTTGCGTTATTTTTGATTTTTACTATGTTTTTTTTAAAATAATATATTTAAAATAATGCATAGAGAATATTCACCAATTAAACGGTCATCAAAGAAAGTCCAAAAATATTTATCCCGTCCTTTGAAATCTCCTCTCAAAATAAAACGGAATCATACTTATACTAAATCTGAATTATCTAAAATGACTATACCAGAAATAAAAAATTTCATAAAGAGTTCAATATATAAAATTCCCTCATTTATTAGGAGAGATAAATCCTCATTGATTGAGTATGCTTATTCATTGACTATTTGATTTAGTTTTTTTGTTTCTCAATGAAAATATAATGATTATTATAATTAATAATACAGCTAATCCAACGGATACACCAATAATAATATATTTCGTTTGATCAGTTAATGGAGGAGGAGGAATAGGTTCTCCACCACCCCCTCCCCCACCTCCACCTCCACCACCCCCACCCCCAGGGGAAATACTACAATCCTGTCCTGGAGGACAACCTTTAATACAATTCACATAAATTTTTGCATTACTAAAATCCACTAATGGATTCGTATTATAATTATTAATGATTACTCCACATACATCAGGGCAATTTTTTGCTTCTGTGAATTTATATTCTGTTGAAGGGACTAAAAATTGTGTATTATTAGCACATGGAATAAACCAACAACTATCAGGAGCTATATTATCCTTTTTTAATTGGAGGTATGCAGGGTCATATAATTTATTAATACAAGCACATTCGGGATTATTTGGATGTTCAAAGCAATAATTAGTTTTAACTGCATCTGCGAGAGATTCATTCTCTGCTTGCCATGCTCGACACATATCCCCTTCTGTATCAATCGAAATAAATCTACTACATTCATAAGGTGTAACAAATTCTCCAGGCTTCAAAGGGTCATAAGGGCAATGATTGGATGTTAATCCACAAAATCGAGGCATAATTTCATTATTTAAAACATAAGTCGCTTCTAAGGGGTCATAAGCTCTCTGTGTAGAAATAAATGCTCTTTGATATAAATAAATATCTTCAAAGGTATTAAAATCTTCTATATTGTAAGTACAAGTAATAGGAATTTGATTTAATTGTTTATAATTTGTATCAATAAATTTTTTTTGGATAGTTACTTGTTCTGATTTACTTGTTCCTCCATAATAGTCTGCATATCTATTTGCTATAGGTTTATCAGAAAAAAATGGAGATATAGGTGTAGTTGTTCCTATCGCAGGACATAATCCATCAACGACAGGAGTACAACCGATATTCGCATAAGATCCCACTTGCCCATTCGCTTGGTTTTGAGTAAATGCCCATTCTCCTTCAGGACAAGTGACTTCACTATAGGATGTTATAGTTTCTTGGGTGTCACATGGATTAACTGTGCAACATGAATTATTACATAATGGATCTGATGATACTTGATATGTTTTAACACTCACAAACATTTTTAATAATAATAAACATTATTATTATTATTAAAAATGTCAGAATTTATAGTTGAAGTAGATGTTCCATTATCTAGGGGTATATTATCTCCTCCTAATGAATATACTGATAAAAATTATATTTGGAGAAAAACAATTGCTACCTATCCATGGTTAAATAATAATTATACTATTAACACTGATTCATTCAATAAAACTTACCTGCACGATAATTCTAGTGAATGGTCAAGTGATATCTATCTTAATGTAAAATCTAATATTTATCCTTTAAATGATAGTATTAAATCAAAATGCGGAGGACCAAAAATGATTGATAATAATTTATTTAATGTTTATATTAATAATACTAATTCTGAATTGGGAGGAAATTCTGTATGGAATTGTTTCTATGATGCTGAATTATTCGCTAATCCAGATCCATTATTGACATTTGATTTTTTACAAGAATATAAATTAAATGTAATGGAATGCCAATCACTTATTGAACCAAGTTGTAGGACTGGTCCTACCTATTATTATGTAACAAAAATTTTACCCGCTGTATGCTCTAAAACGACCAATACTGCTTGTCCTGCAAGTGTGGGTAAAACTTGCTCACAATTTCTCTCTAACGATTTACTAGGAAATGAATGTAGGCTATGGGCTGAAACATACCCAGAATATGCGGATGTAATTAAAAAAGATTATTGTTTAAATTTACCTCATGCGAAAGAATGTCAATGTATATTGAGAACATCCGACCCTGAATATAACCATGCTAAAATTAGTTATCCCGATGCATGCTGGTTTATCCCTTGTACTCCTGCTTCCGAAAATACATATTTACAATTACAAAGTGATAAATTAGTATTAGATAAAAATGAATGTGGATCAGCATGCCAACAGATATTTGATCTTTATGGATCTGGTCAAATAAAGGCATCATTTATAAGTAAAATTGATTGTAATTTTTCATCTTCATCAACTAATAAAGAAATAAAAGAACCCCAAACAAACACATACCCCTATAATTATATGTTGATTGGAATAATTGTTTTTCTATTTTTTGTATTTATTGGTTCATTATTATTTTATATTTATAAATAGCTATAAATAGCTTCCCCAATTAATTGGGATAATCGAGATACATTATCTAAATGAATAAATGAGGAATGATAATTCCCCATAAGTAAATTATTCGTTAATAGGATTAAATATTTCCTATAGTCAGATAATAATTCTACAGAAAGAGAGGGGACTATGGAAGATAATTTCTTTTCTATTATCTCCAATGGTTTTGTATCATTTAATTGTTTGCAATAATTCACAAAGGATTCATCCCATTCATTTAATAGGAGAGAAAATTGAGTTCCATTATTGGATTTTGTTACAGTAGAAATAGCTTCCCCAATAGATTTATTTATCGAAAATAATCTTTCCAAAATAATAGACACATCACTGGTTTGATATTTAACCAATTCAGAAATAAGATAATAATGTGTATAACTTCTTTTCATCCATAATGGTTTAAAATTATCCATACAATCACATGAAATGGGAGAATCAAATACTTTCTCCTTTATCGGGGAATTATTTTGTTGCATTAAATAATACACGAACATTAATAAAAGAATAGATAATAAAATATTTAAAGAAATGGAGATAATAGTTGTTCTGTCCATATTCATTTTTTAATTAAATAATCCCTATTTAATTAAATATCCCATGTTGAATATCCTTTTTGGAGGAAATCAATAAATGTGGGAGAAGAAGTCCCTTTGATATCCGATGAATTTAAACTATCAATATATTTCTGTTGTTCAAGCATAGCTTTTAATACAGATTTTTTTGATTCTTCATATTCATCTAATTTATCTTTTGTAATTTTTGTTTCTTCACCTAAATATTGCACACCAACTATAACGATTAAAGGTGAATTGGGAGGTGTCGTCCAATAGGGTCGAACCATATATACATGTTTAAAATTCATAAATAATTCGTTTAGAATTGTTTCATCCTCCATTGGGAGAGTAGTAATAAAAACAAAATCCCCATTGATTCTCAATGCAGGGATTGAAAGTTTATTTGGATGTTGAATTGAGCTTTGTATTACAACATTCACCCCCAAAGGGTTTGATTGTTTAATTTGTGTAATAGATGAATCATCCACTAAACGTATAATCCTGGTAAGGTCAATATGAGGTATCTTAGTCAATTTCTCTTTATAGGAGGTCCATCCCATGGCATTGGGGAATCTGTAACACATATATTGTAACCATCCAACAACAAAATCATCTTCCCCATTTACAAAGTAAGTAAATGGATCAGGAGGGAAAAGAGACCATTCCTCTCCAGGGAATATGGACCCTAATAAACTATCCGTTTCAACCGCAAATGCCATATCAATCGAGGTCAATGGGCTAGGTAAATATAACCCATTCGATACAGGGTATGCCCATGCTATAATAGATTCTTTAGAAGAATTTTTTTCAACTAATTCATTCCAATGCTTCCACATTTTTATTAAAGTAATAAAATTTGATTAAAGTTCCTCGTATTCCTCCTCCTCATCCTCCTCCTCTTCATCAAAGATGAATTCATTATCTTCCGGAATTTCATGAGTCATTTGATCCTTGAGAATATTATTTAGTCCAACAATCATACAATAAAATACAACTGGGATAAACAAAACATTCGCAAGAAGATAGGCATCACTAATCACTTGGAATACCATCATTTTTATATATGTATAGTAGAGTTAGTTTTAAGATATTAATAATTGGCTAAATAAATTTGTCCTGAAAATTTTATAGGAAGTTCATCTGCCTTTGGATCATTTGTGTTCTTATATGAACTATATGATGCATATCCACCAAAACCAGGCCCATTGTCAGTCCATGTCTCAACAAAAAATGCATTTAATTTCATATCAAATGTATAAGATAAGAAAAAATTATATTGATTTGGTACATAATTATTTCCTCCGATTAATAATCCATAATTTGTATCTATTACATTTTCATCTGTACCAAAATTTGTATTCTTAAAATAATTCATTCTAAATCCAAGAATTTCTTTATTATTTGATAAATTTTGTCTATATCTAGTTAAACTATTATTACAATATTCACCACGTATATTAATAGTATTTGCTTCTATTCCAGGATCAATAGTTATTATTTCACTTACTATATTCTTATTTGTTGTATCTAAAAAATATAAATACGTATCACTTGTATATGTTGTATAATATTCAAATAACATAATATCTATATTTATTGAATCATCATTATTAGTAGTTTGATAGATAGTATATCCTTCATTTTCTTCTGTATAATCTACATATCCAGGATATAACCAAACACTACTAATATTTTTATTTTGTTTAATTGCATTAATACATATATCAGTTTTAGTTAATCCCTTTAAATAACTTAATGGGACAGTCACTTTATTTATAGGAAGTTTTCCATTTTCAGGTTGGAAATTATAAAAATTAGTAATGGGTTGTGTATTATCTTTAAACGGTAAATATACTTTCTTTACATCAGAACAAGTATATGTAATAAATACTTTACATGTCAATAAATTATTATTATTTATATCACAGAATTTTGCATAACTATACTCAAAAAATCCTACATATAAATTTCCTTTATTAATATATACATAATATCTATAGTCATGGTTATCATCTCCTGAACATTTATATATACCCATTTTTCCAGGATATATTTTTACCTCATTACCAACATTATTTTTTATTAAAAAATATATATTCACTAAAGCAATATTTTTAGGATCCCATTTCCCATCTATACTAGTAGGTAAACGAAGATAATAATCACCATATGGGTTAAAATAATTTGATGTATCATATATAATTTTTAATGAATTGGAATAGGATCCTTTTATTTCAGATGTAGTCATTTCTGTTAATACATAAGGACAAATAGATATTTCAGGAGGTTGTTCTACAGGTGGTTCTTCTATTGGAGGAGGTGGTGGAGGAGTTCCTTCTGGAGGAGGATTTTCTTGAGATGGTTTTATCTTTAAAAAAAAGATAGGTAAAATAATAGCTAATGCAACTATTATTAAAACTAATAATGCAATTAATATTTTTATACCATTATTCATTTTATTATTAATAATATAATAAAATTTTATTCATTATCCATGGAACTAATAATAGAATAAGCTTGTTCAATGACCACTTTAGAAATATTGAAAGTGGTTGTAATTTTCTTCCAATCCACACTCAATCCGGAAATATCCATATAGTATTTCAATACTGCCGCTGTAACAACTATGACAGGCATCTTTTGAAGTTTGCGATAGTTTGTCCATTTATCACATTGATTCAATAAATCGTGTATAGCATCTTCTCGCACACCCATCACTCTCGCATAATGAGGTAAAAAATCCCTTGGCTTTGAATCATCATTTTTCATACGGTAATTTGTTCTAGGCCATGAGAATTGTTTTAGAGCTTTAGATATACTACTATCATCTACATTACACATTACAACAATTTCAGATTGAATAGGTACTTCACCCAATTCAAGGAATGCATTATGGATTAAAAAATACAATAATTGCTTTCGAACGCTTGATCGGCAAGTTCCCACTTGATCTTTAATCTCATCATGAATCTGTATAGCTTTTGACTTAACAGATTCAGGGAGTTCATAACTCATTATTTCATCTTTAACCGTTTTTGATCCAGTCATTATTTACTTTAAAAGTAAAAAATTAACTTTTAAAGTTTTTTCAATTCGAAAATTTTTTATTATTTAAAATGGCATATTGTTACCCACCTAGATACCCTAACTATCCTCCACCTCCCCCATGTGGTCCTCTACCTCCACCACCATGTATTCCATTGGTTAGATGTTATACTGGTCCTATTGGTCCTACTGGTCCTGCAGGAGGCGGTGGCTCCGGTTTAATTGCTTCAGGTTATTTATGGAGAGATTTACAAGATACATTATATATCGCCCCAGGAACTGTTTCTGGGACAGGTACAGAAAAAATGTTATTCAATCAGGCCGGTCCAATGATTGGTGGAATTCAACCTCATGTTAATCCTAATGCTATTATACCCAATAATATTTCATTTACTGGATCATTAGGTCTATTTCCATTGATTATTCCAGGAACTGAATTATATACTGGTCCTCAATACGATGGATTTATTTTACCAACTAATGGTATATATGAAGTTACTTATACAGTATCCAATTGTTGGCCATGGTTTGATGTAGTAAGTGAAAATTATAATTTATATGGTTATATATTTGGAATTTCAAGTCAACCAAATTCTTACCCTTATTCAGTATTTATTGCAAACAACGGCTACCAAGTATATACAGATCCATCTTCTACTTTATCAGTTAGATTACTTGATAATAATGTAACAATTCCTGGTTCAATTAAATCTATTTATAATGAAACTCCAATGAGTTTCTATGAACAAGGTAGAAGAACGGCCGGTTATTGGTTGGAATTCCCGGAAGTATCACATACTGTCCAATTCCAAGGAAATGCCAATGATGTTATTCAATTAGGAAATAATAATGGTATAGATGGGATATTCTCATTCAATGCATTACCTTATGTAAATTCTATCAATACACCAAATGATAATGTAGTAACTGGTAATTTAGTTAATACACTAACTATAAATTATGGTCCAAGACTCACTCCGCCAAATCCATACTCATATTATGTTTGTATAGAAATGGAATATTCAAATTCAGTACCTTCATTAACAGTTCAAGATGATTTAGGAAATAATTATATACTTGCTGCTTCCCAACAAGGAAGTGGATCTCTTGCAGGGTATTATAATTACATCTATTATTATGATTATCAAGTGGATATTAATAATAATACAACTACTCTTCCTGCATCTGTAACTATAACTATACCTAATGGAAATGTTAATTTAGTTGGTATGGCTGCAAGTTCATTAATACTTATTAATACAAGTGTAGGATCATTAGATGAAGTAAGCACAGGATCAACAGGTATAGGACCAATAATAAATGATTCAATGAATACATCAGATATCAACAATATTATTATTACTTCGGGAGTAGCCAAAGATAATACATTTTTTACACCTAATAATCCATATACTGGTATTATTGAACAAGCTCCGGTTAATATATTCTTGAGTGGATTTGCATCAATTACCTATCCAATTGGAACAATTAATCAGACTGCATCAATCTTAGAAGTAAGTGGTAATACATTCAATTGGATGGCTATTTCAGTATCAGTTAAAGTAGGATATTATCCATTGTTTGTTTCAAACCCTATCCTAAGTTCAATGTCTATTAAACTTCTTTCTACTGTATAAAAAATTATTTATTTATTTTTTAATAAATAAATAGTTATTCCCATGAGATATAAATTTTATTTTTACCAAATGATATGTTATATCCCAAAGCTCTATAATGAATTGTTAGTTTCTGTTTGAATGAATCGCTATTCTGCCATGGATCAAATAAATAAGTAGAACTATGCATACATCCCAATTTAATGGAAGTAATCATATCATTATTAATTTTATCAATCGTTTTATCGAAGCCATCGATAGGCGCATTGAAGTTTGATAGCACTTCAAGAGTTTTTTCTTTCGCTTCTGTTGCGTTCATTTTTTTGAATTAATTGAATTAAGTATTAAAAAAATTCAATTTTAATAAAAAATGTCTAAAGTTTATTCCCTCCAAGGAATTAATAGAGAAGAACAGGTAAAAATTGCTAAACGATTAACTGTGAAAGCTGAAACTCGCAATAAGGGAAAAATTGTTTATGGAGAACCCTTCAAGATTTATTCGGTGAGTGAAGATAAGAAATGGATTTCTGTTCCCTATTATATTAGTAATGAATTATTTCCTCCACATACATTATCGTATGACTTTTCGGATCTTCAAGAGGACCGTCCCTCCATGAATTTTACAAGTACTTTATTGGAAAATGAAGATAGGGATCAACAGACATCCATGAATGAAGCTTTGTCCCTCTTAAAGAAACATCATTCTATATTACTCGCTCTCAGGACGGGTTATGGTAAATCTATATGTGCCAATTATTTGGCCTGCCAACTCAAAAAGAGAACACTCGTCTTACTTTGTCGATCCGCTCTCTTAGATGGATGGAAAAATGAAGTCCAACAAACTTCATCAAGTAAGGTAGTACTTGTTAAATCTTCCGGGAATACAAAAATTACAGAAGAAACGGATGTAATCATTAGTATGGTTGGAAGAATTAATTCAATTGATCCAGAAATTCTCGCATCCATTGGAACTCTCATCTTGGATGAAGCAGTGGATTTTTGTACTCCCACTCATGTTCCATCCGTTCTCTCAATCCATCCTCAATATATCATTCTCCTAACTGCTACACCAACAAGACCGGATAAATTAGACTCAATTCTCTATGATATTGCAGGACCTTACAAAATAGTGAGAAAGAATCAGAATCCTTTCACAGTATTAAAACTTCTCACAGGATACCAACCCATGACGATTATGACGGAGCAAGGTGTGGATTGGAATTTCCTCCAATATGATTTGTATCTTTCCCCTAGAAGAAATCAATGCATTTTGGATTGTCTTTTATTGAAGCATAAAGACCATAAAATTATGATTCTAACCAATTTTGAAGTTCACGTTGATTTATTGGTGGATTTATGCGAGGGATATGGACTAGATGTGACTCGGTATGCGGGCAAACAAAAGTCCTATGAAAATGCTCGAATCCTTATTGGGACAACAAAAAAGATTGGGGTTGGATTTGATGAAAAATCTAAATGTGAAACATTTGATAATATCCGTATAGATTTATTGTTATTGGTTTGTTCCACTAAACAGCCTGAAGCTCTCGCACAATTTGTTGGGAGAGTTTTTCGAGCTGAATCACCGAACGTCATCCATTTTGTGGATGAAGACGCCCGTATAAAAGGTTCCCATTGGAGAGCAGCAAAGAAATGGTATGATTCCGTCAAGGGAGAAATTACCGAATTCCATTGGACGGACCCCTATGAAATATTGGATCAAGAAAGATTCAATTCTATCCATACTAAATCTCTACAAAAAGCTATCAATACAATTAAAGAAAAGGAACCAAATCATATTTATGTAAAATATTTAGAAGGTGAATTGAATAAATAAAATACTTTTTGTTGGAAAAAATAACAAGATTAAAAATATGGCTAGTGATCCAAACGCCCCGAGATTACTTACGGAGGAAGAGATAGATTATATTTTGGATAAATCATTTAATAAGCCAACAGAGGATGATCCTTTGAAAGCAAAAGCTCCCATTTCTGCGTCTAAATTAGATAGACAAGTTATGTATGAAAATAATATACAAATGATTCGAGCTCAATTGAGTGATATAAAAATTACTCCAAAAGCAATCCCTGATTTGATTGAGAGGTTAGTTTATCGATATACCAAAAGCCGTATCGAACCCGGTTCAGCGATTGGTTTCCTAGCAGGTGAATCTCTCGGTGGGCCTGTCACACAAATGGCATTGAATTCTTTCCATCAATCTGGTTCATCCAAAACAGTTGGATCGGGTATTGATAATTTGCGTGCATTGATTAATCTCACTGAGAGGGAATACACGAATGCTTCAATCCATTTTCAAGATAAGGAAATGTCATTCGAAGATGTTCTAAAAACAAGAAAGGAAATTGTTTCTTTAACTATGTTGGACCTCGTAGAGGATTGGGATATAGATAGTCAAGTCTATCTATCTGACCAATGGTGGTATGATGCTTATATGGAATTATACCCAAAGAAATTGGATGGAGTCATTCAAGAAAATCGTATTACATGGTTTTTACGAGTGAAGCTGGATACTAGTAGTATGTTTACCTACAATATTACAATGCGTGATATTCAAAAGACATTAGAGCATGGAGGAACAAGAGTTGTTACTTCTCCATTCAGTGTGGGAATCATTTATGTATATATTGTCCCCTCAGCTTTAGAAGCATTTACTAAGCAACAAAAAGCGATTAATGAAGATAATATTGTCATGTTATTTTTCCAAACGTCCGTCGTCCCACGATTCAATGAAATTTCATTTAAAGGAATAAAAGGAATTAAACGATTATTTCCTTCCGAGGAAAAAGTTTATTCTATTGTATTAAATGAAGAAAAGGAATATACGAACGAAGTGATTCAATCACAACCGATTGATATTCAACAAGAATTAAAGAGGACTTGGTGTTTGTATCTAAATTTTGCACAGATGGAATTGACTGGTATTACACGAGAACAATTAAAGAATTTTTGTGAATTATTGGGAATGAAAATCATTGAAGAAGATGATCTTAGATTAATTGTTCAACTTCCTCTAGAAGCTCCCGAGGATATGAAACCTTCCAAATGGAAGGATCAAATCATGGATAAAGAGGAAAAAAAAGAAAAGGAGTATAAGAAAGAACATTCAAATGAATTATATGTAAGTTATTCATCCGATTTATTGCAAGCGTCTAAATATTTATACGCAGAAACGAATGGGTCTAATCTATTGGAAATTCTCAAATTCCAAGGCGTGGATACATACCATACATACAGCAATGAAATTAATCGTGTCTATGAATTATTTGGTATTGAAGCTGCGAGAAATTTATTCATTCTAGAATTTAAGAAAAGTTTAGGAGATCAATATATTGATCCAAGACATATTGTTTTAGTGGCGGATGTCATGTTCAATCAAGGCAAACCCAATAGTATCACATTCCGAGGAATTAGCCGACAAAGGACAAGTTTCTTATCTCTCATGACGGTTGAAAAGGCATTAGATGTCATTCAAAATGTTGCATTCATGGGACGTACAGAATCCGTTGAAAGTACTAGTGCCTCCATCATGGTGAATAAACAAGTACTTGTTGGAACGGGATTCATTGATGTTGCCCCAGATGAATCATTCACTCAAACTATCAATGAATTGAGAGAGAAAAATCAAAAGATTAACTCGGATGATTTAAGTAATGCTTTAACCAATCTAGATACTATCGCATTTGGTGTACAGGAAAATGTTCCTTCCATCGAAGGAACGACCGAATCAGTCTATGATATGATTTTTGGAGAAGAAGAACAAGAACAAGTACCACTTCCTAAAGTGAAAGAAATGATGATTTTGGATGAAGCTCCAGATGTTCCAATGGAACCAACGATTAAGTTAGTTCCTGTATATGATCCATCATTGGATATTATTCATACTAATTTAGCCATTCCAACTACATCTCAAGTTGCAGATATTACACAAGAATATGAAGAGCAACATGAGACTTCCCCCAAGAAAAAGAGACAAGTAAAGAAAGTGGGTCCATCTAAAATTGCTTATGAAGCATCGGATCAAACAGGTGTAACGACTGGTCTACAATCTATCCCAGATAAAGAAGTAGAAAATATGATCGAAGAAACTTCTCTTACTCCTCCAGAAAAGAAAAAGAGGGTGGGTATCAAGAAACTTGCAGAATTAAAAGAGAAAACTCCTATCATAATTGCCCCTACAAAGACTAAGAAAAAGTCTACAGAAAAACAAATTGTTAAACCTATTCTAAATGAAGAAGAAGAGGAATAAATAATAATATAATAATAATATAATAATAATTTATTATATTTTTTTATGCAGATTCGATAGGGTCGCTATATGCAGGTGACGTTAAATAATTGGTTAATTGTCCTAATAGTTTATCTGATTCTTTTATAATGACTTGTTGTACTGAATCAGATGAAGCAGAACTATCATATAAAAATAGATAAGTGAATAGTAAAAATAGAAAAGCTATTACTCCAGTAATAAAAATAATAACCCAACTATTATATATACCATTATTTTCTTGGGGTTGATTAATAGTGGGAGTTGGAGTGGTAGTGGGAGGAGAAGAACTATTCATTGGAGGGACATTCCATGTTGGATTAAAAGAACCAAATCCATTATCATTGTTCATTTTTTGAAAGAACAAATTTTATCTCTAAAAGGATTAATCTAATCAGTTAATACTTCTCCTACTGAAGGAGTAATATTTTTTATATAGTCTATAGCTTGGGATAAATGTGTAGAAAATCTAGCGAATTGTTCCATCACTTTTAGTGAGACTAGCCATTGACCATCTTGGATAATTTTACTATACAAATCGTTATACATTTTTAAATTTTTCTTTACTATATCGAAATTTTCTTGATCCTCTGTAATTGAATCTATTCTATAATCATCATAATAACTATTTAATTCATTAATCACAGAACCAATCTTTTGAAGAATTTCACCTTGCATATTTGTGAATTTTGAAATTTGTTGGGGATAGGATTGAAGGACTTCCATTAATTGTTCCGAAGTCGTATAATTCATTCGAATAGCATACTTATGAATATCCACGACATTTTCATGTATATTATCAATGACTGAATCTGAATCTTGTACAATTTCTGAATATCGAACAATGGGATAAGCCATTACTCCAGATTGTGAATCAATGATAGCTATTTTCTTTGCAGGTTTTTCTTGATTCATTAGAGAGAATGAAACTTCTTGAGGGATGGTATCATTTCCAATTCTTGTAATAGTACAAATTTCAGTATCACATTCAAGAACTAATCCACAGACGGATGGATTTAAACATCTACTATAACCCGTTTTAACTGTACTGGGAATCATCATAGATGATTCACTGGCTAGAGTATATACTACATCTCCTTGATTAATTTTAGGCTTCATTCCTTCCTTATCCAATTGAACAAGGGCTTTCTCTCCTCGAGGAGTTATCACTTTAATATATGCTGTTGGTTCTTTCGATCTAATTAATTCCTTAGTATCTTTCATAATTTTTGAAACAATAGTATAGCCTAATTTTTTGAGACTTTCTTCTGCTTCCTTTTCATCTATTGAAATGGGTGCTTTGGGAGGTGAAGGTTTGGGTACATGAGCTAGAGAAGAGACGGGTACGGGTGTTGGTACAGGTTTTACAGGAACAATTTCTTCTTGTTCTATTTCATCATTTTCTTCTTCTAATGGTTCCTCTTCCTCTTCTTTTTCTTCTTCCTCTTCTTCTTCTGTAGAGGGAAGAGGTGAAATAACAATAGTTTTAGGCGCTCTACGAGAAATACGTTTTTTTGGTATTTCTACTACCGTTGGAGCTACTACTACCGTGGGAGGGGTAATAGTAGTAGCAGGAGGAGGAGGGATAGGATTAGAAGTAGCAGCTGTCTTTTTTGGCTTTTTTTGTTTTTTAGTTGTATTAGTAGGAGAAGGAGCTTCTACATCTGAAGCACTAACGACGACATCCTTAGTTGTCTTTTTTGGTGCCATAATAGTTTTTATTAATTTATAAAATCTTTTTAATGTAAAAGATTTTATACTAAAGAAATGGAAACATGTTCGGGGTTAAGGAATTGTAAATTTTTATACTTGTCTGTTTTTGACATTTCCTGTTTTAGCGAAATGAATTTTCTGCTCAATGAAGGAGCAGTAATTACATCCGAACAAGAGACTAATTTGGTTGAGCTTAGAGAAAAGAATTTCTCAAATGCATTAATCGCATCTTGAGTTCCTTTATGGATTGTTTCTCCTTCTGTGGTAACATAGCTACCGACAAATTTCCATGTATTTAATGCTGAATCAATAATTAATGTATGATTGAAAAATTGTTGCCAGAGGATATAAGTCAATGAATCAATCTCAGACCATTCTTTGGGTAAATTAAATTGAGCTATATACTCTTTTAATTCACTTAATACAATTAATTGTTTTTCTATACAATCATTTATGAAAATTTTTATATTATTCCAATAAGTTAATCCTAATTGTTTCAATGGAAGATCATCCAATAATGAATCCTTATCTGATGAAAATGGTAATTCGTGATTATAGTCTTGTTGGATAAATGAAATCATATCATTATAATCAACCCCTGTAATATGATACAGTAATCCTTTATTAGATAAAAGAATCTTATCTACACGATCTAAGAATTGAGGAGTTCCATACTGGAAGGGATATAATGTCTTTTGAGTGGAATTAAGTCCATTATTGACTATATCCGCATTCGCAGCAATATTTTGAATAGTGGAAACAATCGCATTTGGGTCCGTTTGAGCTATACCTTGACTCTGTTGAATAGAATTAACTGTAGTAGCAATTAATCCAGCTTGTTGAGCAGTAGTATCTATTGCTGTATCAACTGAACTAGCGACATGTTGGATACGTGTGGCGAATGGGAGATTTGTTGTTACTGCATTATAGATACCAAGTACTAAATTCTTTAATATATTATATAAAGCAAGAGCTAATTCTGCAATTTGAAAAACTTCTATCTGATTAATATCTTTTGTATTGGTAACTTTTACTTCAGTCAAATCTTTTGATACATCTATAACACATCCCAAGGATGCATATCTAGATCGCATCTTGATACTATTTAATGAAGTTAGATCGATGATATATCCAGTATCGTCGGATTTTTTCTTTAGTAAAAATGCATATCTTGTTTTAATTAATTCTAATAATTGAGCTTGTGTGGTTATACTCTTTACATTATTAGGTAAAAGAATGGATTTATTTCTAAGTTTTCCTGGATTTTTTGAATTTGTTCTATAATTGAAATCTTCCTGGTATGCTAAAGTCTTACCTAATTTGGAAGGTCGCATTGAGATTGGTTTAGAATTAGTTAATTCTTGATATTTAGAAGAAGATAATTGAGTGGAAGGAAATCCATCAATTAAATTATTTACTAATACATGTATTGGGGGATTAAATGCCATGGTCTTTTTTATTTTTTTAAAATAAAAAAATATAAATATAATATTATTATTAATTAATTATCCAATTCTCCATTTCAATCCACAGGATTGACAAGTGACGAATTCAGTCATAGGTTCATCTGCAGAACGAGTCTGCTTTTGACGAGCCATCGTCTTATTAGATCCGCATCGTTTACATACGTAATATCCTTCAGTGACATCTTGTTTTTCAGTAAGAGCTCTCAATTCAACCTTTTCTGCATCTCGCTCCTTTTTAAGGAGTGGATGATTTATAAACAATTCCTGTGGATTTTTAATCGTTTTATTTATAATAGTAATCTTTTCTTGGAAAGGAACTTCCGGAAGTCTAAGGATATCTAAAATATCCATAATATCTTGCTCACGAATTTTCTCCATTAATTTAGAAGCAATCTCCAATTCTTTCATGGATAAATCAGGAACATTTCTTTCCAGAAATTCATTCCATGTCTTAGTTTGAGATTTTTTTACCTCTTCTTCTTCTACTGGCTCATTCTCTGCTCCTCCTTCTTCTTCTTTTGGTTTATTAACTTTACGATTAATTTTCTTTGCAAGTTCTGTAAGAGATTCCTTTTCTTTTTGTTCCTTTTGTTTTTGCTTCTTTTCATACTTTTCTCTCTGTTTCTTTTCATTTGTATTCTCGGTTGATTTTTGTTGAGTACTATCTCTTTTAGGGGATTTTTTTTTCAATACAGGAATTTCAAATTCTTCTTGATCTTCATCCTCGACTTCTTCTAGATATTTTTCCAAATCTTCATCCGTCAATTCAAATACAGAAGACATTCTTGAATAGATTGTTAATTTTTAATAAATTCATAAATTATATATTCAATTGAAAAAGAATTCAATCTTTTTTAATAATTAAAAAATGGATCCAGATGACCTTGTCGATTTCCTCATTCATGTCCGTGAATTAGTTACTGATGCAACTGCGATTAATACCAATGCTACATTCCAAAATAAATTAGCGAATAATATCAATAAATAATTGCTTCCATTCATTATTGAATTTTACTGTATCTTTTCCCCATGGAGCTAAAAACCCTGCATTAGACAATTTATTATGAGATTGTTGGAATAGTCTCAATTTTGGTTTAATAGTTATTTCCCATTTATTCCCCACTTTTATATACCATTTTTTTGTCTCTAGCGAATACCAATAATAATTATATATTAATTTCAATATAGGATCATTCGGTAATGCTATAACAAATGATATATCACTATTTTTTAATATATAAGTTGATTCAGCCCATAATACATTATCTCTATTAAAAAAGAGTGGTTTATCTATTATTTCAATAGATGGAGGAATATCATCATCATAAAAAATTGCAATAGTTTTCGTATCATATTTTTTCCTAATTGGATTATATACTTCCTTTGACGAAAATGACGTAGAAAATTTAACAGATATATTCTTATTTAATACGATAAAACTATCTACCACTTTCCAATTATAATTTTTATACGAATCTATTATCGATTTTTCCGAACTACTAGAAAGAAAAAATGAGACATTATTAAAATAATAATCTTCCTCATCTTCATTCACTTCTTCATATTCATCTAGTGAAGAAGTTGAAATGGGAAATGCCAACATTTTTTTCATAAAAAAATATTTATGAAAAATTATTTTTTTAATATTGTCCGTTAAACAATGCAATGCTTTGAACAATGAATAAATAAATTAACCATAGGAATGCAATGAGATATAATGTAGCGAATGCGGGATGGGTTTGTTTGAATATAGCTCTGAAAGGGAAGATACTCATAATAATGAGGATAATTAAAACTACATATGACCATAATACTTGTCCGAATGTATATAGTATAGTACCCCATAATAGATAGAGTAAAATAATAGAAACGAACCAATCAATCTTGATCGATGGATTCATTCTAACAGCCCAATAAGGTATCAATCCAACGAATACATAGAAAAATACACTGAATGTAATCATTATAGCGGGATAATTTCTCAATACAGTACTCACATTGGATTGGCTAATTTGTAAACCAGTGATGATACTGGGGATAACTAATACTAATAATAAACTGATAAATGTAGCAGCTCTATTATCGATTAAATCCATTCTTTATTTTTTATATATATAAAATTTTCTTTTTTATTCTATTTGCCATTGAAATTCTGGCTCATTTTTATCCTTTAAAAGATTGTTTATTTGAGTGAATACATTACATCCAATAAATTTTTGACTTTGAATGGATGGAGTTTCAATGACTAATGTCCTACTCGTGAGATAATTTCTAATATGGGTTGTTTCTTTCCCATTCAAAATGAATATAACATTTTTATTCTTATTTATAATAAGTTCGCATGTCTTTCTTATAACGATAGCCCATAATTTTGTATGATCTCCATTCTTTCTATTTGGGCAGACGGATAAAGCCATTGTTAGAAAGAATATTCCTCGATAAGCCCAAGAAGATAAATCTCCATGGAATGGCTTTTGAAAGCCTTCAATTGTGCGTTCTAATTCTTTATACATATTTTGAGTCCCAATAGGGATTAAATCATCCTTCCTCACGCTGGGACCCAATCCTTGAGATTTTGTTTCAAATGTTCCATAGACTGTACCTTTTATGGGTTCATAGGTTACAAAGACAATTTTTACTTTGGATAGAGGAGTTAAATAATAGCATCTAAATAAATAATTAGGATCAGGTTCAAATAATCCCATTTGTTTCTTTTCCTCATTTAATATTTCATCTATCTCATTTAAATCTTCCTCTAAATCATGAATGAGAGTCTCCCACTCCTTCGGCGGATATTGAATCAAATTTTTCTTCCAATCCATTGTCTCCTTCTGCATAATTTGCTTCATGTAATTTTAACCAATTATTTATTTCAGTTGAAAGAACTTCTAAATTATCCATTACTTCAGGATGTCTATCATAAGTAACCACTAAATTCCTCAATCCATTATAAGCCTGTTTCACATGCTTATAAATCACTTTCTTGTATTCTTGTGTGGTTAATGAATTAAATTGATTCATTGCATCATGTATAATTATTCTAATTCGTTGATGTGTATCCCTCCCCGATTCATTATATACCATTCTATAGATCGATCCATACCATGAATCTGAATCCACATATATCCTCTTATTAAAGCACGGTTTTTCATTTTCTTTTATATTTGATATGAATCTTAGATCCACCAATACTTTTGACAAATGATCAGGCCAAATACTCATTTTATTTTGTTTATTTTTAATACTTTAAAAAGGATGATTTCGTATTTGGACGAAGCAATTTTTGGATTCATATTTAATTTCATACTAACCCCATTCGGGTTATTGGGTTATTTAGTAGTAATTTATTTAGTCGCATACGAAGTCTTCATTCAAGTCACATGCAATGAATCAGTTTGTTTGCCTAATAGATTGTTCGTGATTTTATTCACTCTCTTAGGGAGATTTGTTGGAGAGCTTGTTTGGCCACCATTGACTTCTTTAGGGTATAGGGCACTTTATTCTGAGGAATAATATTCAATAAAATATTTTTTAATTTTATATTAAAAAACATGGCTAAGGTAAATTCATTCATTTTATTAGAACCAAATTCTGTTCAAGGAAATACTGAACAATTAACTAAATTATTATCGGATTATAATGTTAAAACTATTTCTGTATCAAAATCAAGCGATGCAGATACTCTTAGATTTAAGATAGCTATTTCTCAATTAGATGATAAAGATACCGGTCTTATCCTTGTTAAGGATAATTATACTTCTTTAACGGATGCAGCAACTTTAAAGACTGTAGTTAATTATGCTATGAGCCAAAGTGATCCAGTGATAATCAATTTAGGAAAATCTTCTTCCTCCCAATCTGATTCTCTTTCCTTTGTTAAAGATAGTATTTCAGGGATTGATGCAGTCCTATTAAACCCAAGCGCTATTGCTTCCATCAAAAAGAATTATGATACATCTATTACTCTCTCTAATAAAAGTATTTCAGATGATGATGTACCTTTAAAGAGCCCCAAATTCTATGATGATGGATTCGCAGATGAAGAAACTATCCCTTCATCAATCAATGATGCTTTACTTTCTATGGCTAATAACAAAACAATCAATGTAGTATCCACTTCTACACCTTTATTCAATTCTAAGGATACAGGAATTGCCTATTATAACCCAACTGATTCAGTACCCACTGATGTATCTGTCGTTTCCGCAACAAATATTCCTCAAATTCAAAATACTATGAATACTATTTATGCTCCTTCAAGCACTGAATCAATGATGTATTCCGGATGGTTCCTTTTTGTATTAGTTATTTTACTCATCATCCTTTTAATCATTATTATTTACAGCTATTTCACTCAAGAAGATTATTACTATTATACTAAATAATTTAATATATTTTTAATATTAGTTAATATTAAAAATGTCTAGTCAAAAATTAACTGATAGGATAGCTCGTGTAGAAACTTTAATTGATGACTTAGTAAAAACAGTTGAAACATCAGTAAAGAATAAAGTGGAAGAAATCCTTCATGATATCTTACCAGAAAAAAAAATTATCACAGATAATGAAACTATTCATACTATTGATACCATGACTATTCCTGAATATAGTATGAATACACCTATTCATCCTCCTCCTATAGATAATAATAATAATAATAATCTTGTGGATATATCCATTCCTTCTTCCACAGAAGAAATTACCCCTGTTAAATCTAATACTCTCATGTCATTATTAAGTTCAGTCACCAAATCTTCTTATACAGAAACAGAAAAGAAATTACTCCATTTATATAAAAATTATGTGGATAATTTCTTAGAAACACATATACTTAATACGAAAGATAAAATTAATATGGATTATCGAATTATTCTAATTACATTAGAATTTATTTCCAGTGCAGAAAAAGATATTTGTACTCTTGGAGGTATTACTGAACTAGATATAGATATAGCAACAAATTGCGTATTATGGCTAATTTCATTTTATAAAAAAGAAACAAATACTACACGTTTAGATCTTCCATCTAATATAGAATTGCTTATCAAGTCATACTATGATTTGAGAGCTAAAAAGTATACCATAGATCCAGTAAAAGATATTAATCCAGAAGAAAAGGAGAGGAAAAAAAAGATGAGTTTCCTAGTTAAGTCAAAGGTTAGATTAGCCACTATTAGATCAAGATTTAATAATCGTACCGACTCAAGCTGTCTACCTTAAATAGATCAATTTATTATGTTATAATAAAAATGGATAATTATTATAACAGTATTAATACAGCCATCCTTATATTTGGACTTATTTCAGGATGCCTTTTTGTTATTTCAGAAATTCTCGGTACAATGAATAAGTATTCTTCTTCTTGTACTTCTATAACAGAATTTATTCTTAAAACAATGCATATAATTAGAGAGCCTTCTCTAGAAGAGAGACTAGATTATTTACAAAATCAACGTTTAAATCGTTCATCTCTGAGTAATACAATTAATATGGTTTAAATAAGTTGCTCAATCTTAGTTATACGTACACCAATTTCAGCTAATGTATTTACAACTGCATTTATACTTTCAGTATGACCTTCAACTGTTTGCTCTAATTTATCTACACGAGCGGTTAAATCATTAGTAGATTGAAGTTGAACTGTCTTTGTATCACCGTTTGACCATGTGAATGTTATATTGGTAGTATTATCATCAATGAGTTCTACATCTACATTAACAATAATATTATCCTCTACTATATCACGGGTAATTGTTCCAGTGGATGGACCTGTGGAAACTGGAGAATCAGTTCCAGTGGATGGGACTGATTCAACAGGAGAAACAACTCCAGTGGACGGGCCTGTTTCAACAGGAGAAACAACTCCAGTGGATGGTCCTGTTTCAACAGGAGAAACAACTCCAGTGGAGGGTCCTGTTTCAACAGCAGAAACAGCTCCAGTGGATGGGCCTGTAGTGCTAGTAATATAGTTTGATGAATTGATAACAGGGAATGTAGAAGTATTTACTGTATTAGTATTATAATTGCGACGCTTAATTGTGGCAAAATATAAAAGATATTGTTCAATAGAATTAAAAACGGGATGAGGATGTGAAGCCATTTTTATATTCTAAAATTTTTTTTAAATGAAAAAATTTATCATAAAACAAAGATTTTATTTTCTAAAAAAATGTCAGCTAAGAGACCAGTAAATGTTTTTGCTAATCCAAATATACCTATTCAATCTACTAATAAACCCTATGGTAATGCGATGAATCAACCTAATTCATCACCATCTTCTCAACAAAAAAATACAGGACCTTATGGTAATGCTATCCCTCAAAATAATCAACCTAGTCAAAATATTAAAAGTCCATTTGTAAATAATCAGACTAATATGATGAATCAGCTAAGTCGTTCTAATTCATTAGTATATGGAGGTCAACAGACTCGTCCCACTCCCCCTCCTCAACAACAACCCAATAATCAACCTTATACTCGCCCAAATCAACCTTCACAAAATAATAAGCAACAATTTTTCCAAATTGCACAACAACAGCAACAACAAACTCAACCCCAACAAATTAAAGTACCTGATACAATACGTTCTCCTATTATGGCTCAAATTCCTATTAACCCCGTTAAAGAAATATCAACACCTGCTCCAGCCCCTGCACTAGATCCAGCCCCAACCCCAGATCCAACCCCAACCCCAACCCCAGTTCCAGCCCCAGCCCCAGTTCCAGCCCCAGTTCCAGCTCCAGCTCCAGCTCCAGCCCCTGTTCCTCCACCACCAGAACCAAAGGTAATAGAAGTGATTAAGGAAGTAAAGCAGATTATTGTACAGCAAAATATTTCTTCAATTAATCTAAATTCCAAATTAGTTAAAGAAGATGGAATGGTTCTTTGGAAGCCTATTAATGAACCGTCTATTGATTGGATTTCAATTAATGAGGATGGCTCCCTAAAAATTCTATCTAATGGAATATATTCCCTATATATTGCCGGACATCAATTAGCTTCTTCTGGAAGTAAGATTGTCCTTAATAAGGAGGGATCAACATTCCCTATTGCTCTATCTAATGTTCAAGCGGATACATCTATTACTCTTCAAGTAGTAAAGAATTTTGTAGAGAATGATTTACTCAGTTTATCTGTTCATACAGATCCAAATTATATCCCCAATATAATGGCTGAATTGGTCATTGTTAAATTTGTTTAAGTTAATCATTTTTATTCAAATAAAAATGTCATGGTTCTCTTCTTGGTTTGGATATTCCGATCCCGAAGTTCGTTACATACCTTATAAATCAAATCAATCTATTGTATTGGATATGGATGAATGCTTAATTCATACATGGGATATAACTAGAACAAAATACCTTAAAAGTTTAGGTAGTCCTCAAACTGTCTCCATTAGGAGACATTTGTTTGAAGTATTTCCAGAGGAGACGAATAAATTTATGCCTATGTATGGTATCCTCCGACCCGGTTTAATCGATTTTTTAAATTATTGCTTTTCTCGATTTGATAATGTTATTCTATGGTCTGCAGGGACCGATTTCTATGTAGAGCAAGTCACTGATTATATTTTTTCTAAAACAGAAAAAGTCCCCAAAAAGGTAATGGCTCGAAGTAATTGTAATTATCAAGCGGATAATGGAAGTTACGCCAAACCATTAGCCAAACTTGCTTCTGAAGTGGATAAATCACTTACTTTAGAGAATTGTTTCTTTGTGGATGACAATCCAGATAGTGGAGTATTCAATAAAGAAAATCATATATTAATTCCTCCTTTTGACCCTGATGCAACTGTAGCAAGTATTTCCAAAGCTTTGGATACAGATAGAGCATTATACGATTTGATTGAATGGTTTGAATCCCAAGAAGCCATCAATTGTAAAGATGTGAGAAAAATTGATAAGTCTAATATATTTAAGAAATAAATAGATATTATATTCAAAAAATGAATCCTATTGAACTAGCAGTTTTATCTGACGATATAGAAGAAGTGGGATATTGGATGGATCGCCAACCATTTGATGTAGATGGATTAATACTTTTAGCTCAAAGTGATTATATGAGAAGTTATCTAATCCAATATGGAGCGAATGAAGAAATTCAATCATTCTTTATTCCTTGTCTCCCTCGTTCATTTGTTATTACTATATCAAAATTTATTTACAATCATTTTATTCGATGATTCTTTCTAAGATTAATATATAAAATCATAAATGTTAAAAATAATACAAATAGAGCTATTATAATAATAATCATGATAATATAAAAATAATTTTCTTGAGGCATACCTACTTTAAAATTAACATCTTGTATAGAACTAGTAAATAATTTAAGTTCTGCATTATACAATTTAAATCCATCTATATTTATCTTTTTAATGTAGCTAAATGTGCAACATAATAATCTGCTTGTAAATCTATAGGGTAAAAATTATCTATCAATTCTTTACATGCCCCTTTTGAAAATATACAAAAATGAAGTCCCCAAAATTGGTAAATAGGATCTTTGTTTATTGAGGTAGAAATAAATCCGCTTTTATCACTTGATTCCAATATAGAAGTAATTTTTTGTATATCTTTTTTAGAAATAGATTTAATTTTAACATCATCCTCACAAATTATTATATAAGGTAAATTTTCATCTACACATTTCTTCCAAAGATTCATATGACTCATAGAACATCCTATAGCTCCTTTAGATGGGATACCACTATGTTCTTTTCTTCCCTCCTTTAAATCATTAAAAGACCTAGAAGAGATAATTTTTTTTTGAATTAATTCATATTCATCTAATTCTTTTCCCTTTATAGCATTGAAATGATTTATATTAGTAAATCCAGTTTCTATTAATTTTTTTTCTAAAATAGGTTTTTTACTAAATGATATATAATATAAAGGAATATCAAATATATTCATTTTTATTATAAAAATATATTAATTTTTTATAATAAAATGGAGTTGGAAATTGTTATAGCAATTATCCTACTTGTTTTGATGGGGTTCATTATTCTGACTTATTCAGTATTTATTTTCATTCGCCCATTCGTTACAGTTCCAAAACATAGGATGGTGGATGGATCAAAAGGGAATATTCTAACATTTACTCAATTTGATTCAATGAAATTGAACCATAAAACGAATATCCCCAAACTCATGTTTCGCACAGGAGAATTTTATTTAGATAATATCCAATTCCAACTCAACGATTTATACGAGAAAACTATAAAGGATAATCCGGGATTAAAAGTGATATATTTTAGCGATGAAGACCGTAGACATTTTATAAAGAAATATTACCCTAGATATTTGAAAAGTTACGACTTGTTAATTCCAGGGGCGTATAGAGCAGATTTATTTAGGATATTAGTCCTCCATAAATATGGAGGGGTATACATGGATATGGGAATGAAATCGTTAGTATCATTAGATAAAATTATCGATTGGAATAAATATGATTTTATTATCCCACAAGATGGATATGAATTCGGCACATTTAGTGGAGTGAAAAATTATGCATTATTTAATGGATTTATGGCTTCTAAACCAAAGAATAAATTGCTTATGAAAATTGCTGAACAAATTGATATGAATATAAGGAATCGCCAATATGGAGATTCAGTATGGGATATAACAGGACCGGAAGTGGTTGGAAAAGTTCTTAATAGAGAATTAAAACGATCAGAAATTCATGCCTATAATGAAAAATACCTTGATATAGGAGGTATCAGAATAAAAGTATTGAAATTAAAGGTGGATTTATTATTGAATAATGCTTTTATCTATGAAAAAAATGGCAATGGTAATAGACTTATTCAAGTTAAATTAGCTCTAGAAAATAAATTTGGATTAGAAAAGAAAATAAAAGATTATCGAATCCATTGGAAAAATGGAGAAGTATTCAATGAAGAATAAAAAAAAATTAAATATTATTATTATTTAAATAATAATTTTTTTATATAAAAATGAATAACCCAGAAATTTTTAAGAAGGAACTTCAATCCGCATTAAATAATCCCCAAGAAAAACAAGCTATTATGGATTATGTTAAAGTTCTCACTCCTCAATTTTCAGATGAACAAAGAGATCAAATGTTTGGATTAATGATGAAAGCTATTAATAATCCATCTTCAGTATCCTCAACTTCCTCCCCAGGAGGGAAGAAAGATTATATTAATAAAGAAGTAAATGCTTCTTTATCAATAGCTAAATTACCTATTGATGAAATTATATATCATAGATCAAGGTATTACTTAGACATAGGCATTTCACCTCCAGAAAATTACGAGCCTAGAATGGATGTATCCAAATGGGATTTAATTGATCTATATGAAACTTCTTTTTATATTAGTAAAGATATCAATATTGATGTCCATAAAGAACAACTCAATAAATATATTACTTACTTGGAAGGAAAATTAGTTAAGTAAGTGATTAATGCGATCAATTGATTCTCAACTAATTCTCCATAGGAGATAGCTAAAGACGTTTGATTTGTAATGATTGCTTTTGCTTGATTTAATAGGTTAGTTAAAATACTTTCCCAAATAAGAGCTATACGAGGTTGAGAATACATTGAATTCCATGAAGCGATTAATGATGCTATTTTCTCACCATTATCCACCCATTGTTTATAGATTGAACCAATAGAATTTCCATCATTCAATTCAATCATCATTGATTTAGATAATTCAATATGTTCCTTGAGAAGGATTTTATATTCTTCCTTTGATTCTTTTTCTTCATTAGCAATAATTTCAACAATTGAATTGAGTTTAGCTATATACTCTTCATAGGAAGAATGATCTCTATTATGTATAGCTATAAAAGTAACCTTCATCCAATGTGAATAATCAATCCATAATTTATACTTATATAAGAGTTTAGAGGTTGATCCTCCAGATTGATCAGTTTCTTCTTTTTCCTTTATTAAAGAAGAAGATGATCCATTAAAATAATAATATAAATAAATACTTACAAGTATCATTAATAATACCAAAGTGGAAATAATTATAAAATAGAGCATATTTTATAATTTTATTTATCTTGCTTTATAGAGGATCTAGAAAATTTTGGACAAGTAGGTAAATGCATATTACATGAACATTCCATTCCCTTTCTATGAGAATGATTGGGTGAGCTAAATGATTTAAATGGATAAATTTCTTTCTTTATTAAATCTTGTATTTCTTTGAAAGTAGACATTATTTTATTTATGTTTCAATAATAAATTTTCGATATTTTGTCTAGTAGAAACAGTCTCAGGGCAATAATACTCCACCCATGAGGGAATCATATTTGTTGGAACCCAATAAGGAGCAGTAATTAGATATACATCATTTTTATCGCTCAATTGTTTCTTATATTGGTCTCTACGAACTTGATATTCAAATTCTTGGCGAGTTTTATGGTATCTATTAGGGAATTGATAATGATGGATACCGTTATGTTCTCCCGCAATTTTTAGCTCGGGATTATAACAGTCATATTCAAGCAATTCTCCAGTCTCTGGATTCACCAAAAATGAAGGTCTAGTCGTAGGGAATCCTTTTTGGTATATCTTTTCCAATGTTTGACAAACTAATTGTTCCCTAATTAATCCTTTATATTTATAGTATCCTTCTTTAACGGATTCATTATGGAGAGATTGATTGGATTCATCTGGTTCATCGTCGTAAATAATATCTTCAGTCTCAATTTGTTTTTCTTCTTCTTTTTTATTATCCTCTTTCATAGGAGGAATAATATATTTATTGGTATTACTATTATTATAATTTAATTTAACAATATAAACTAATATAACAATTAATAAAATAAAATTCACTAATATAGCAATCCAAATCAACCATGAACCATACCATGACATTTTATTTAATAGTTTTAAATATATTATTATTTTTTATATCGTATAGTAAACTTTAAAATTTTAGCCATAGATTCAGGGCTATGCACCTCTTTCATTTTACTATTACGGCCTTTTAATGTTTTCCATGTATATGATCTTTGTGACCCTACTTGAGTACTAATCCACATTTTACCATCATTACCACGTTTAATTTTTCCCTTATAATCATTCGCATGGTATGGAGGGCTAGGTCTAGATGTATATTTCTTAGTAGTGGATCTACGAGGAGGAGGAGAACGTTTATTAGGCATTTTATTTAATAAGAATTAAATAAATCTCTATTTTAATCTTAAACAAGAACCAGAATAAAGTGATGCATAGAATCTATCCTCTTCTTGGATAGAATCCACTACCTCTATATTGGATTTCATTTCAATAAATTCAAATCCATTCGAAATAAATTGGTTATTTAACCAATCTATATCCACTAAAGGTTCCATATACAATTCCTTACTGGAGAATGGAAGTAATACCTTGATATACAATAATTTTTTCTCTGGGTTATATGTCTTTGTCTTTTTCACATCATAATTCGCCATTAATTTATATTTAATTTCTCCACTTTGTTGATCAATTACTTCATAATTTCCATTGTATTCTTTCAATAGATTAAATAGTTTCTTTCCATCAAAACAGGTATAGAAAAAGTATCCTCCTTCTTTAAGGGAGGATTTAACTATCTCAATAAAATTTTTAATTGTGGGGGTAAAATAATGAATCGCCATTTGACATGATACTGAATCCGCTTTCTCTTTGACAGGGAATAAATCCAATGTATCTTGATACTCTTCATACGAGGAAGATAAATCGAATAAATTATAATATATATTAGTATCAAAGACAACTTTCTTTGCAAATTCTGGGTTGTATTTTCTCAAAACAACTTCATTGAGAGCCATCAAATCTTGATCCACCATAATCACATTATTGATTTTATGATCTCGATACTTTTTTATATCCGATCCTTGTCCTGCAGCTAAATCCACTAATAAATTGACATTTTGTGAATACTTATTGAACCAATAATTCTTAAACATAGTATTCGCCAATCGAATAGAGTTATACATTGGTGGATTATTCGTCGTTTCAAGGAAATACGATTGAATGCTTTGGTTTGAGAATAATTGATCAAGTGTTAAAGGATCAAATAATTCAACAAATGTTTGCTCTGCAATAGAAATATAATTTCCATATAATCCAGCTTGCGATTCAGCATCTTTTTGCTTATCCTCTCTCGTCCTGATATAGTTCCATTTGGATGTTGAAACATCAAATAGTAATTCAACAACTTTATTATCTAGATTGGGTATATCCGTTTCGAAAAAATATGCATCAGGTAAAGCCATAGGAGAAAATTGAATAGGTACATTAATCGTTGAAATTCGAGGGAATAAAAATTCATAATCAGGTAATTGACGTATCCCAACTTTATTTCTCATTGATTTATGAATATAATTAAATAAATAATAACCCCCTTCTACTTCTTTACAAAAAAAGTCAATAGTGAGATACTTCTCAGGTTTCCATTTATATATTTTTCTTTCTCTATAATTGGAATCATCTTTATTCGTCCTATAAATAATTAATCCATCGCCTTCCTCCATCATTTGATTCAAGGTAGATTTATTCTTTTGGTATACATCCGATGGATTGGAACCAACAGTAATAGATTCTTTTACTTCTGCATTTAATTCTTTCGGTAAATTAGTTAGATAAGATAATACTTCTTTATACGGTAAATCAAAGACATTTTTATCTCCAACAACAATTGCATCAAATACAATGAATTTATTCTTTTCTGGGAGATATTCTCCCTCTAAAAGATATTCTTCTTTAATCGATGAATCTTCAATTTTGAAGAGTGTATTATTTATGATATACTTTTTCATATTTTTATTATACATAAATACATGCTCTCCATCAGTCTTGGATAACACAATAGAATGTTGGATGGATCCAAGTAATTTCTTGTATAAATATTTTGTTAATTGGGTTGGATTCACGTATAATTGTTTGAATGATTTATAATCTGGCTTTCTTACCAAATTAGCTACTTCATCCATGACTTGTTTTTTTGAAAGAGTAATAGTAGTAGTAGTTATACTAGATGATGGAGATGATTTACTAGGTGTTTTATATACCTTATCCCATACTTTAACTGGAGAACCAACAGGTCCTCCTGATAATTTCTTATTAAATTCTTTCTTAGGTTCATTAATGACTGGAGCAATCAATGTTTCTTTATTTACTAGAAATGGTTTTCTAATAATCACTATATCCTTTCCATTTTCAAAATAGTATTTTCTTTGAGCATCATTGAAATTAATCTTTGATACAGCATCAATAATTCTCAATGGATCAACGAATGGGACTAAGGCATTTCCATGCTTGGATCCTTCCATATCTATAATAAATTTATCTGGGAATAAATCTCTTACCGGACTAAACGTATCCTGAACATATACTCTCAATTGAGCGGGGATCAACTTAATCGATTTGGGGGGTAAAACACTCAATAATTGATGAGGGATGAAAAATTTTATCGGATCATTCTTATTAGGTAAATAATCTCCTTTAACAGATTCATCATCTAATTGTTTTGCCAAATCAGCTAATTCCCTCAATAAAGGTGCATGGAAATAGGGGTAATAATAGGACTCGCTTACATGCGAGGGACCTCTAGTATAATATCTCAATACCCAAGCCATACCTCCCAAATAACTATTAACTAAATCATTGAAATTTTCTTCATTCAACCCAAATGGAGTATCCGTATTCATTAAATGAGAGAATACTTCAATTTCTTTATTGGGAGGAGGGGAAAGAATATAGTTATACCATCTCTGAGATAATTCTTTCATATTTATTTGATGACTTTGAGGATCCATTGTTTCCTTCAAAATAGTTAAAGGATAATCTTGTTGTTTATAACTCAATGAAACGAATAAATCATTTTCCATATTCGCTATATAACTCAAAAATGATCCTAAATTTCTCCAATCAATTTTTAAATCGCTTGTAGTTAACGATTTATTAATTCGCTTATATACTTTCAACATTTCATTTAATGCATGTGTCATATCACTTAAACTCACAACCCCGGGAAGGAAATCATTCCCAACCAATGTCATTAATACACAAAAATCCACTAAATAGGAACTTTTACGATTCATATAATGGTATAACCCATTTTTAATCGCTTCAATATTCACTACATCTCCTGTATCTTCTCTTACAAGATAAACATTATATACAGGAGAAAGCATGGATAATACAATAAGATCCGCATCCAATCCATACATAGCATGGGCTTTTTCGGGACGTTGAAATTCAGGTCTACTCCTATATATATCCATAATTTTATGCTCTCCTTCTCCCCTCACTAAATGATTGCTATAAATCACTAAAGGGGGAAGACTTAATTGATTATCTTTAATCCATTTTGTTAGATAAATATCCAATCGAGCCATAAAATCAGTCCCACTGGTAATTGAATTGGAATCAAATACCATATTGGGAGGACGTTCTTGAGCGGAGCGATATCTTCGTTGGCGTTGTTGTTTAATCTTAGCTAATGGAGCAGTTCCATCAACCGCTAAAATAAGAGCTTCTCTTGGTTGAACATAATTCAATACTTGAAGAATCATATTAGAAACAATTTTATGATAATCTTTTTCCAATTCTTGCGGGCTAGCAGTTTGAATATACGCTTTTCTCGCTTGATAAGCTCTCTTTTTTTCTTCTGGGAAATTTTCTACATCTTTTTCAGACATATAACAATAACAAAATTGTGCCGAACTATGTAATAATCCATTCATATCAATTGATAATGTATGAATAAATTCTGGTACATAAGTAAGGACAACATTGGGGTAAGGTAATCTCTTAACCCAAGTTTTATAGAATCTCGGTATCCCCATGTTTTTTTAATAAAATAGATTATTAATTAATTCATTTATGGACAGTAAAATTTTTTTGCGTAGAAAATTTTTTTGCGTAGAAGAAACCATCAATTTTCACTCCACTGAGGGTATATACACATCGCATTTTACTAGTAAAGGTAAATTTTTTGCGAACAATTTGTTCTAGGGTGAATTTTTGAATGAATTTTTTTCCATTTTTACTAGTAAAAATATCAAAAATAAACCATATTTTTTGATATTTTTTAATTTTTGAAATGAACTTTTTTTAAATTTTTTAGAATCACTTTTACAAACAAAACCTTTTTTTTCCAAAAAAAAATGTCGGTCGATAACATGAAACATAGTTTTGAGGCTTGTACTAATATGTATACACATGTGAATTATTCGCAAAATCCTGGAAGGATGAAGTTGAAGGATGATCGTGTATTGAAATTTTGGACTGACTATTGCACTGCTTTGGAACAATCAAAAACGAATAAATCCGTTAAATTATATATTGGAGAACGAGTTAAATTTCAAAGTCCAATTGTAGTAAACATCAATTTATCGTTCAATGAAGAATTGGAACATTTTGATGAAGAATTATGGTCATTTTTGGTAGAGATTGTTTATGAATACCAAATTGCTCTTTTTGAATTATTGAAACAGCCCGAGGATGGAACAAATATCTTATTTTCTTGTCTATTAGCTCCACAAAAATTAATAATGAATAAAGAAAGTCAAATTACATATACTTATCGCTTACAATTTCCATATTGTCGAGTGGATCTTCAATATCATCAAAATGTTATTCTACCCAAAGTAATCCAATCTTGTCGAAGCGATAATTTATTTACAAAAATTAACGGACAACAGCCTTTATACGATTGGAAGGATATTTTAACAATCCCAAAAGAGACTGTTCCCTTGTATGGAAGTATCGAAAGTTTAAAATATTCCCCCTTGTATTTAAGGGCTATTTTTAACGATATAACTAATATTGATATTGATACGGATGCATTGAATGATAAATTAATTACGAATGTAGAAGATATTTTTGATCCATCAATCCATGATCATGTTGCAAAGGGCATGATTGATTTGAATGAAGTAAATTTTTCTGAACCAAATCGTTGGTTTTGGCTTCCTATGTTTTTTAGTATGTCATACTGGAATAAGGTTGTTCTTCCAAAAGAGTCTGGCAGACAAGTTTCTTTAACACCTAGTCTAGATATGACCATGCAATCAACCGAAGAACAAGGAATTGTTGAATCATTAATTCCTTTCCTTAGTAAGAAAAGATTTTCCACCGAATCAGTATGGATGGATATAGGTCAAGCTTTGCATTATGTTTATAAAGGTGGAAGTAGAGGAAAATCTACCTGGCAAGAAATCACTGAAAAATACACAACATTTAAAGCATCGGAATGCGAAGCTAAATATGATCGATTCAATAATTTCCCAATGATTACTCATCGAACGATCGCATGGTATGTGTATATGGATAATCCAGAAGCATATGAACAATGGCATCAACGATGGATTCAACCCGCATTGGACGATCTCTTTAGAGATCCAAATAATATTACTCATGCGGATGTAGCAAAAGTTGTATATAGAAAATATTGGTTAGATTATGTCTATGAAAATGAAAATTGGTATGAATTTAATAATCATGGATGGACATTCCAAGGAAAAAAACCTGTTTGTATTAGAAAAAAAATTGTATTTGATTTTATTCCCTATCTAATGAAATTATCTGGTCAATATAGATTGAAACAATCCGAACAAACGGATGAAAATGAAAGGAATTCTTTTGAACCAAAGATTGATTGTTTGAATTCAGTGATAAAGAAAATGAAAGTTAAATCGTTTATTTCACAAATGGTGGATTATAGCGATGTATACTTTGAAATTCCCAATTTTAGTGCTCAATTAGATAGAAATCCAAAATTGATGCGACTATTAAATGGTGTTATAGAATGCACTGATACTCAAGCTATTTTTCGTGCGGGAAAACCAGAGGATTATTTGAGTCATCAAGCGGGTGTTAAATATAATGTTAATCTAAAATGGACAGATAAAATTGTTCAAAATTTCGAAAAATGGATGAAACAAATTTTTATCGATAAAGATGTCATTCGTTATGTATTGAAACTATTTTCATCCTTTTTACACGGAGGAAATATTAATAAGGAATTTATTGTTTTCAGTGGAGAATTTGGAAATAATTGTAAAACAACTATAGTCACATGTCTCAGAAAGGCTTTCGGGAATTATCACGTTGAAATTCCTACATCCGCTTTAACGGGTAAACGAGGTCAATCGGAAAATGCTACACCCGCTCTTGCCCGTTTAGCAAATGCACGAATTGCCAGTGCGAAAGAATCGGATGAAGGAGATAAAATGCAAGTGGGTGTGATTAAAGAATTAACTGGAAATGAAAATATCTTCGCAAGAAAGCTACACGATAACGGTGGAGACATTGAACCTCAAGTTAAACTAATTTTCCAATGCAATACATTGAATGAATTCAATCATCCAGATCAAGCGATGAAGAATCGTTTAATTAATATCCCATTCAATAGTATTTGGACTAAAAATGCTCCTGATACAGAGGAGGAACAATTCAAATTGAGAAAATTCCCATTGGATCCCTATTTCAAGGATAGGATCCCAGAATATGCGGAAGCAATGATGTGGGTCTTAGTTCAATATTACAAACATTATTGTTCAGAAAAATTAGATATTCCATTAGAAATTAAACGAAATACAGAAAATTATTGGAGAGAACATGATCTCCATCAACAATTCATTGATTCCGAATTAATCCAAGTGAAGGATGAAGAAAGAAAAGCGAATGTTTTCGTTACAATGAAAGATGCATGGAATATGTATACAAATTGGATGCAGGAAATGCATCCTCAACATAAGGTGGGAGATTCAACAAAATTCTATAAAGAAATGGATAAACGATTGGGACTGAGAAAGGATCGCCGATGGTATGGATACATGATCAATGAACAAGAAGTTTACAAAAATTCTTGAAAAAAAAACACTATTTTTACTAGTAAAATGTCAATTTTTTTCATAGTTAAAAAATCAATTTTTTATTTCATACATATTTTGTGTATGAAATAATTTAGTGCATTAGTAAAATGCGATGTGTGTATACCCTCAGTGAGTCAAAAATTGAATCATTCTTCTACGCAAAAAAATTTTCTACGCAGACTTTTTTAATAATCTTCCATTATAAGCCATTTTATCCACTTCCTCATTCCAATAAACACCTTGATGGCTATATACATGAATAAATGAAACTTTTATATTAGATGATAATAAATCAAGGATAGGTTTAATTAAATCTTGATTTTCCACAGAATAACCATTCGCTGTTTTCCAATTATTTTTTTGCCAATTTTTATACCAAACAGTTAATGATTGAATACAATAATTACTATCTGAAATAAGTTCAATATCCGTCAAATTTTCTTGGACGGCTTTTTGTAAACCAAAATAAATCCCTGATAATTCCGCTCTCTGATTTGTTTGCTTCCCTTTTACAGGGCCGTATCCATATGAGATAGGTTCATTATTTTCCAAAACAATATACCCATATCCCGCCAAACCTTTTTCATAGGATCCATCGGTCCATACTTGATATTTTTTGGATGGAGGATGAGGAGTAAATAAATTTTTCATTTTTAATTACTTGATTATATAATTAATAATTATATAATTAATTAAAATATTCAAATTAAGAATTGAATATTTTAAAACGTGAATCCCCCCTCACAAAAACCAATGGCTTCCTCCTCTCGTACCTCCTCCCAAAAAATGGGTCAAGCAATGGTGGCAGACGATTACGATAATCTCACTATGAGAGAACAAGTTCGTCTCCGCCCTGGAATGTATATCGGATCCATCCGAAAAGAGGAAGTAGAAGAATGGGTTTATGATTTTGAAACGAATGTACCAATTAAGAAAGTAAATACTATCCCAGAAGCAGTTAAAAGATGTTTCTTTGAAATTATTAGTAATGCAGGTGATGCAGTTATTCGTTCAAGAGAACGAGGATTCGACCCCAAAATGATTGAAGTGGATATGGATAAAAAAACAATTACTATCACTAATTATGGATGTCCCATCCCTGTAGAAATTCACGAAAAGACTCAAAAACTTGTCCCAGAAATGATTTTTAGTGATTTTTTGAGTTCATCAAATTATAAGAAAGATCAAGTTCGTAAAACAGCTGGATTGAACGGTGTTGGATCAAAAGCAGTCTTTGTTTTTTGCACAGAAGCAAAAGTACTTGTTAAGGATCATATTAATAAGAAAGAATTCTTTCAAATTCATCGAAATGCTCTTCAAGAATCTACTCCAGCGAAAGTAATCCCTTATAAGGGGGCGGAATCAATGGTTCAAGTAAGTTATACATTGGATTTCCCATTCTTTGATATGACTGAATATACCATGGATGCAATTCAATTATTCGCTCGATATACCATGGATTATTCTTTGAGTTGCCATATTCCCACTCGATTCAATCAAACACATTTCAATGTTGATACAACAAAGAGTATGGCAAGTTATTATATGGATGAATCAGTCATTCAAACATGTATTACATACGAATGCAATGCAGAAATTGGAGGAGTTAAAAAGGAAGTACAACCAATACCTACTCCCAGTTCATCAAAGAAATCTACTCAGAAAAAGAAAGCTGTTTTTGAAGAGAATAATATGGAAATTTGTATTTTGGATACACCTTTTGAAGGACGAGTGATCGGTTTCGTTAATGGATTGATGATTAATGCAGGTGTTCATGTTGATTCTGTTTATAAAGAAATTGCGGATGTTATTCTTCCGGATATTAATGAAGCAATTAATGGAAAATCTATCCTTTCAATCAAGGATATCAAACAACATGTTTCATTAGTGATTAATTCTCAATTACCTGACCCAGAATTTAAGAGTCAGACAAAAACGGATTTAGCCGCTCCAACCCCCAAAATGAATATTCCATTAACTATTCTCAACCCAATGAAGAAATGGCAGTTAGTAGAACGTTTAAAGAATATTCTAGAACAAAAGGAACAAAGTAAACTATCTAAGACTGACGGGAAAAAGACCCGTCACGTCAATGTGAAGGGTTTAACGGATGCAAATTTTGCAGGAACTAGTAAATCCACTCAAACTATTCTCTATTTGACTGAAGGAAAATCCGCCGCCAATTATGCATCAAAGACTCGTTCGGATAATGATTTGGAAGGTGTTTTCCCTCTTCGTGGAAAATTAATTAATGTCACAAATGCTTCAGTAAAACAAATCTTGGAAAATGCTGAAATTGAAGCTCTCAAAGTCATTATCGGTCTTCAAGAAAAGACGGATTATTCAGATGAAAATAACTTTAAACGACTTCGTTATGGAAAAGTTCGAATTATGACGGATGCAGACGTGGATGGAAAACATATCGCTATGTTGATTTATAATTTCTTCCATAAATATTATCCATCATTGACTAATAGAGGATTTGTTGAAATTCGTATTACACCCATCGTTCGAGCTTGGAAAGGGAATAAGGACCGAGAAAAGGCAAAAAATGTTCTCAAATTTTATACGAACGCTCAAATGGAGGAATGGAAGAATAGTACACCCGATTGGAAAAATTACCATTTCAAGTATTACAAAGGTCTCGCCACATCCACGGATGAAGATATCGACGATGATGCGAAAGATATCGTTTGCCCCATCATTAAAAATGATGAAGAAGCGGGAGAAAATCTCAAACTAGCATTCGATAAGTTGTATGCAGATAAAAGAAAGGAATGGTTAAAGACATGGCAATCTTCTCTAGAAGTTTCCATTGGAAAGGAAATTAATGTGAGTGATTATATTAATCGAGAATTGATTCATTTCAGTATGATTGCTGTATTAAGAAGTATCCCTTCTTTCGCAGATGGACTCAAAGAATCCCAGAGGAAAATTCTCTTGGGTGTATTCAATAAATGGTCCAGTTATAATTCATCCGGGGATGAAGTTCGTGTTTCCCAATTGGGTAGTTATGTCTCAGAACATGTCGTATACCATTATGGTGATGCAGCACTAGCTCAAACTATCATTGCAATGACACAAGATTTCGTTGGATCAAATAATCTAAGATACTTTGAAAAGCGTGGTCAATTTGGTAGTCGTAAATTAGGTGGACAAGATGCAGGAGCTCCTCGATACGTATTTGTTCGCCCAGAAAAATGGCTTTATGAAGTATTCAAATCCGAGGATATGCCTCTTCTAGAGTATATTCCCGATGAAGATGGTAAATTAACCGAACCTAAATTTTTCCTACCTATTATTCCTATGTGGGCCATCAATGGTTCTACAGGAATTGGTACGGGTTATTCATCATTTATCCCCAATTATAATCCCGAACATATTGTTTCATGGATTATTGCAAAAATTGACGGAACAAAACTTCCAACAATTAAACCATGGTATCGAGGATTCAAAGGAAAACTATTCATTGAATATAATGATAAGTCTCGAACTATTTATCAAGAAAGTAAAGAAATTGTTCCTGTCATTCCGGATAAGAAAAGGAAGGGAAAGACTATTAAATCTCCAACCAAATCAGTAGTAGAAGAACCTAAGGAAGATCTTAAAGAGGAAGAAGAAGAGAAAAAGGAAGAAACGATCGTATTTGAATCATCATTCTCAGAAGAGAATGATTCAAGTAAAGATGCTGTTTCACTTGTTTCAGAAGGAACATATAACGCCGTCCTTCATAAGGGTGTTTCAATTACTGAATTACCTCTTGGAAAATGGACATCTAATTATATGAGTTGGCTTCAAGATCTTCGCACAGAAAAACAAATTACAGATATCATTGATAAATGTAATGATAAGACAGGAGAAATTAATATTTTCGTAAGTGGATTCTCCAATCCAAGCTCTCAACGTCTCCGTCTAAGAACAAGCAGTGGATTGGGAAATATGGTCCTATTAAATCCAGAATCACATCCCATGAAATGTAAGACTATTGATGGATGGTTAGAAGCATTCTATGATTTCAGACTTCCATATTATATCAAGCGAAAGGAATTACTACTAAAACAAATTAATGATAAAATTCAACAAGCAGAAGAAAAGAAATCCTTTCTCATGGCTGTAGTAAGCAAGAAATTAATCCTAACAGATCAAACAAAGCAATCCATTTTGGATCAATGTAAGAAGATTAATCTCAATCCAAAGTATCTGAATCTTCCCATGCAAAATCTTACAAAGGAAGATTTGGTTGAATTGGATGATGTCATTAATAAACTCAAGTTAGAGTATGAAATTATTGATAAGCAAAAGCCCACAGATATCTGGAAGACTGATCTAACCAATTTCTTGATTGTATACCGTAAAACAATTAAAAACAAATAAATATAAAAAGATATTTTATAAAAATTATAAAATGTCATCATCACCATTCCTTAGCACATTTCAACCTGGTAATCCTTTAGCTACACCATTATTTAATACTAATACTAGTAATACACCTATTTTTACACAAACTATTTCTGGTAGATCTTATTTATCAAATATATTCAGTCATTGGCCGCCAAAAGGTCCTACCTATTTTGATGTAATTCATAGTGATATAGATACTAATGTATATCCAATTAATAGAACACCTCAACAACAAGTAATAAATACTTCTCAACCAATTCCTTCTTCTCCTATCTCCTCTAGTAGTTATCCTTCCTCTTTCGGAGTTTCTCCATTCAGCAATTCTTACCCATCTAGTATTCCATCCTCTTCACCTACTATTCCTTCATTATTTAGTACTTCTCCTAATAAACCTCCAGAATTAAACCCTGAAGAACTTAAAGAATTAGGTAGAAAAGAAAGAGAAAAAGAAGAGGAACAAAAGAAGAAAGAAGAAGAGGAAAAGAAAAAGAAAGAAGAAGAAGAGGAAAAGAAAAAGAATGAACCTGATGAAAAGGAAAAAGAGAAAATTAAAACTATTAATAAAAATAAAGTATCCAATCAATATTTAAGAGTCTATTATGCTAATAAATTTATTGTAAGAGGCAAAGACCTTTATCTATATAAACCATTAATGAAAAAAATAGAAGATTTTAATACTAATTTTAATTTTTTTTCATTAAATGAAATTAAACAAAAAACACAAGAGATAATTAATGATACTAATACATATATAGATAGTATAGCATCTAATTCACAAAATCCATATAATTCTTCATCAAATCCTTATGGATTTATTAATATAAATAATGATACTAATATTTACCCAGATACATTAGTGTATATTAAAAAGGGTAATGATTATTATCAAGCTACAGTAAAAAAACCATCATTAAAAGGTTCACAAAAAGTTTCAGCTCAACTAGTTTCAGAAAAAGATATAAAAGATTATGATAGATCTGATGTATTGAAATATAATGGAAATATTAAATTTGATTTTAGTATTACATCCTCTTCATTCATCGATGATGAAGAGGATGATGATGAGGATGACGATATTGAGTATTATATTAATCGTCTTAAAAGATTTTAAATATTAAAAAATACTTATTTTTTAATAAAAAATGACTACAATACCTGTATTTCAAAATAAATCAAATAGTTATTTATCGAATATTTTTTCACATTGGCCAAGTAATAAAATTACTATTACAAGTAGTCAACCTTTTGATATAGAAAATCAAACAGGATTACCTACTACTCAACCAATACAACCATCTTATACATATACTACTCAACCAATTGTTAGTCAACCTTTCGGTACCTCGGCTCAACCTTTCGTCGGTGCATCCCCATTTGGGCAACCCTCTCAACCTTTTGGTGCATCTCCATTTGGGCAACCCTCTCAACCTTTTGGTGCATCTCCATTTGGGCAACCCTCTCAACCTTTTGGTGGATCCCAATTCACTCAGCCTTCACAAACATTTGGTGCATCCCCATTTACTCAAACTAATATACCAGGGACTACACAACCTAATAGGTTCACATCTCAGCCTTTTGTAAATGTAAATACAACACCTTCTACAACAATACCCCCTCCAATTCCATCCCAATCTCTTTCTAATCCTCCTAATGTAACACAATTAGAAGATCCTATAGTTCCAGAACAATATGATACTATTACTGCTATAGGAAATTATCTTAATCCTCCTGATGATGTAAGTTTTTTCCCGTTCAAATTAGGAGATACATTCAAATTCTATCAATTTGCTGAAATTGGACCTGATAGTGATTTTTGGTGGGTTATCAATGATAAATCAGAGATTAAGGCAGTTCCTGCTAATCTTTTCATGTATATTAATAATAAATATAAATTATATGAAAATTATATATCATTATTAAATAATGCAATTAGTTCTATTAATTCAATAGGTAAATCTAAAATAATATATGATGCAGATATAAAAATTGAATTATATCGACAATTATTGGATACATTATATATTAAGAATTATGAATATTTACAGTATAGTTTATTATATCCAAATAAAGATAGAGAATCAAAATCTATTAAAGAAAAATTCGATAATAATAACAAATTACTAAAAATAATATACGATGATTTAATGGATATACCTATATATATTAATCCTAATGATATAACAAAAAATATTCCTAATGATCCCTTATTAGAACCAGTAATGAATAAATTTTTTAATAAAATGGTAACTGATAATGTTATTAAAGTACGTATATCAAATTTAGGAACAAAAAATTCAATATCAAATATGTATTATATAGATTATAGTAAATTTCCTTCTATATATCAAGAATATCCTGTTTCTAAATTCAAATCATTGAATGATAAAAAAATTATTAATAATAATAATATAGTATTTAATGCATATAAACAAGTAATATATACTATACAACAATCAGATACATTTATTTCAACACTAAATAAGTTTAGAAAAATTATTGAGATTGATGATAAATATGAAAAAAATATAGATAGAGATTATTATAAAGATTTTATAACATTACTTTTTTTCCGTTCAAGTTATTATGTAGATAATTATAATGAGTATGAAGAAATTAAGAGAAAAAAAGAAGAAAAACCTGAAGAAGAGAGTAAGAAGACAGAAGAAGAAGAGCGCAAGAAGACAGAAGAAGAAGAGCGCAAGAAGACAGAAGAAGAAGAGCGCAAGAAGACAGAAGAACAAGAGCGCAAGAAGAAAGAAGAAGAAGAGAGTAAGAAGACAGAAGAAGAAGAGCGCAAGAAGACAGAAGAAGAAGAGCGCAAGAAGACAGAAGAAGAAGAACGCAAGAAGAAGAAAGCGGAAGCAGAAGCACCCTTATTATCAGGATATTGTAGTTTTACAAATGAAGGAAATACATGTTATATGAATTCTTCAATACAATATTTATTTTCTAATAGATCATTTATAGAAATAATTGATAATGATGATTATGTTAATAACTTAGCATGTCCACTCTCGATAAATAAAACTTTTCTAGAGGAAGAAAGAAATAAAGATTGTAATCAAGGTATACAAATTTTAAAAATATTTAATTATATATATAATTTATATAAAAATAATCTATATAAAAATAATCTATTTAAAGTATTAAATTTAAGTGAAACAAATTACAATAGTTCTAATAATGATGTTGATTTATATAAACTATTATATGGACTAACATTTAACCAACAATATGTTAAGCAACAAGAAGATGCTTCTGAATTTTTAGGTCAAATTCTTATAAAAATTAGTTATATAAATGATAATATTAAAAGTAAATTTTTAACTTCATATAAAGTTGTAAGAACATGTGCTGATAATTCATTAAGAGAAGGATCAAATCAAAATATATATATCATCCAATTACCTTTAAAACAGGATATTAATGATATTCAAACTGCAATTAATGATTCTACATTAGAAGTTTTTAATGAAGGTGATGATGGAAGCTATGATATTGAATGTGAAGATAATCCTAGTGAACTTGAGAGAAGACAAACCGAATTTAAGAGAGCTAATAATATTACATCAGAAACTGATCCACGTTTAGTACAATGGAAAAGAGCTGAATATAAAAATACTGCAAAAAATAGAAAAGAGAATTATATTATCCCCAAAACTATAAAATATATTAATATTATGCTAAAAAGATTTAATCCTGATTTAACAAAAAATAATAAAAATATTATTCCTACTAAACAAATTACTATTGATAATCAACAATTTAAATTAAAATCTATTTTAGTTCATATAGGTGCCTCTTCTGGCGGTCATTATGTAACTATGATTTATGACGAAAATTCAAATTTTAAATATGAATTAAATGATTCTAATATATATAACGAACTTGATTCTCCAAATAAGAACGATATTAATACTGGTGGATTTATTTTTCTATATGAAAGAATAGGCGAAACTGATGATGGTGGAAATTTCATAGGTGGAGTATCTATAACTTCTTCATCTATTCTTAATATAGAATTGTTATTACCTCTTTATAATCTATCAATGAAGAAAAAATATATAGAATTTATCAATAAAGTATTATATAATTTCTATGATACATTAGTTCAGTATACATTAAAATACCCTATAAATAAATTAAAATTTGTTACATATAATAGTAATAAACCTTATCCATTCCCTTCCGAATTTTCAAAAGATGAATTATTATTTGAAGATGATACTATTAATGTATCCAATAATCCTATTGAAAATAAATATATTAATTATATACTTTCAATAGTGATTATATTTATCATGGAAGATTTAGCTTCTGAAAAGAAACTTACTACAAAAAAGATTGTTAATATATTAGATTACGATTTACCTATTATTAATACTTAAATTAAATACATAAAAAATAAATTATTATTTTTTATAAAAATGTCATTTGATCTTTTACTTAATACTATAGGGCAATTACAAAAATTACAAGCCCAATATATTACTAGTCCTTATGAATCAAGAAATAATAATTTATCAGAACAAAATAAATTAATACCCATATTAGAAACTGAAATAAATAAATTAACAGGGCAAAATTTAACGGTATGGAAAACGTATATTGAAAATGAAAAGAAAATGTTAGCTCGTACTAAGATATTATTAGATAAAAAAATATCTATACAAAATGCTATATTAATTTTAAAAAATTTAACTCCTATTAAAGTGGAAGCACCAGAGGAAGAGGAAGAAATAAAGGTGAAGAAAAGTTTGGATGAAAATATTAATGAATATTTCAACAATTTTTCATCTTCTTCTTCTTCTGAAAAAATACCAGATAAATTTGAGGATAATTCTACTATTTATGTAGTAGGAGATTTAGAAGGATCTCTTGAATTATTAATGGGATTTTTACTAAAAGAAAATTTAATAGATGAAGACCTTAATTGGATAGGAAAAAATGCCTATGTTATTCAAACAGGGGATCAAATAGATTCAGGGACAAGTGACATAGATAAGCCTAGATTAACTCATAAATATATAGATATAGATATTATATTATTTATGGATTATCTTAATAAGATATCTAATAATCGTGTATTTAGTATTGTGGGAAATCATGAGATAATGAATGTTCAAGGAAATTTTAGATTTGTATCCAACCCAGATATTTTATTCTTAAAGGATGCCCTAGATGTTCCTTATCTTCCAAACAGAGCATCTCTTTTCTCGTATGATAATGGAGTAATAGGTAATATACTAAAAAGAAGACATTTTATTGCTAAAATAGATGATAAATTTCTCTTTGTTCATGGAGGAATAACTAATATAGAAATTAAAGCTTATAAAAAAAGTCCATTTAATCTTGATGAATTTGTTAATGATATAAATAAAACACTTACTAATAAGTATATAAAATATGGAGATCCTAATGGACATGTTAAAGCCTTAAACGCTGCTACTATTGATACTAATATAAAAGATTTTCCTATTATAAATAATTTTTATAATCTAGTATCTATAGATGAAACAACTGGTATAATATGGGAAAGATATAAAGGTAATACAAGTTTAACTGGTCCAAACTATAATACTCTAGATAATCTTCCTAAATTTCCGGAAGAATTCAAAGATATTAAAAGCACTATATTATTCCCTCAAGAATTAGAAAAGTATACAATTATTGCAGGTCATAATACTGCTGATACAGTCTATTATTGTTCTGATAATTCAGGTTCTGTTACATGTCAAAAAACACCTCCAACAGATGCATCTACTAAAATACGAATCATTGATGAAGATTCTAAAATTAGACAAGATAAAACTGGAAATGATAAATTAGAAGTATTAAAAATAAGTAAGATAGGAAAAGATCAGTATAATTATGAAACAATAAGTAGCGATAAAATAAAAGATGATAATAAAGCATTTAACACATTTGGTCAAAGAGGATTAGATGAATTATTAAAATTAAGTCCTGCGAGTGGTGGAGCTAGTAGTGGAGCTGGAGCTAGTAGTGGAGCTGGAGCTAGTAGTGGAGCTGGAGCTAGTAGTGGAGCTGGAGCTAGTAGTGGAAGTGGAGCTAGTAGTGGAAGTGGAGCTAGTAGTGGAGGTGGAGCTAGTTGAGGTAAACAAAAATATAATATACCATTACCATCAATTCAAAAATTAAAAGAAAGGATTAAAACCAAAATATTAACAAATGATTGTAATCTTGCAGATCCTACTATTCCAAATATTGATCCAACAGTATTAAATGCTACCAAAGATAATGTAATAAGATATATAAGGAATGATTTAAATTTAAAAGCTAAATACGAAGAAAATGGTTCTATTAAAGAAGAAGTAATAAAAAATATTATATTCACACAAGATCAATTAAAAAAATTAGATGGATTAATATCTGTTTTGAATGATCTAGAAACAAATTCTACAAATAAATATATAGACTATTATAATAGATTAATTAAACCATTTTGTGAATTAGTATCATCAATAACTACTTGATAAAATTATTTTTTATTTAAAAAAAATAATTATAGACTATCAAATAAGATGACAGTAATGTTATTACCAAAAACTCCCTATATTTCTTCTCCATCCTCGATGGTATTAGAAGAGGTCATCCGTTCCAAATATGAATTAATTGATAAGATTGGAGAGGGGACATATGGGACTGTCTATAAAGCAATCAATCTCAATACAGATAAACCTGTAGCGATTAAAAAGATTAATCATCAGCAAGATTATGGGTTGAGATGTTTAATTGAACCATTAGTCATGTCCTCCATTAAACATAAGAATATTGTCCATGCGAATGAAATTATCACTCATTCATCCTTCACATGTATGGTCATGGATTTAGCTAAAGATGACTTATATAACTATATCAAGCTTCATCCTTCCACGCTTGATTTGCTACAGAGAATTCAATGGGTTTGGGAGTTATGTCAAGCGCTTGCTTGCTTACACCAAAATGATATAATTCATGGGGATATAAAAGCGGCGAATTGTTTAATTATGGAGGATAAATCTATGAAATTATGCGATTTTACTCTTTCTATCTTTTCCCCAAAGAATAAATTGAATACTCATACTGTTTGCACATTCACTCATCGACCCCCGGAAATACTAATGGATTATTCGTGGGATAAATCCGTGGATATATGGGCATTGGGATGCACTATCTATGAAATTATTTATGGAAAGACTCTCTTTCAATACCAAGGGGATCCTTCAAAACAAACCGAGGATTCCACATTAAATTCAAAAATGATTCTTTGTTTAAAAGATTGGGGAAAATTAAATAACCAATCGATAGATTATTTATCCATTCCCATCAAAAAAAATATTAAATATATCTCCCCCAATTTAAGATTCAAAGATGAACCAGAATATTACGCAATTAATGATTTAATTTTATCCATGCTTCAATTGGATCCAGCAAATAGACCCTCTATCTTCCATATTTTAAGCCATCCTGTTTTTCGATATACATTTCAATTGTTTCCATATAAAACAGTTGAATTTTTAACTTCCACTACAAATGAATTATTGAATTATGATTCATTTATTCAATCCTGTTTAATCCCCAAAGATATCATAGATTTAGTTTATAAATTAATATACTATATCATTCAAGAAAAATGTGTATATATTTCAGAAAGTAAAAATTCTCTATTCATATGGACGTGTATTTTTATTATCGCAAAAATAACTCATCAACCCATGCATCAATCCCCTCCCTATCCATGGAGTGAGATAGTATCCATGGAAAATTATTTAATTACACAACTCCATTACGAAATTCCATTTTGCTCGTTGCAATATAATACATATGACTACAATTAAAGCATACTAAAACTAGTATCGCTACTAGTATAAGTATCCCAGGAATTCCAAAGTATTGCCATGGGAATTGAATCGAATCAAATACTATTCCACCCTCAGTCGAACAAAGGAAAGTATCCCCTATAATACATTCATTCGTTTGATTGTATGAAAATCCTATTGAAGTAATACATTCATAGACTGTCTGATTAACGCATTGTTGAGTGCATAAATTATTAAGGACAATATCGCAACAAAAACAATTGCATGGATAATCATTACATTTTAATCCAACACATGATTGGCAAGTCTCGCAACAACTGGTACAACATTTATATCCATTATCACATAATACTCCGTCCGTAAAAGTATTAAAGCATGATGGATAAGAACTATTATAAGGCAATTGAGTGCATCCGCAATCTGGATTACATAATGGTTCTTGATAGGTGGAAACATTTGTTATAGAGCATTCATTCAAACTTTTCCAATAAACCGTTTGAGGAATACTCCAAGAAAATATTACGATAAAAGAAGTAAATAGTATCATCCCAGAACAAATATAACAATGACCTTTCCCAATTAATAAATGATTACAGTCATAGATTAACATCTTTATTTATTTATTTATTTATTTATTTAATATAAATAAATAATACTTTCAATTAGAGTTCCTTTTTCGCTAAACGGTCTTTATTCTCCTCCATGAATGCTTGAATTTCATCCTTCTTTTCAAAAATTTTCTCCCATTGTTCCTTGTAGAGAGTTACAGGGAAACGTTGGAGCCCATAAATAGAGATAGCTCCTTTCTCAGAAACCTTACAATGGAATTTTACTTCCTTCTCCTTCTTGAGACGGAGAATTTCTTGCTTAAGCATTTCCAATTCAATTTCCATTTTTTGAATTATTATTTTATAGAGTCAGATATTGACCATGTCACTATCCTCTTCCATCCTCGTTAAAAAAAATAAATTTTTTATTTTTTTATTATATAGAATATCTTTTCAATGCTTCTATATCGGAATTATTTATTTCCATAATGTATGCTTCTACATCATTATGTCCTACACCCAAATAAATACTTTCTGGGGATGCAACACAAGCGGAGATAACAAATTCAATACTATGAGGATCCAATAAATACCAACTTTCAGTAATGAAAAGAGGTTTATAATGTTGATCAAGCATAATAAATCGATGGAAATATTTCCTTCTAATATCTGTCTTATCAAATGCAAAATGGACCGAACAAATAAACGCAACATTCGTCCCTTTAATGGAGAAAGGAATGGGTGAGGATCCTCCACGGGCTTGCTGGAAGCTTAAATACGTATCATACGATTTATCCACAAAACATTTTCCAGTGAATTCATCAATTCCATAAATAATCATTTTAGGTCCAAATGAATAAATGAATCGTAATTGATTCGATGATTTATCCATAAATGGTAACCAATTTTTTTGGACAATTTCCGTTAATTGGGGGTCATGGGCTATAAGTCTCAATCCATAATTAATTTGCTTTTGAGGCCATTTAATTTCAGAAAGGATTATTTGGGGAGTTGTAGAGGGAAGATATTCCCTACTAGTCGCTGAACACCATATCTCATTTGTGTTTCTTACTACCAATCGAATATCTTCTAAATCTTGGACTGGACTGGGGTATTTAATAAATTCAGTATTATCAGTCAAAAGAATAGTTTTTTTTGGTTCATCAAATTTATCTTTATCACAAATATAAATTATATTCTTAGTATGGACGATTGTTTCTTTTGAATTATTGCAATGATACTGATTCTTTTCATCACAATGATAATTTACATGTCGAACATTTAAAATATATTCGTCTGAATTATCCGGATTCACGATAATACTTGGATTCGTCGCATTATAATCTTTAATTTTTTGTGAGGGAATTTTCCATTCTTGTTTAATGGGTAACTTATTAATAAGTGGAATTAATTTTTCCACTTTAGAATTACAATTTTGATGATTGATATCTTTATGGATAGTTAATCGTTCCAATGAATCTTTATCAGGGATAAATGAGGAATATTTATTATCCAATAAAATGAATGATGTATCATAGGAAGAAAATGATTTGAATGAAGGATTGATTACTTCAGAAAAATACTTTTTAGCTTCATCCGTTTTATTCTCATTAATCAATGCTGATAATTGAGCCAACATTTTTTATTACTTAAAAAGTAATTGATTTAAAGGGTGAATTAAAACAATATATCATTTTTATAAATGATATAAAAAATGGTCAGAATGGGGTTCGAACCCATGATATCTTACGATAGTAGATCTTAAGTCTACCGCCTTAAACCAACTCGGCCATCTGACCTCATTATATAATAAGTTATCTATTTAAAACATTTTTAATTCATAGAGCAAAAAACCTTAAACATTTTGTATAGAGAATCTCCATACTCATTTTCAATGAGATAGCGAATATTAGATGAAAACTTTCTCTTATACTCGATTTGTTCCAATCCTTGATTTTGAAGTCTCTTTGTTGAAACTTCAATCATATTCTTGATTCGTCGGGCAGTATGTTCTCCATCTGGACCTTGTCCTTCCATACGAGAATAAATTGCTTGTGGATTTGGATCATTCCAAAGAGTATAAATCCATTGAACACAATCATTCAAAAACATCATATATGTATTAAAGTAATAAATCACTTCTTCTTGTTGCGAAGGATTGGTTGCAAAAATGAGAGAGTTAATTGCTGTCTCTCGTTGGAAATTCTTTACGTCTAAATAGGGAAGAATGATCGGATCAAGATAAGGTGTATTTCCATAAGCAATGGGTAGATATCGATTTGCATATTCACGGTATCCAATACGTGTATTCATATCTCGTGTCTTAATGGATGCAACACAAAATAATAGATGATGTAGATCTGGATCATTGTTACGCATACGAACACGCCAATCATAGGCATCAGACATAACCTTGATGCATCGCTTAATACGGGACTTTGAAGAATCATCAAATTCAAAAAGCATCACAAATTCTCCATTAGTGATACGAGGATCAAATGTATCCTGTTTATTTGAAATGGGATAATAACCATTCTTGAGGAAATCATTGACTTGCTCTAGATTGAATTCATCTGGTCGGTCAAACTTTGAAAGAATATCTTCGGGGATGATTGACTGACTTGATCCTCCCTCCATTGTATGAACACCAAGATACATTAGTTTCGCATGGGTCAGAGGGATACGAGATCCAACTTGAAGACGAGGATGAACAATCATGAATGAATAAACATTAAATTCTGCATTAGGATCCGAGCTTGGGAATAATTCATCCATTGGTCCATTAAGAAGTTGATACATTTCATAGAATGATTCTTTGCATCCACCCCAAGTCGTTTTATCCGTCATAATTCGCTTATGTGAGGAAATAAAAATCTTATTCGAACGGGTATGCTTCCATACTCGAACAAGCGTTCCATCATGGCCTTTAACCCATGTCACTCGATCTTCTGGAATAGTTAGATCCTGTCCATCCAATGACTTGAATCGGAAAGATGAAAATGGTTTAATCTTATCAAATGAAACAACGGGAACAATATCCTTACTCATAGAAAGACTGACATTTACGGATGCTCCATAAGATTGACAAACGATACGCTTCTCAACCAAATCCACAATCACTCCCTTTAACCATCCATACTTGGATAGATCGCAATAGAGACTATGATGGATTAGAGCAAGACCTAGATCCGGGTTATAATCAAATACACCCCAGGATTGGTCCGAATAATCAAGCTTGGATCGATCAAAATCCAAATGAAGGATTTCAGCTACATCCTCATAGATTGGAAGCATATTGGTATTGATTGAAGACATTTTTGTGTGATAGTATTATTATTTGTAGTTAAATAATAATTTTATTAAAAAAATCAATTGAGGGGTTATATATCCATTTTCTTTAAATGGTTATAAATATAAAGTAAAAATGAATGAATTAATTGAAAAAATCAATTTTCATGAACAAGTATTATTTGATACCAAAAATCATTCTCTTATAGGGATTCGCAATGAATTATCTGGGTCTAGTATTATACTATCTATTGTATCAAATCATTTAGCGGAATATCTATGTGATTCATGCAACAAAGAATATGATATCCCCGGGTATAAATTTTTTATTTATCCAATGAATCGATGGTTTGGTTCAATTGAATCATCCTCATTTTCTTTTTCCTCCTCCTCCTCCGAAACCATCCCCACTATTTGGACGGCCTATAAAAATTACCAAAATGATCTAGAACAATCTATACAAGATTGTTTTAGTAAATTACAAAAATTATACGAATCAAATCCAGTGATTGATCCAACTTGGCCTTTGGAATGTAGACAATATTTTGCAAGTTTGAGTCAAAATTCCTCTGCAGAAATTTCCATTGATTTAGTTATGGATGAATATGAACCAGTGAATAACAACAACATACAAAAAGAAACGATACAAAAACCCATCGATAAGTTTGATGAGAAAGAACTAAATGATATGAGTAATGATACTCAGGATCATCATCATCCACTAAATCATCAAACAATTGACGAATATCAATCTCATTGTAATACCGAAATTCACGAGGTTGTTGATGAATTACATTCACAAGAATTGAATAAGGAGGAGATGAAGGAAGAGATTGTTCAGGGGTTGGAAGACGTAAAGGTGTCTGAACCAATGACTGATTCTCAGACGAAGGAAATGAATAGGTCGGAGACTGTTGAGGTGAAGGAGGAGCAGTCTTCACCTCCTCAAAAAAAGTCCAATCGGAAAAATCAGTCATCTTCTTTAAATAAAAAAAAGAAAAAAGACAAAAATATTTCAATTGGATTAATTCCTCCTGAATCTATTTAAAGTATAATTTAAATATTCCTTATGAACCTCTTTCAATCCCGATTTAATTATTGATAAATCTTTTTCATTCACATATTCTAAATGATGAATTCTTGCGATATGTAATTTATATAATGATGGATAATATTTTGGATTAATATAATTAGTATTATATCTATAATTAATTTGTTGGTATCTATTAAGCCATTCATTCGGCATAACTTTAAGTATATCCGGTTCAATGAAAAGGAAAGGTGCAACATCATGAATCATTTTACAAAATAATGTTAATGATTTCATTTTTTATTTATTTATTTATAAGATTAATTGTAATTAAATATTTCAATTAATAAAAAAATGCCCACTTTAGAACAAAGAACGGTCGATGGAGTAAAACAAGTATTAAATCCAATTACTAATAAATGGGTAAAAGCTTCTGGAGAATCTGGAAAGAAATTATTGGGAAATGATATCTGTCAATTGTATCCAGAAAAGCAAGGATTTGAAGAATTGGAACATCAAAAGAGAGTATCAAAATACTTCCTAAAAAGTCCATACAGAGGAATATGTCTCAATTGGGGATTAGGATCGGGGAAATCATGTGGGTATGCCACTCTTATTGATGCGTATTTATCCAACCCAAAAAATCCAAAGAAAGTATTCATGATTACTTCTGGAAGTTTGAGAGAGAATTTTGTAAGTCAATATTGTTCATTCTGTGGAAAAAATACCAAAGATTTATTGAGATATATGACATTTATTTCGTATAATTATTCGGGGGTATTGGAGGGATTGCCCTCTTTAAACAATTCATTAATTGTGATTGATGAAATTCATAACATTTTGAATGCAAGAGTGAATGGGTCGGATACTATTGGAAAATTATACGAAAAAATTGAACAATCAAAAAATTCAAGGATTGTGGTTGGGTCTGGGACTATTTTAGTGTCTCATTTAGAGGAATTATATTATTTAATGAAATTATTAAAACCAGAATCATTTTATTCCTTGGATAATTTTTTGAAACAATTTGAAATTGTTAATGGTGTTTATTACCCTATTAATGAATATAATTTATCAGGGAGAATGAAAGGAGTAATTGATTATTTAAGAGCTATAGAAGATTCAGATGAACAAGAAAGTAATTATCCCAAAGTAAAATCATTGAATATATTCGTTCCAGTGAATAAAGAAAACCCTGAACGTGTTGAACGATTAATTCATTGGAGAATTAATGAAATGAATGTTCCACCCCCGGGGGATATTAAAGGACGAACATTGAAAGCCTACCAAGCGGCAAAAACAAGATTTTTCTTAGCGAATAGTATGCTTAAATCAAGACAAATGTCGAACTTTATTTACCCCAGTCTGATTCATGCGGATATGTTGGTTGGATCGAACCTAAAAAAGACTATTCCGGAAGAACCAAAAAATAGACGATTTGAAGATGATTTAGTATCAAGGGGAGGATGGATTACTCCTGATATCCTTAAATTAATTGAATTACAAGGAGAGAAAATAAATGCTATTGTCAAGGATGTCATTCAAACGCCTGGAAAACATGTCATTTATAGTTCATTCAAAACATACTATGGAGAGTATCTTTTTTGTAGTATATTCGATATTTTAAAAATTCGCTATGTGACTTTTGACGGAGAAATGGATGACCAAGATAGAGAAGAAACTTTAACTAAATTTAATTCGGATGAAAATGTGGATGGATCAAAATTCAAGGTATTAATTATGACGGATTCTGGGGCGGAAGGAATTACTTTATTGGCGGTTAAAACTCAACATATATTAGAACAATCTGTCAGTGAATATTTAATTGAACAAGTCATGGGGAGATGCAATAGATACAAGTCTCATAATCAACTCCCAAAAAAGGAAAGGACACTCACAATCAAAAGATACTTCTTAGATGTGGAAAAATCATTCCCTAATTATAAGAATAAAGAATTCTCTCCAGATATCATCGCTTACAAACGAGGTCAGCTCAAGAAAAAATCAATCTCTTATATGACATCCACATTTATTCCTTCATTAAAATTGATTTAATTAAAATTATTTTTAATACAAAAATAATTTCACGATGGAAGGAAACGATCGTATGATTCGTGATTTTTTTACTCCCGAAAAATGGGAAGAAAAAGTAAAGGATCTTAATGGGAGTTACGAGACATGGGAACGCTCTCCATTCACTGGAGAGCATTATTGGCGTGAGTCTAAATTTCCACGTTTGTGGAAAAATGTTTCTGAAAAATTATTCCCCACTCAAGACTTTCAAAATCAGAAAGATTTTATGAGGGAAGTTTATCTCCATTGCTCGATGGAGCAATTCGGTTATGCTTTATTCCAAAATCGAATGGATGATGAAATTATTCAGATATTAGAAAAATAAAATTATATATTATATTACAAATATATAATTAATTACTTAAATTACAAAAACAAATGCTCGAATAATTTTCCATAAGCTAGGACCATAATACATCTGCTTTTCCTTCACATGATGTTTGAGCTTGAGTTGTTTGTAAATACTATTTCGATTGATACTAATAATTTTATTTGTTTCTTTCATACAATCGGGAGTATCAGGGGGTAAATTATTTTTTCTTTCATCAAATTCTTTAATAATTCCTTGAACGGAGATATCCTTTAATTCAATGAAGACATATAAATTATCATTAAATCCATGAACATTTGATTCTAGAAATAATTCATCTGAAATATACGTATTAAATACACCTAAACTTTCTTCGTCAAATTCTCGAAGAGCTGCATGGATGGGATGCTCTCCCGGTTCAATGTGACCTCCAAAATCTCGAATGAAAGGTGTTTTTGATGATGAACCAGTTTGGACAGAAAAAAGATAGTATTTATCCTTATTATTTTTTATAGAGATAAATACACCTGCTCGCTTAAAATGATTTAAAGCGTCTATAGGTAATTGTGATACTTCCTTTACCTTTCCTAGGTAAGATTTTAATGGCATATAAGATTGTTGACCCATCGAATAATTTTCTTTAAAAAAATAAAGAAAATAATAATTCAATTATATCCATTTAAAAAAGGATGCAATCTTGGTGTGTATTATTGTATTATGGATTGCTTATTGTATTAACTATCTTTTTAAGATTTGTCGCATTTATACGATGGTGGTCTTCATTTATTCTATCTCTCATGCTTACCTATATAGTGATTATATTTACTGCGCCAGAAGTTACAACAGAAAATGAGGAAACATCCGATCTCATTTTCATGTTCCTTCTTTTACTATTAGCGATCTTATCCCCGATACTCATATTTATCTATGTTGCATCTCAATCAATTATAGATCAAGTGGAACGAGTATGCTATTAAATATTTATAAATAATAATTTTATAAATAAAAAATGACTACTAAAGTTATTACTAATCCTTGGAAATATGAGAAAGAATTAAAAGAATTAGGTGAATCATTATCTATCCCTATTCAACGAGATCGTGTTTTTGAAATGACTTATCATTCTAAATCTTCCTCTTTAATAGACTCGATTCAATATAAACCATGCATGGTAAAAGTAAAGAATTACACTAAAGATAATATAGTTGGAATTCTTCCAATCGTGCATGAACAAATGCAGTATACATTATCTATGGATTTAAGTGATTATATTCCTTCATTTGATGAGGGAAAAATTACATGGTCTAATAGAGACAATGGAGATCCTTTATTGTTATCTCCTAAAAAATTATCCAATCTAGTATGGGATGTAAAAGCGATAGATAAATATTTCCCAATCGGGACTGAGGAATGGATACCTTGGATGGTGGATTCACGACCTAGAAAAATCCAATTAACAAAATGGAATAATGTATGGTTGGTTGATTCGGAAAAGGATCAAATGAATTTACTACTTTCAAAAAAATCATTGGAACAAAATTATATTATGACTATCCCTCAAAAAAATTGGAAAAAAATAAAAGGAACATGGACCTCCATCAAGGATATAGCTGTGATAGATGATGTAAGTTTATTGGAAGGAACGAATACTTTCAATAAAGATTGGATTTATACCAATGTAATGATGAATCCTTCGGTCCCTTTCATGTATTGGGCTATTCCAGATAAATCTATCCCTTTTTCCATCCTCCTTTGGAGGGTTTATTTTTCTGCTAAAAAATGTTCTAAGAAATTATTACCTATCTATAATGATTCATTGAACATATTCATGCTTCATACGCTCCACGAAGAATGTATAGAAGAATTTAAAAAGAATTATTATTCCATCGCACCAAGGGATTTTTCAATAAAAATGAATCCAGAGTCCCATGAATCAGGGTATAGAATTATGTTACCTAATAATCAAATTGCATTACTTTCAACAAATTCAAAAGAAAAGATAACTAATACTAGTGCTACATATATCGAACCAAAAAATCAATGGTCTCAATTAGATAAATTTTTCTCTTGGATAGGGTTATAATTTAATATTTATTATATTAAAATAAAATGACAACATCCATTACTGGAAAGAAAATTTTTATTATAAATTCTTCATCATCAAGTTATTGTCCAGAAATAAATAATGAAACTCCTTCTCCTAAACAAGTCAGGCCCTCCAATTATAATAATTATGAAGTATATTCTTGTACTTATAGTGATTCAATATTGAATGAATTATCAAAAAATGATATAACTACATGGAAAAATGAATTTATCTTTGAATATGGAAATGATCCTATCGAAGCATTAGATATATTAAATAACCAATTATTACCTGCATACTGCTTTGAAACTATCGCTCAAGGATGCCCTAAAAATCCATTAGATATCAATACATCATTAACTACATGCTCTCGATTTTTAGATACAACAGATAATACATGCAGAATTTGGGCTTCACAAAATAAAGATAAAGCGGATGAATTATATAGGAGTTATTGTAACGATAATTACAATGAAATTACGGGTGAATTTCCTATAGAATGTAAATGTATCTTAAAGGAAAAAGATCCTTCTTATATCACATTATTGGGGAATGATACTGAAAATCAATTAGGTCCGCCCGCTTGTTGGTATGTTCCATGTTCTAATGGAACATTTTATCTATTGACTCAAGATGATATACAAAAGGAACCATGTAAAGATACATGTGGTGTTATTTTCAATAATTATCAAGAAAGCGACTATAAACCTCCACAAGAATTTGTTAATTGTAATTTTAATAATCCCCCCAAAAAGGATATATCATTTTATAATACAGATAATAATAACAATAATAATAATTTATATACATATGGATTACCTATTATGTTGGCATTATTATCTATAGCTGCTTTAACAGGTATAATTATACTAATTGTAATTGGAGCTAAGAAGGGGGGTACGCACCTGTAAAGGATGAACCACATCCACCATTTTTATCTCCTGGAGGGATAGTATTTTCATTGGTGTATCTTGCAGGGTTTAATCTCCACCATAAAAGCAATGCAAGTATTCCAGCAGTGACAACAATAATTAATATGAATATAAACATTTTTTGTTTCCCATTTATTTTCCACTTAATTGCATTATTAGCTGATGATTTTTCTTCTGGTTTTTTTTCTTTAAAAATATTAGGATCATTTGTTGGTGTTTGTAGATAATTAGTTTGTATAAATTTTTTGTATAAATCAAAAAAATTAGAAGTAGCTTTTTCAGAAGGATTATCTGCATTAATTGACGGACTAGTAAGTGTTGTACTCATTTTATTTTTAATATAATGTTTATTATATTAATAATCTTTTATTTTTCATCTTCTGACAAAAGTTGATAAACTTTCAAAGGACAAGTACGTCCAGCTCTCTGAGCTCGACCAATGACTTGGATGGTCATATTTTCCGGCATTTTATGATAAATAATCATGTGAGTCGTTTGAGGGATATTTAATCCCACGCCAAATGCACGAGAATTCAATAGGAGAATTTTTGTCTCTCCTTCACCAAATCTTTTAATCATTGCTTGTATATGAGCACTTGATCCTTGGATTTGTTCATACTTGATTTCCATGGTGGAAAGTTTTTCCGATACTTTCTTGAATGTTCCATCAAATTCTGAAAAAATCAATAGTTTAGCCTCTTTATTTTCTTCAAAAATAGATTGAATTTGATGGATACATTCATCCAATCGAGGACGGATATGATCTACATCCTTTTGCTTATTCTTTTTCTTACTTTCTTTTTCCGTCAGTAGAGTAATCTTACTCATATCAAGAGGTGCATTGCAATACACGCAGTTCTTGATACCTGCCTTAATAGAGTCAAAAATACATTGACCGCAAAAGACATGTCCACAGCAGGGGAAGAGGACAGGCTTTGAAATTTTGTCGTAACAAATTGCGCATGAATTTTCATTGTCAATAGAGGTAATATTTTCCACCAAAGATTCCAAACGAATCTTCAAACTTTTTAATTCATTCGAAACTTTTTCAATAGCTGAATCTTTTACTTTTTGAGTGGAATACGTCTTGGAAGAGACATACGTAAATTCCTTTTCCTTATTGCTAATTTGATCTCCCAAATTTTTCTTGTATGCTTCCATCACCTCTAGAGGTGTCTTAACGAAGCATTGGAAATGTTCTGAAATTCCATCGTAATCATCCGCCATAAGCATAGTAATGATTCCATTCATTGAATTATCATTCCCCAATGCTTTGATGGCTACAGCCATTGATTTGCATGGGATATTCAAGTATGTAATTGGGGGTAGATTAATACCTGCCTTAACATACTCATCATCATTCTTAATAAATAATTCCTTAGAATGAGGAAGAGAATTAATGTCTTGCATAAATTTGGAATAGGGAGAAGTGGAATATTGGAATCCACTAAAAATTTTTGATCCATTTACAGATTTTGGGAATAACAAATTACCGATACTAGAACTAATCATCCAATTGAATAATCCTCCAAAAATAGCACTATTTTTGGTGAGTTTAATTGTATCTACTTCATCAATAATAATTCGACTGAAATAGATATATTTCGAAAATGAAAATATCCAAAATAGATTATAATCATTCTTAATTTCTGGTTTCTTAATCTTTTCAGCTATATAATCTACAAAGAAATTATTTTCATCTCCTAGAGTAAAATCTTCTTCATTATAGACTTTCAACCTTTCTGGAACAAAAGGGACGGATTGAGGAGGGTCAATAGGATTAGAACTAATTGCATCCCTCAATTCATCAGGAATTTTACTTGAAAACCTATGATGCATTACATCAGATTTTGTGCGATATTTTAAAAATCGGTTAAAGAACTTATCGTAAAAAGTGGATGAAATTAATAGACAATGGATAGTTCCATCCACTAAATCCATCCAAAATTTCTTGCGTAATTCATTATTTCCAACCAATGCTTCAATTGCTTTGGATGTATCAATGAAGACTGCCTTAATAGTGGGGAATTTTTTGATATACGATTTCCACTGTCCAACAGTCCCATGAGTTACAATCAATAGATTCGTCTTGAAATGGATATGATTATTCTCAAAAACTTCTTCCTTATTGTAAAATAAATGTTGTATTTTAGATCCGGATGAGAAATTGTATGGTTCAATAAAAGGCTTCAATGCAATCAAAGAAAGAGCTACATAACTCTTTCCTGATCCAACACCATCACAAATAACACCAAAATTCGTTTTGAGTTTACTTGGCGTATCTTCGGATTCATTAAGGGTGATTTTCTTCAATTGTTCATCAATCGTCATCGTGACTTTCTTTGAATCAATTCCTTTCATCATATTTTCTTCCAATTCCAAACATCTATAAATCAATGTCTTTTGATGCTCATACAATTGGAAATTAGTAGTCACAGGAACTTGAATAATCTTACGATCATTCTCATTAAGAACCGTCACCGCTTTATTGAAATTAACAATTGTTTCTTCCAAAATAGGAATACCGCAATTCGTAATTACTTCAAAGTTCAATTCTTGAGCCATCGTTGAAACTTATCAGTATTTAAAATAATTATTATATATAAATAATTATTCAATTTTTATTACCATTTTGATTTGGATGGAGCACCTAATTTGGGTAAAGCTTTAGGAGGGGAACGAGGGCCTGGACGAGCACTCATTTTTCTTGATGTTGACTTAGGCATGGATACTTCCTCTACTTCCTCCTCCTCTTCAATTATAACGGGTTTAGATGGGGTAGAACTAATACTAGTACTAATAAGTTCAACCTTTAATGGTTTACCCATATTTTCCATGACAAAATCATAGATAACTTTCATATCCTGTTCCATTACATTAAGATCGTATTTCCAGTCAGGATTTGTATATACTTTTTGTTGATTGATTATAGCATGATATAATTGATCGATACTTTTGACGTATTCAATAACTTTTCCTTTTCTTCCTCTTTGTAAAGCTAGAACCATCCATCCCAATTTTTCAACTTCAGATGAATACCAATGTTGTAATCCATAAAATGAATGTTTGTATTCAGACATTTATTTTTATTTAATAATTTTATTATTATTTATATAATTTATTTCAGCTTGAGTTAAATCTGAAGGTAAAGGTGAATTAGGATCAAATAAAGTTTCATTCTGATTAGATTTATTATTAATATTTTCTATATATTGTTGTATTTCTTCTTTTTTCAATAAAGGAACTATTGTAGTATTGAAAAGAATTAGATTAAGTATAATATTTACTAAAGTTATTATTCCTAGAGTTGTAAAGATAATAACACATATAAATTCATTATTGTTTATATTTGATTTTTTGTATACAAAGGCATTAATTGACATGAGGATAATGGATGCAATTAATAATATTAATGTTAAACTATATAATACATTTGTAGATATTATAAGAGATTTACTTTTTTTAGTAAATCCAATTACAAAAAATAATATAATAATCATAATCCATGATATACCACCAAGAATGATAGATATTAACCATATGTAATAATTAGATTTATCAGATGAAAAATAATAAATGAGTCCAGCAGTGATAATAGTTGCAGTTAATAAAATAAATATAAAAATAGGATAAGTAATTAAATTTGCTAATCCTGCTATTAATGCTCCTCCTATATAATAATAATTGACCATTTTTATTTATTCAAGAATATTAATAAATTTAATATTCTTCCTCGACCTATGCCGGGCTCGAACCGGCGACCTCTTGATTAGAAGTCAAGCGCTCTAATCCAACTGAGCTAATAGGCCTCATTAATTAATTTTTGATTTTTTTAAAGTATATAAAAATCAAAATGTATGCTATTGCCACTTATACAATTTTAGCTGTTGGATTATCTTCTATTGTCGGATCATATATTTATACAACTTTCCTCTATAAAGGATTAATGAAAGAATTTACCGAAAAAATGGATAAAATTGATCCGGAAAATAAAGATGCACAAGAAATTAATTTTAATTAAAATAAAATAATGGCATTTGTTATCCCTCTAGCGATCGTTGGACTATCCACATTAGGTGGAGCATACGGTCTATACAATTATATGTATAATTCACAAAGCAATAAACAGCAAGTAGTGGTTATTGAAACCCCAAAGATTCTTCCTATAAAAAAGGAACCTGAATTAGTATCCACTCCTCCTCTCTTACCAAAAACTCTTCAAGAGGAAATTTCTGAATTTAATAAATTAAAACTAAAAAAAGTATCGACCACTACATCAAAAAATCCCATAATAGTTGAATTGCAAACATTTAAAAAGACTAAATTAAGACATGTTGTTCCCATTAAACTTGCTTCAAAATCATCCGCCTTTCAAAAGGAACTTAGTCTACATAGAAATGCTCTAAAAAAATCATTTAAGACCTACAATATCGTTGAATGATTTATCCATATGAATGGAAACCATTAAATGGGTGGTTGGAGAGATATCTTTTGAATACTCCTTTATATCCCAATTGGGGACAGCCAATACATGCCCACTTTCTAAAGTTTTTATTATTGAAAGTTTAAATTTATTCGCATGATTTCTAGAACAAATAATATACCCTTCTTGATACATTTCAATTATTTCATTTTGGATAAGATCCACCAATTCTTGATATTGACTATCAAAAATTGAAATAAATTCCCCATTCACATCTTTTGATCGTAAATCGGCGTATATCCCCACTTGATTGGTCCAAGGATTTCTCTCAAATCGTAATTTATAATCTTGAGGGACGTCAATCATTTCCAATACCCATTCTTGATACCATTTTGGTACTTCCACTAATTTATCTGTTGGTTCAAAAATTAAACATTCCCATGGATTTTTTTCTATAATTTGATTAATAATACTTTGGTAATAATTATAAGTCTCTTCATCCAATTCCACTGGGGTGGTAGCATTCGTTACTAATAAAGCAGTTTGCATTTTATTATTAATATACATAGTAATATACATTAGATAATAGTTAGGAACGATCGCTTGAAATCGAGTCATAAGACAAAATAACAGATATGGATTTTGTGTAGTATCCGGTTCTTCAGAACATTGATTATCATAATTATTATTTTCTTCTACTACCCCTCGATAATAGGGGGTTAAAAAATAGGATCGTGGTGGATAAGGTTCCATTTTTAATTTTCAAATTAATAATGTTTAATAATTAAAAAATGGAAAGCCAACCTGCATCTGCTCAAGAAAAAACATCTGTTATAGGATGGTTAGTTTATTTATTGGTATCTCTAGCCATTATATTTGGTGTTTTAGGTGCTATCATTTCAATTATAGCTTTAGTTAGATATAAGTCATTTGAAGGTGTACAAAAATTCACTATCCCCGAAGGAACGGTTATTGGTGCTTCTAATGTTAGTCCTACTGGAGCGTATATTTACAATCCAGAGATAACGGAGTATTTATACTATAAAATTCCAATTTCACAATTACCAGAAAATATACTATCAAAAAATATTCTTTCTGTTAGAATAAGATATAATATTAATACTGTTAATGAAGTGGATGTTTATAGTGGAAATCCAACCCAAGATGTAAATGGATTACCTAGATCATTTTTTTACTATAATACATTTGATTCATTATATATTGGTTTCCCATTACGTAACGGGAATCAAAATGCTTTACTATCTTACAATCAATCTAACAATACATATAAATTATTAGGAGAAATAAATCTTTTCTTTTATTAATTAATTGAATACTTTATTTAAAAAAAAACTTTAAATAAAATGAAAGGATGATGATATTGGATAGGTCTCTATGGATACCTTTTCATCTATTACGATCGGGGATTGTCCCCATTTGTGTTTTGGAAGAATGGATACAAACTCTTGGATGTCCCTCTCTCAATAAACTCCAAGGATCTATTTACCAATTTATTATTGAAAATAATGAAAAATTAGCTAGTAAGACGGATCAAGATTTTTCCTATCTCGCCCAATTTATTAATCCATCAATTAAATGGAAAAAAAGTACCTTATTAATGATTTGGAAACAATTAAAACCATCCCTTGAATCAAAACACTCACTTATAGAGTTGGTCGAACAATCTCTCCCTTCACTTGACTATGGATTGCCTACCTTAGAAAATAAGTCTAAATTACCCCTCTGTCTCTTATTTAGTTATTGTATAGAAAAGAATATTTTTATCCCCACACAATCCTCTCCAGAAAAATTGGTGAATTATATATTAATGGCGAATTGGACTAAAACCATTGAACCGGGAATGTCAAAAGCTTTAACCACTCTCATCAATTTTTCTCCCATCAATTGGATGAATGCATGGAATTTTTTATACGATCGAATTAAAGAGGAACCTTTCCATCCAATTAATTTACAACAGGATATCCAAGAATGTTATTCAAAAAAATGGGAATCAAAATTATTCACCATTGAGCGATACGAACCTTCATCTGCTATAGACGCCATTCTTTGTTCAGCGATTCATTATGGAGTGGATATTTCTATGTCTGAATTTCCCATTAAAGAATATACCTCTCTAGTATTATCCATCAAAGAAAATGCTTCTAGACCCAGACTAGAATTATGGGGTAATATAACGTATACCCATCCATTGGATCCAAAATTATTGAAATGGGTTCAAAGTAATCAAAATGCTTTATCTCTTTCTTCCTATTTCAACCCAATTTTTCCTTTAGATATTTACCCACAGGAAAAGAGACAATACCTCGCTATAATTGAAGGGAAAAATGCTACATTAGAAACAAGCCATATGTTAGTGGATGAATTTCTATTCATTCAATCCACCTCCAATACATTTAGATTGGGTATGCCTTGGAATCCTTTAAATGAATTGACTCCCATTCAACGAGATTCAATCTATGAAGTGGATCCCAAATCAATTATTTGTTATGGGAATAATAGTAATGGTTGGACCATCTATACTTGGGATGAACTCTTTGAATATTTTTCTGCTATAAGGGATTTTAAAAATCCATCCGATTCAACAAAAATGATTGATGAAATTTCTTTGTATAAGCTCAAATTACTTTCGCAAGTTCATTGCATGGAATTATATCATTTGATTGAGTTAATTAAAGAGGAAAAAAAACAAGCGACCACTCAAGGGAATCAATTTATTATCCAATTTTTCAAAAAGGATAAAAAAGAGAAAGAATCCATCATCAAACAATTTTGGGTATTGGTTTATTTATGCATGGTTATGAGGGGTGAATGGGATGCTTTACCCCCTGATTCATTGGATGAATTAGATACAAAGAAATATTTCTCTCTTAAGGAATACCCCGTCAAAGATCAAGACCGTATCGACTATTTAGTATCTCATTGGATGACGTATTTCTATACCCAATTAACGGAAAAATCCATCCTAGATTTACCTCTTCAAAATTTCTTGGATGGCCAATTTATCCATTCAAAAGATTTGGAGCAAGGATTGACTATTGGACAGAGATTAGATATCATTCGAGAGAATAAATCAATCTATGCTTGTTTGAGAGTGAGTAGTAATTGGTTACTTTCAAGTGTCTATTTTTACCTAACAAAATTGGGTCAGACCATGCCTTTTGATATCCATCAAATGGAAAGAATATCGTAAAAATTGAATTTAAATATTTATTTTGTTTAAAATAAATAACTATTTCAAGAAAAGAATGATGGTCAATGATCGTTATCCTCTTCGAATGACGCCTGCTCGAACACTTTCCGTGATGGGATTGCCTCCTAAAGACATTCTCAGAATTAGGCAAGAAAAAGCGAATGAATTGAGAAACAGTAGTAGAGTGAGGTCGGTATCTGACCCTATTGATATTCCAAAGAATAATACAGTCATTGCTACTCCTCAATCTACGCCTCAATCTTCTCCTCCCTCTTATACTAAAGACGTATGTGTCTATACTAAAGATACAGCGTATATTGATATAGTAGGGGATGGAAATTGTCTTTTTCGATGTATTTCATGGAAAGTAAAAAAGGATCAAGATGACTATCAAGTGATCCGAGATGAAATGGCAGAATATGTATTGGATCATTTTAATGAAAAGATATATGATGAAACGATTGAATCATGGGCTAAATTGAGCGAAGAAAATCACGAATCAATTACAGACTATATCGAATGGTTAGTTACACCAGGAAAATATGGCGGGTATTTTGAAATTCTTTTAATGAGTTTGATCTATCAATTGAGAATTCAAATTTTTGAAAGAGGAGTATTGAAATACGATGTATCCATGACTCCAGATTATGATATTCTTAAATTGGAATACATTAATGAAAACCATTATATGGTTATTGTTGGATAAATTATTTATTTAATAAATAAATAAATTATAAAGGATTGGAAATAGTCCAAAGAATCATGACTGATAAATACCAAACACTAGTTAAAATTCTAAATTCTTGCGTGAAATCATTCTCTAAATAATCACCCGTAATATAGTTATATAATTTTTCTATAACGATCGATCGATTAAAGAATGTATCATATTCGGAAGTAGTTTCTTTGTAAAAATTTATAAAGTCATTTTTTGATTTATCAGAGGATAAAACTGTATTAATGACTTCATTCGCTATCAATGAAGGGATAGTAAATTCTATAACATCGTCTGATGTACCAAAATTAAATATACTATTTTGTAAAAATTCATTTAATTCATCGTATTCTTCTTCAGAAAAATTTTTCATATTAAATGCTTGTATTAATTTAGATTCATTCTCAATAAGTGGATCATTAAAAACAACCCCTTGAGCTATAGCAAATGATTCCGCAAATTTATGGAAAATATTTCGATAGATAGGTCCGACAGTAAGAATAGTATTTTCTATAAATTCATCCAAAGAAGAATAGTTTATATTAATCATTCTGGAAAAATTATTCAAACTAGATGAATAAAATTCTTCAAAAGATTTATTTTCAATAACTGAATAGACTATCAATAATTCTTTTTCTGAAAAAGAAAGAATGGCATTTTGAATTGCACAAACGGATACAAATAATTCCTTTACAAAATTATTTAAATAAATAATGAAAAATTGTTGAATCATTTGTAATGATTTTGTCAATCCTTGAGAAGAAATGATTTGTTCACTATTTCTAAAATCAGTACCAATATATATTTTCAAAATAAAGCAAAAAATCCTAAAGGATAAATCGCTTAGATAGGATGCTAAATCTCCCAATACTTCCTGTTTTTTGAAATAGCAAATTCCCACACAAATTTTCAGTAATTCATGTTCCCATGTTCCATCCATTTCTGCGATGGAAGTTAATTCAAAAATGAATATACCAATAATGGTTATTTGTATACCATATTTGGATAGAAAACTATTCGCTTTATAAGAAGATCGTTTTAATTGGAGATAACTATTACTAGTATTACTAGTGGATTTTTCTAACTCTTGATATTCCGCTGATAAATCATTTATAAAATTATTGAATCGTTTAATTTCTCTCTTTAAGTAATCCAATGTTCGTTGAATCTTAAATTTATATACACGATCTTCCTCTAAATCAGCTAATCCTTTTTGCCCAAATTCACGTATAACAGAACAGATTAAATTAATATATTCAATCACTTCTTCTGGAGGATCAAATGTATGTAATTTTTCATTGATATGTTCCATCAAAAAAGAAAAACTTATTACACTATCCCTCAAATTTGAGTATGTATAATAGGCATACTTTTTATCCTTATTATTTAATAAGAGAAAAAATTTCGCTATAGATACATCATCCAATTCACAATCTGTTAATCCAGAAAAAGTTATAGTACGAAAAAAATCCCAATTTTGTATTACTATATCATCATATAAATCTTGAAAATTTTCTTCATCTAATTGTTCTACGTCTTGTACTATTTCATCTATAATGGATGTCATTTTATTTTAGCAATTGATTTTTTAAAAATGAATTATTAGTTAATGAAAAAAATTGATGGATTCTAGATATTATCCAAGAATGGATCGTGAAACAGATTCAATGAATGAAGTGCAATCCCTATTAAATCAAAAAAATATTAAGCATATTTTCACAAAGGAAAAATACTCAAAGAATTCAGATTTTTTAAAAGCATCTTCTTTTGGATTAATTCCGGATATGAAAATTGCTTTGGATAATGGAGCGGATGTTTCCTCTGCAGATAATTATGCACTCGTTACTTGCTGTTCAAAGGGGTATACTCAAGCTGTAAAATTCCTTCTTGAAAATGGGGCAGATGTGAATGCTCGTAATAGTGCTCCATTATTTTATTCCATTAAATATGGTTATAGAGATATTATTGAATTGCTGATGAATAATAATGCAACTATTTTAGAGTATTTTTTTACTCTGGCCATTCGATACAATAATCATGAAATTGTAAGTCTATTCCTTCAAAAAAATTTTAAACCTTCTAAGGATGATATTATGTTTACCATCGTTAATAATAATGATGAAATACAAAAAGTTTTTGTCAATCATGGTATTAACCCCAATGAAACGGGTATGACTGAATGGGCTATGTATCGCATGAATCAAAAATTGCTAACGTATTTCATTAGCAAGGATTATAAGCTACCTAACTATTTACTTATTGAAGCGATTGGACTATTCATTGAATGTAATAATACTGGAATGGTTGAATATCTTATTGAGACACATGATATTACACCAGATATAATTCAATACTATCATATTTGTAGTTCAGTAAATAATAATTATGTATTCATGCTTGCATTACTTAATAATAAAGGATTAATTAGAAAATTCTCTCAAGCAGAAAAAAATGAATTACTATTTAACGCCGTCCAAGATGGATATAATGATATAATTAAAATTCTAATTTCTGCAGGAGCGGATGTACACAAAAATAATGGAGAACTAATCAATGAATGTATCTATAATGGGTATTGGAAAACTGCAAAAATTTTACTAGAATATTGGTAATTAAATAATTATTTTATTTAAAAAAATAAAATAAAAACAATGGAAGAAGAATCAAAAATTGTTATGCCCTCATCAACCATGATGTCTGCTACTAGACGATCTAAATCAAAAAAATCAATAAGAAGAAAAAGAAGATATTCTACTAGTTCATCCAGCTCATCATCCAGTTCATCCGGATCTTCCACTCGAAGCAGTCCCAGAAAGTCTGTTAAAAAATCCCCAAGAAAATCCCCCAAAAAATCACTTAAAAAATCACCAAGGAAGTCACCAAGAAGATCCTTTAAGAGAAAGCTTGGTCCTATGAGTTATCGTAAATCAAGAGCGTCCTATAAAAAGAAACGAATCCCAAGAATTAAGACACCCAATCTTTTAACTCGAGCTATGCGTGCAGTCAATGAAATGACTTTATAAAATAAATAAAAAAAATATTTATTTTATTACTTTTATCCATCGTTTTATTTATTTATAAAAGTTTTAAAAGAATTTTGATATATTTGTATGGTTGTTCCATATCTTATTATTTATTTATCTAAATAATAAATAAATAAATTTCAATTTTATTCTCTATCTTGGATTCCAATAATTCCAATATTTGCTTTCAATAAAGAAATTTTTTGGTCTTGGATAATATTTTCTGATACTTGAGTCAAACAATCAAAACTGCAATAACATCCAGACCATCCTCCATGAACAAGAGGAAGTCTCAATGCATACCATCTCTTCTCAATAACATTTCCACAATAGTTACATGAACCAGTAAACCAATCCACATCATCTTCTGCTACATCTTGATTATCTTCATCTTCATCATAATGTTCAAAACAATTACATAGGAACATTCGATCGCCTCCATAGAAACAACAAGGATGATCCTCATTCAAATTCGCATCATAAATAATATTACTTGGACCTAAATAACTAAATAGTTTCTTATCCTCATTTAAATAATACTTGTCCTTTGCATGCTCTCCATTCGCTAGTAAAGCAATTTTTTGAGCATTCGTCAATCCAGTATAAAATGATTTAATGACATCTTTACTATACTCCATTTCTTCGATCGTTAATCCCTCTCGTGGGAGACCGGCCGTGAGTAATTCAACCGCATCATCTGTAGCAAGAATTTGCACAGGTTTTGATTCCAATTCATTAGCAATTTCATCCGCTTCCTCCATTAAATCTTCCTCTGAAGGGAGGGTTTCAAATGAATGGACATTTCTAACCCAATCTGGTTTCTTACTTGGTTCGGCAATTTTCGCTTTTAATTCTAAAAAGAATCGCTCCATGTATCCGTTTGTATTCATTCGAGATAATTCAATTAATTGTTCCACTCGATCGACCGTAAAAGAAGTTAATCCATACGTATCAATGACTCGTTGAGCAGCACGAGATACTGTAATTGATTGGTCTTCATAATTCGTCAAAATATCTAAATGCAATTCTGCCGAAGATACTTCTGATATTAATTTCATCAACCATTGAAGGATAGGTAAATCCAATTCATTCAAGAAAAATAGATAGGTATCATAAGGTAATTGATCATCATCATTCACCTTCTCCCATGTATCCAATAAATACAATGCAATATCGTTACATTGATATTGGTAGGCTGTATTAATAAATCTCACGAATAATCCATCGAATACTTTCTTGGGGACTTCCGATAAAGGTAAAATATCAATACTTGATTGGACATTCTCCAAATCTTTCTTTGAAATAAAAATTTCAATGGAACGAATGATTTGTTGAGCGGATTGAGTCATATCTTCTGTTATTTTTTATTGATTATAATAAATTTTATAATCAATTATTCTCATTCATTAATATAAGCAATTGTTTCTGGATTAACTGTATTAGGATATGATTCTAAATTGGGATTTGGATCTTTATATGTTATACCCGGAGTTTCATTTTCTTTAGCTCCATCAACCAATTCTCCCGGAGGAGTAAATGGACCACATTTGGCCACATAACACCATAAAAAGTAAAATCCAATAAATACAATTGCTAAAGCAAATATAATAACTACTAATTTAACTATTCCAATAGTACTAAAGAATATAATCGCTGCTATAATAGCTATAGCTATCAATAATAATGCTGCAGCACCTATAGCTGATTTAGTTGTTGCACTTGCCATTTGATCGATTTGTTCAGTAATAGAAGATTCTATTTGAGTAAAATTAGATCCCGTCAATGCACAATTAATGACATTATCTGCTACTTGATTAATATTGGCGACTAAAACACATTTTTTTGATGTAGATTCTTTACATGTTGCATCAATAGTTGCTTTATTATATGAACTAGCATAACAATCTTGTTGGATATTATTATATACATTTTGATTTAATTCATTGAATAAATAAACTAAATTATTTGATCTAACATCTGTATTATTTAAAAAATTTCCCGCAAATAAACTCCCATTTAATAAACCCGATGCTGCATCCGCTGTTTGTTTGGATGTTATACCTAATTGGGTCTGTAAACAATTTTGTGTTTCTTGATATAATATACAATTTACATCAATAGAACAAGCTTGAGAATAATAAGTTGGATTATTAGGGTCTGGATTACCCAAAAAACATTCTTCCGCAGAACAATCAAATTCAATAGTTAAATCATTATAACAAGCTACAGAGCAATTTTGATTAGTTGAATTTATAACACTTGTTAATACTTTATTATGTGAATCTAAAATATTTGTCGCTATCACGGATGAAGTATTACCCATTTTTAATATTTATAAATAATTTTTTCTATTACAATTATCCCATGAGGATGATCGATAAATTCGTATATTTTATTTGCTTTCTCCTCTTCTTGATTAGGTATTGGAATTGCCATTTTTAATAGTGGAAAAATAAAGTAATCGTTTCTCTTGGATGGATAATGATGAGGATGATGGTTTCTCGGATAATAATTTCTGTCCTTGAATATTAGCTAATTGATACCATTGCTCTAAAGAGATATTTTGGAAAGATTTTAGACTATAAATAATATTAATTTACATTTATTATAAAATAATAAATGTCATCATCATTACTATGGTTTGAAGTAATTCCAAAGGAAATACTTTATACTATAGCTCGATATATGACTAGTGAGGATGTAAAAACTTTAGCTAAAATGAGCGAATACTTGGATGAGGTCTTATATGATGAATATTTCATTGATTATATCTGTCCATATATATCTGTGATTCAAAAAGATAATAAGGTTATTACAAAGAATTATTTTTTGGATAAGCTCCATGGAAAATACAATGAAGTATCCACTCTCACTAATCAAATTATTACAGAGGGATATTACGTAAATAATAAAAGGGATGGTTTTTGGAAATTTAGATATATAGATACAGAAACTAGTTCAGTGATTCTTGAGCAGAAATTATTCTTTGAATATGGTGTTCTTGAAGGGAGAAATATGATTAAAACTCCCTCTCATTTAATTATTAATTATTATAAGAATAATAAATTGGAAGGAAAATTTAGAAAATATGTTACTATTCATAATGATAATACTCCCATGATTGAATTGGAGGGAGAATATTCAAATGATCTCCCCAATGGAATATGGAGATTGTATGATATAGATTTAGATTTATTAGAACAAACAGTTATATCTGAGGGACCATTCATTAATGGGAAAAGATCAGGACGATGGTTCTATCGAGTGAATATTTTTACTGTCTTGGATCAACATGTACTATGTATCCGATCCGTTCATGGGAATTATGAGAATGATTCAATGGTTGGAGATTGGGTATGGTCCATAGAAATAATGGAGCAATTAGAGAATGATTATTATACAGAAATTCACCCTGCATTAGAAACATTAAAATTGATTTATGCGAATAGACCTTCATTAATATTCAAACCATTTTCATACCAATTGATTAAAAATATGTTACTTGTATAAATAATAAAAAATTAATGGGTATTCAATCTCTTACAACATTTCTCAAAACAAAAGCTCCAGAATATATTAAACCGATCGATATTTCATTTTGTAAGAAAATTGCTTTGGATGGAAATCAATGGATGACCTCCATGCTTAAACTCAAATTCAAGGATTACTTGGAATCCCTAGAAAATCCAATGCAAGAATTGACGGATAAAGATGATTCATATATTAGGAAGGAATGGTTGAAGGAAGGAATTCGTTTCTCCCTTAAATGGATTGAATTGGGAATCACTCCAGTATGGGTCATTGATGGGAAAGCTCCTGAATCAAAACAAGCCCAAAAACAAAAGAGACAAGCTTCAAGAGATAGTGCTCTAGCTCGATACAATGATTTAAAGACTAAATTGGAAATCACCCCTCAAGTAACGGATCAAGAGGGGGTATGGGTTGCAGATGATTTAAAAAAAATGACTCAAGAAGATAAGAAAAAAATTATTTCCTATCGCCAGCAAGAAAAATCTCTCACTCCCTTATGGATTCATGAATTAAAAAAATTATTCTCTGATATAGGTATTCCATGGATTCAAGCTCTCGATGAAGGAGAACGATGCTGTTGTATGTTATATCACGATGGATTGGTTGATGCAGTTTTTTCTACAGACACGGATAACCTCGCTTATGGATGTTTTAAAACGATCCAATCATTCAATGTTGAAACGAGAATGATTCAAGGATCCATGGTTCGATTCATGCCTTACTATGACTTGAACTATATATTAAATTCATTGAATTTATCGCTCGATGAATTTGTGGATTTTGCGATAGTATCAGGGACGGATTTCAATGAGGGAATTCCTAAGGTTGGATGTGTCAGAGCATTGGAACTCATCCATCAATATAAGGCAATCAAATCATTCCCTGAATCCCACAAGAAAATTAAACTTGATGTTAGTCTATTAAATGAGGATGAATGTAAGCGATTATTCACTAAATGCCCCTCTCGATCCATCATTAAAGATTCATCCAATAATCCTGATTTATTAATTAATTTAGATTTATTGAAAAATTCAGAGGAAAAATTAAAGTCCTATTTTGGTCCTTCATCGGCTAGATGGATGATAAGGGACATTGAACGGGTCATTGTATAAAATTATTTATTTATAAAAAAAATAAATAATTTATTGGACTAATAATTGAATGGCTTGATCAATTTCTCGATCTTTTGCCTGTTCATCTGTTTCTTGCATCATATATGCATTTCCTTCAGGGGAAGATAGAGATATAGCTTTATGAGGACCACCGTGTATCTTATACATTAAAATGTCATAATGATTAGTCATATGAGTTACATATGGAATACCAACGCATGTCAAAATGAATGCGAATAATCCGATAAATACAACAATCGCATTAAATGCAAGTAATGTATTATTTTCATTTGAAGGAATATAGTTTGATGTATTATATAAATTTAATGCGAAAAAAACTAAATTTCCAATACATGTACCAACAGCTATAATTTCAAATATGAGTGCGATAGCTAATACACCCAATAATAATTCTCGGGTAGATCTACCATTCATTTTTATTATTTTAAAATAATAAAAATTAAACTTTTTGTATCCAAACTCTAATATAGGGTACATCCACTCTCCTTCTTAATTTACGAGTATTAATTTCAAATAGAGGTACATAGCTATGCTTTCCAATAAATGCATTGTATTCCTTGGGGATGATGGATTTCACATCCCAATATTCATCCTTAAGGTATTCCTCAATTTTGATCGTTGCTCCATGTATAGCATCGTCTAGTCTAGTATAGGGAGTATGCATTTCCAACATTTCCTTATACGAATGGACCGGTGGATCTCCATAAGTGAAATGGACCAAAAAAATTGATGGTGAATTACTTTCAGACATTTTTATTTAATTAAATATTTATTTTATTAAAGTTAAAGTTAGTTATTATCTTGGATTAATTTGACTTTTTTTTTACCTTCTTTGGTAGTTGAATTAATTTTTGATTTTTCTTCATTTGTTGAATCTTCATCAATAATTTGAGGTTTGATACTATCAATGAGAGACCTAAACTTATAAAAGGCATCTTTCATTCCATTCAACATTTTACTGGACTGCATGACATGCCCTGACTCATATACAATAAATGTATGAGCTACAACATTCTTTTTCTCACTAATAACCATATTTGGATCTTGAACTTCATCCTCTGAACAAAGCAATTCGACATTGACGTAATGATCCGATGCATTATTAAAATGAGCGATGAATTCCGTTTGAGTAGTATTGATGATATTTCTTAGCTCAGTTTTGAGAATACAAAAACCAAGGGTATAGGAACAATTAATCATGACATGTCGTGGAGAGAGAGTTAATTTAAGATCATTTCCATTGGATCCAATGATCGTCCTCAATTGAGGATTTGATTCAAAATAGGTTAAATCTCGAATCATATCTTTGTATGCTTCACATTCTTTAAATCTTTGGGAAAAGAATAGAATGACTTTTTCATTCAAAAGGGGGAATTTTGAGCAAGCTTGATCCACAGAGAATGGGAGATACTTTTCCACTGTTTCTTCTCCAGTAATTTTCTTTCTCAGCTTATGCTTATCCTTAATCTTTGTTCGTTCTGTTACATAAGTCTGCCTAGTAATCGATTCGTCCGATTTAGTGGATTCTTTAATCCAAGTATAAAATTCTTGGATGGATGATTGCATGGGGAGTAATTGTAAAATTTGATCCGCTTCCTTAATATGATTGGCCAATAAAGTGGCGATATAATCTCCATGCTTTTGTTCTTCCTTAATTCCGCAAATGTGGATGGTCCTCTTACTAATCTTAATATTGACACTTTTATTCCCCAAAGAAAGATCTACCATTAATGAATTCTTGAAATAGGGACCGTAAACACCTCGACAAATACTTAATAATCGAATCGAATAAATAGTTCCTAGAGCGGGGAAATTCTTGAGTTTAGGCTTAGTACTCCTCTTCCATGGCTTATCAAATACTATCGTGGTTAAAGGGAGAGTTTGAGCTATAGCAGTGAGATTAATTTCATTATTAAATTCGTATAGGACTGTTCTCGTTGTGAGTAAATCCTCAGAAAATTCTGGAGTGGGAATTAATCCATTTTTTTTTGTTAAAGCCATTTTTTCATATAAAAATGTATATTTATTTAAAATTCATTTAGATTTAAAAAAAGGGATGCCTGTAAATTATTTTCAAACAATCACTGGATATGAAATTATCGAAAATAATAATAGCAATAATATAGATCCTGTTGGGGAATGTTTAAATTACTATAGAGATTTAATTCCTTATAGAGCAGGGGTAGGGAAACCTATACAAGAAGGTCTGTATAATTTAGAATGTATATATAAGGCAGAATCATTTAATCAATTCAATAATCTTAAATTATTTACTAGTTTTATTGACATTAATAACATCCAAAAAACAAGTAATATAATGTCATATAATTTGGTAGCAGAGCAATACTGCTCTCAATTATCCACCAATTGTTTGAATAATGAAAGTCATTGTTCATCATTCTTTTCTTCTGAACCCGATTTAGGTGGATATTGTAGAGCTTCCCAAGAAGGAAAATCCTATAATGGAATATATGTCCCTGAAATTTCTTCTATGGATAATGCAAAGATAAATATTTGCTCTAAATATGATTTGCCTGAATGCGCATGTATTAGAAAAGTTATTGATAATGATTATATAGCTATAAATAATTATGAATCAGTTAATACTGATCCTTTAATGAATGGAAATTGTTGGTATCTCCCTTGTTTAACTGGATCGAATATATTAACTCTTTCCTCTGATTCAGGATTAAGTACTATCTGCCATGATCCAACAGTTACATGTGCTATATTGAATGAAGTAGTTTTAGATTTGCAAAAAAAATCCAATAAATTATCTAATCAAGTATATGATAAAATTTTTTGTTTGACCGGTCCATCCTTTCAAATAAAGGATACTATAAATGATACTAGTAGCTTTAGTGTATCATCCTCTTCATCATCATCTTCATCCTCATTGAATCAATTATCTATTGCATTAATGGTTATCGTGGGAATATTACTTATTGGTATAATTGTCTTTTTCAGTTTGAGTGTATCATCTAAGAAAAATCATCATCATTCTATAACTGAAACTAAAATAAATTATTTTTAATATAAAAAAGCGTATATGATGGCTCACGGACATAAGATTATGACTCATGCACCGTTGTGCTATACCTGTGGTACACCTATTACAGATCAAATGAAAGAGGATTATATTGAAGGTGTCTATCTTAATAGAGAGCACCCGAAAAATGTACTAGACCGTATAGCTCGATCATACTCGAAAACAGGGAAGATGAATCTCTGTTGTAAAGGGAATTTAATGACTAGAATCATTACTCCTTCGGATATAATGAATGTGGAAAAGAAAGTTCAAGAAAGAGAAGAAACTCAAGAAAGAACTCGTTTAGGATTACCTCCCAAGGAGAAATCCAAAGAAATTCCAGAGGAACAAATATTAAAAGTTCCATTGAGTAGTCTTAATATTGGAGTTTTTTCCAAAAAAAGAACTCTTGATCCAGAGAAAGCCATTCAAGTTATTGTGAATACTCCTGAAGGATGGAATTATAAAGCGAGGGAATATAAAACACGATAATTATTTATTTATTATTCGATAAATAAATAAAAATGAAAGGGTGGGAAATAGCCGTTATTTCAGTGATTACCATTTTAGTTGTAATAGCTATATCTATACAGATTGGATTCCTTGTAGAGCAAATGCCTCCTCCTCTACCCACTCAAACATCCAATTTCACGCTTAAATTTGTTCCAGGACCTGCTCCTGCTTCAGTGGTTCAAAATCATTCAATAAATCCATATATAAATACTAGAAAAGTTTTTATTCCTTCATGTACAGATACATTATCTTATCCATATAATGAACAAATTACAATTAATACTAGTAATAATAATACAGTATATTTGTATCCATTTTCTATGAGAAATTTAATTGGTTTAACTAATAAATTACCATACTATTTAACTAATGTTTATTATCCATTGGATACAACCTATGAAAATTGGGTATTCTATGATCCAACTATTTATACAGAATCCGACCAGCAACCTTATGGACCCATCCTCGAATGGACCCTATCCAATGATGGTGTATTATCCACCAATAATGGCTATTATTATTTACCAACGAAAATAGATAAAATTAATAATATTGTATTAGACGAATATGTTTTATATCCATATACAGCTTCTGAATTCGCTCAAATAGTTACAGAAAATATTGCAAATTCTCAATCTATTGTATGTATTTATGATACACGTAATATTTATTTCCTAACTAAAGATCTCTCTGGAAATGCTGTTTTACTAAAATTATCTATCGAAATTAATATAAATACAGAGATGAAAACATATTTACGTGAATTTCCAAATTCATGTTATATCCCTATCCTACATGAAACAACAGATTATAGTTCGATAGGAAATTGTACTGATCCTTTAACTATTATAACGAATACTAGTAATGTAAAAAAAGTAACTATTCAGTATAACCCTCTTTGTTCAACTGAACCTGAATGTAATTTAGATTTATCATTCACTATTTATTCATCCAATGGAGTGGAACTTTCCACCCAAGAAAGTGGGAATTACACTATCACAGATAGATCAATCACGTATGAATTCATTGATTATGTCATAGCAAGTTATATCATGGTCACAAGTAATAATACTGGTACTTCAAATGAAGCTACATTATTAGTATTCAATAATTACAATGAAGTGATACAAAAGTCAACCTTAAATAATACCGAAGAACAGAGAATTAATCTTTCATTTTACCAAATTTATTCACAATAAAGAAACTGTTACTTCGGGATTAAATTGAACTGTTTTTGGAGGAGACTTCTTTTTAGGGGATCTCTTTTTTTTGAGGATAGATTTTATCTTAATTACAGTCTTTTTGGGTGTAGTAGTAATAGTTTTTTTTTCTTTTTTTACAGGGGATCTTTTTTTGCGAGGAGGAGAGGATTTCTTCAATGGAGATTTTCGAACCATTTTATTTAATATTTATTTAATATAATAAATAAATAAATATTATTATTATTCATAGGGGTTAGTAGTTGATTCATCTACAAGAGGTTGCTCAATAGTACAATCTGTAATTTTTGGTTTGGTATTTTTGATAGAATAAAAAACGATAATAATAGTACTGATACTACTTCCGAGCATGGCTTCAAAGGAACTGATAAATACACTCCAAGAAGAGTTCACCCCTGCATAAATAACCCAAATGAGAGATATAATAATTGAATAGATATAAGATATAAGTCGAACATTCGCTCCATTTTCTTCCCAAGAAAGATGGGCTCGTTGTTGGAAGAGAGAAAATGCTTGGAAATAAAGGAAAAGATTTCCAATAAGAGCAATAAAAATCATAAAATTATCAAATGCATCCATTTTTGGATATTTAAAATTATTTATATATTAAAAATCAATTGGATGGCAGATTTATGTTTATCTAAAAAAGATGCAAAAACCCTCCAAAAATGGATGTATGATTTACCCCATGAAATGGTAGTGGAAGTGGATATAAAACAATTATCTCCTGATAAGGTATTACTTGAATTTAAGGAAGTTATATCTTATACTGATTCAAATAATGGGTGTACTCCTACCCATGTAGATATTCGACCTCTTATGCTTCATACCCATCCAAAACATTGCTATAAACATCAAGGGATAAAATTTGCTTGGCCTTCTGGAGTGGATTTAATATCTATCTTAGATAATAAATTGAGATATCATTTTGTTGCTTCCTTGGAAGGGATATACATCATCGATTGTAAACCATCAAGCCATAAAAAATGGCAAGAATTATCGGACAAAGAAAGGAAAAGTTTAATTAGAAAACATGATATTCCAGGGGATTTATATAATGTGAATTATTTCATTGATAAGATTAATTCTCTTGGATGGTTGAATGTCCATTTAGTCCCCAATCATAAAGTGATTTAAAAAGAAAAAAAAATAAAATAAAATGGATTGGATTATTAATTACTCTATTAGTGAATACAAAAAATTGAGCAAAGAAACTGTAGAGCTTTTTCATCATTTTATTAATTCATTCACGGATAAGATTGAACTTTCATTCCCTATTGATGTTGTAGCGGATGAATTTTTACCCAAGAGGGCATATTCAACCGATGCAGGATTAGATCTCTTTTCTCTCCAAGATATAGTTATCCACGCCCAATCAAGCCAGTTAATTTCTACGGGAGTTAAAATAGCTATCCCTAAGGGATATTTTGGAAAAGTTTCTTCTCGATCCAGTCTCGCTATTAAGAATATAGAAGTTGGCGCTGGAATTATTGATAGTGCTTATAGGGGTGAAATTAAAGTCCTTCTAAGAAATTTTGGATATACTGATTTCAATGTTTGTAAAGGAAATAAAATTGCTCAATTAATCATCCAACCTTGCTGGATCGGTCCAATTAATGTGGTCGATTCTCTCAATGAAACTGTTCGTGGCGATGGAGGGTTCGGTAGTACGGGTATATAAAAATTGATTTTTATTTATAAAATTATTTATAAATAAACTATTAAGATGGAACAAGCTATCCAATCGGGTGATTTGGACACTGTTAAAGCCTTAGTTGAACAAGGTTTTGATATTCATGCTGAAGATAATTATGCACTTCGTCGGGCATCTAGATATGGTCATCTCGAAGTGGTCAAATACCTTGTAGAGCATGGAGCTGATATTCATGCTCAAGACGATGAGGCATTTCGTCGGGCATCGAAATTCGGTCAGTTGGACGTGGTCAAATATTTAGTGGAGCATGGAGCTGATATTCATGTTCGAGAAGACTATGCGCTTTGTTGGGCATCTGCTAATGGTTATTTGGACGTGGTCAAATATCTAGTGGAGCATGGAGCTGATATTTATACTTGGGAGGATGAGCCACTTTATGAAGCATCTTCGTATGGTCATCTAGAAGTGGTCAAATACCTTGTGGAACAGGGAGCTGATATTCATGCTCAGGAGCCACTTTATGAAGCATCTTCGAATGGTCATCTAGAAGTGGTCAAATACCTTGTGGAACAGGGAGCTGATATTCATGCTCAGGATGACTATGCACTTCGTGGTGCAACTGCTAATGGTCGTTTAGACGTGGTCGATTATCTAAAGAATCTATAATATTGATTTTTTTATTTATAAAATTTTTTATAAATAAACTATTAAGATGGAGCAATACAAGTACATCAAACTCCTTACCAAGAATTTACATCATCGCAATTTCCAATGGAAATTTGGACGGAATGATATAGAAAATTTTAATTACAGTAATGAATGTACATCGAACGCTCTCTATGTATGCGAACCAAAAGACTTCTTCGAATGGATGTTTTTATATGAGGATATCTGTTGGGTTGCGTATGCAACTATTCCAGAAGATGCGGAACATGTTATTATGAATAGCAAAGTGAAAGCTTCCTCTGTCATTCTTCATGAGCCACTGATTCCTATAGCGGAATTTATACCTATTGCAGTTAATGCAGGGGCTGATATTAATGCTCGAGATGGGTATGTACTTCGTCAAGCATGTGAATTTGGTCGTTTAGATATAATTAAATCTCTTTTTGAAAATGGAGCAAATATTCATGCCTGTGATAATTATCCTGTTTGTGGAGCATCTATAACACTTCTTATGGCATCTGCTAATGGCCATTTAGAAGTGGTCAAATTACTTATGGAGCATGGAATGAATGTTCATGCTCAAGATGACTATGCACTTCGTAGAGCATCTTCGAATGGTTATTTTGAAATCGTCAAATATCTAGTGGAGCATGGAGCTAATATTCATGCGTATGATGATGAGGCACTTCGTTATGCAGCTTATAATGATCATTTAGACGTGGTCAAGTACCTTGTTGAAAAGGGAGCTGATATCTATACTCAAAATGATTATGCACTTCGTTGGGCATCTGCTAATGGTCGTTTAGACATGGTCGAGTATCTTAAGGAGCAGAGATCTAAAAAATGATCTAATAAAAATTGATTTTTTTAAACTAAAAAATCATACATGAAAAAAAAGATGCAACCACCCCCATTGGATGATAGTGTATATAATTATACTCCTCTTAGACCTGTAGGAGAAGAAGAAATTGAAATGATTGATTCACCTATCATGACTAATTCAAGTGTTTTCCTTTCAAGTTCGGGGACGATCCCAATCAAAGAAAAAAAAATTTATAGAAAGCGATGGACATGGTTTAAGTATCTATGTTGGATGACTCCAATCGTTTGGAGTGGTATGATTTATTTCATACAATTCTTTTATGGAATTGGAACTTTATCTATCCCCAATCTATATCAATTATCTGTATACAATATTGTCTCAGGATTTTTTGGTATGATTGCTATTTCAATCCAAGTATATGAGAATTGGTTTTATGTAAAACCGATCCAATGGATTCAAGAATCCGAATATGAAGATAAGCCAGAATCCACTCTCAAAATTTGGACATTATTTATCTGTTCCTCTCTAGTTGATACATTCTTATTTGTATGGACATTTGTAGGAAGTTTATGGGCTCTTCAATTATACGGATCCGATTTATCTTATGAACCTGCCATGTTCATTTTTTCTATCATTAATCTAATCTATCAATGGTCAAAGTATGGATTCATCCGATTATCCATTAAATTATTTCTCAGTTATAAAGCATTAAATCTATTACGAATTATCTAATTAAAATTATACTAAAATTGAATTTTTTATATAATTTAAATAAATTATTATAATAATACTGTCAAGAATGTCTTACCGATCCATCTATGAGATTATGCGTGAGGTTTATGTAGAACAAGCACTGTCAATTAATAAGGATGATGCGGCTGAAAAAATCCGTGTCCCATTGTGTAATTTCGGTGAAGCGTTTGAAATTATCCAAGTTAAATTGGACCAAAATATCGAACCCACTCAAGAGGATTTCGATCGGGTTGAAAATGCCTCTAAAAATGTATTTTCAACGGATCTAATTCCATACTATTATGCTCTTATGAGTGAAAATGATGAATTCACGGATCTTTTCTCATCAAAGATTATCAATACAATTAATAAGATTTGCAGTAACCGTTCTTGGTGTATTGAATTCAACTCTTATTTCTAATTAATTAGAATCTAATTAATTATAATGTTGGGATATATTTAATTCCCATTTCCTTTCCATACTCTCCGGTTGCCTCACACATTAAACGCCAATTTTCTTGATCCGTCTCAATGATATCTCGTGTTTTTGGAACTCTAAATTCACTTATATGGACTGGCTCTCCCAACATTTCCAATTGCTTGAATAATCTAAATTGTGTATTAATAGGATCAATCCCATTTTCTTGCGCAGATTTATGCGTTAAATCAAAATGCAACATTAGTAAATTTTCCAAATGGCTTATATCGGGTAATTTTGTTCCTAAATATTTATGCATGATTAAATTGACATGTTCATAGTATGGATAGCCGATATAACTCAATGCGATAAACATTCTCTCTCTTGAAATTTGGGGAGCATTTCCATTCTTTATTTCTTCCCCAATAGGTAAATTATTTGATAAAAAATAATGATCCAATTTTGAAAATAAATCTGTCGGAAATTTATCTTTTTGTCTCCCTTCATGTCGAATGATGGCTTTGATAAAATTTTCTTTTTCTTCATTATCATTTCTATTAGATTTAACAGAAATGGTCTCCATTGTCGCATTCGTGGATGAGCAATACCCTCTACTGGGAAGTGATCGTTCAAAGAAACATTTTGGGCATCTCTGAATTCCATTCTCATCCGAAAAAACATTATGCAAGTCATAATCACATCCGGGACATTTTATATTGGGAGGGACCATTTCAATGATATTAATAGACATGTATTTTTTCGCTATAGATAAATAATTCCTAATTATCTCCAATCGGTAAGGCTTCAATTCCTCTTCTTCTTTAGTATACATCACTGATAATTGACCAAATTTAACCTTCCTAGTTCCACCGCCCGCCATTCTATACAATTCTAGTAAGCGTTCTACATTCGATTTATAGTCATTAATTTTCTTGTGATTTTTTATCTCCTCTAATTCTTGGAGATTTATTTGAAGTTTTTTCATATAATATTTTTGCTGTAATTCAGTTAATTTTTCGTAATTTTTTAATTGATTTTCATACTCTTTATTTTGCTGGTCTATTTCCCCTGACCGTTTTATTTCGTGATATTCTAAATACTCTAAAACAATTTGATCTAAATGAATAATATCATAATCATCCGAATACGTCCCTGATACATTTTCTATTATAGAACCTTGTTGCAATGATTGATTGTATTTATAGGATTTTTTTGTCATTTTAATAGTATATATCGCCAATTATTTAGGATTTTTTTTAAAAAAATAAATATAAAATGGGGAAAGATTTTAAAGCGACTTGTAAGTATACTAAATTCAAAAAAATTGGAAGTGGAAGTTTTGGGAATGTATATAGGGCAAGATCCCCTTCAAAAAATGAGATTGTAGCGATTAAAAAATTGAAATCGGTTCATCAAAATGATTTAATGGAAATTATTGCTTTAAGACATTTACATCATCCTAATATTATTAGTATTCTGGATATACTAAATAATGATTCTTGTTTAGATAAGAAAAAATTAGCTTTCGTGATGCCATTTGCTATGGTTATAGATGATTATTTTAATACAGATTTTGTATGGGATGAATTAACACTCAAAAGTATCATTTATCAATTGATAGATGGGTTGAAATTCATGCATGATAATCATTTACTTCATTTAGATATTAAACCGGATAATTTATTAATTATGGGATCATGGGAAAATCCACTTATTAAGTATACCGATTTGGGTCTCGCAATGTTTGTTTCTGATCCAGATGAGTATACATATAGTCCATTTTTAAGAGGGACATCCACTTATCGCCCTGTTGAAGTTGCTCCAGCTAAGAAAAAAAATTCCCTTTATAAATACAGTGGGAAAGCGGATGTATATGCAGTGGGAATATCTATATTAGCAATTAAATATAAATCACATGCTCCTTTTGAAATTATCGAAGAATTTGAAGATGCGAATGATTATGAATTTATTAAATATAAATATACCAAGGAATGGAAGAAAGAGTTCCAAGATAAAGAATTAGTGGAAGTCATCGAAAAAATGATTTCTGTTAATCCAAAAAATAGATATACCGTGAATCAATTAATTGATTTAACCTATTTCAAATCATTTATTCCTTCAAAAAATGCTACAGTCCTTGAACCTCCACTTGGTATAAAAACTTCCGATATAAACTTTAATAAAATTTATGATTCATATTATGATAGAAAAATTCCAATAATTACTTACATTAGAATGATGGATTTATTCTATTTATTAGCTCCTTATATGAGTATATATAATAAAAATGTTATAGTTAAATCTTCTGAAGGAAAAATAAAATTACCTCTCGATAAGGTATTAAATAATATAAATAGATTAGCATCTATCTTATCCAATAATATATATTATGACTATTATAGTAATGCTTCTGCATTGGATTTAATTATCCTAAAAACCTTTAAAGGAATAGTTTTCAGAGAAACTATCACGGATATTTCAGATAATTTGGATGATGCTTTATTCGTGATAAAACATTCTACAAATTTACAAGAATATAATAATTATAGATTGAAAAAATCTTCTTCTTCTTCATCAACTAAAGGAGAAAAAATAAATCAAAAAACATTATATTAAATTATTTAATGATATTTAAATAATTTTTTTTTCTTTAAACATCTTAAAAAAACAAACTCAAAATGTCATGCTGTGGAGGAAATACATCCTGTGCTCCTAGAACTGAGGTTCTAGCTGAGCTTGATTTCACAACCTCTGGATGGTGCGAAAAGTACTTCCGTTTTGCCCTTGGCACAGACGGTGTTGCTGTAGCTACCCCCGAAGGTTTAGTAATCAACTCAAAGGAGTTCACAGTTACACCAACGGATCCCTCAAAGGGCCTTTTCGATAATTTCAAGTTCAACGTTTACTACCATCTCCCTATCTATACTAAGCGTCACCATGAAATTATCCTAACAACCACTGCTGCTGCCAAGCAGTATTTCAAGACATCCGCTCCCTTCCCAGATGTCTTCGCTAAGCGAATCCGCAACATCTTCGCTGATCCCCGTCTTGCTCACGCTCAAGTTTCATTCATTGATCCTGACCATGGTATCATTGCTGGTTGGGCGATCACTGATCAGCAACTCTATGGTCTCTATGGTCGTCTCCCCCTTGCGGAAGATAACTCATGGTGCCAATGGTCAGAACCCGGTGCCCGTGAATGCCGTCCATGCGCTGATGCTTGCCCTGTTGCTTATAACTGCAATAACTTCCAAGAAGATTGCAGATATATCCAGTTCAAGCAACACGCTTCATTCTGGGAATATTGCCGCTTCGTCCACTTCATCAAGTGGGCTGACTATTGCGACAATGCTTCATATGATCTCTTCAATTGGGATCTATTCATTGGCTACAGAAATCAGTACCCTGTAGGTGATGGTCTCTTTGAAGCTTCATGGGCTACATGGAAGGCGTGGAATGACTGGGTTGAATACCAGTATTTCATGCGTTTCTACCAGTGGGAACAGCAAGAAAAGGTATGGTCAGCTGGCTGTGGTCCAGATGGCTGCACCGTCATTGCCCCATGCGGTGGAAACTGCGCCAAGAAGGCTCTTGAAAATGCCAAGTGCCACCACGTTTATAATGGTGGTGATAACTGCTATGCTGCTGCAGTTAATGCTGTCGCTGCTGCTGCGGGCAACCTTGAACTTTACCCCTACCAATTTGGTACCAAGCGTTGCTGCACATGCTATGACTATGCCACATTCATTGATCTCATCCCTCTCCAAACCCGTGGTGCTTGCGATCCACTTTGCGATTTTGCCAAGCTCGGTGTTGGTATTGATGCTTGCGCTTCACAGATCAATTGGTACATCAATCAACGCCTAGTATTCACCCACGTTGGTATCGGTCTCCGCCTAGGTGAACAATACCGTGTCCGTGAAAATGGTGGCTACTCTGAACAAGTCTATGTTCGCCGTGTCCTTGTTGATTTCGGTACTGGCTCTCTTCTTGATGCTTCACTCCCCAATAACTACGATCGTTATCGTGCTAAGGATGACTATGTTGATATGACTGCTCTTGTCCCCCTTCAAGATGATCTAACCAATTCAAGCTCAAAGACCAATTACTTCCAGCTTTACAATAATAAGCTCGGTGGTCTTCTCCCAGTCAATCGTTCAGAAACATTCGCTGTTGTCTCATCCGACCCCGCTTACCGTGTCTTTGGACAAGGTGATATTCTCAAGATCAAGAACATCATCGTCACTCAACGCCGCACATTCAATGCTTACAAGATCCCCACAACTATCTGTCTTCCATTCTGTGCCACATGCAACAACAAGCCCGGATATTGTGGCTATGATTATGAGGAAGATTGCGAAAATGACCCATGGTGTGCCGATTGCGTTGATCCTCGTGACTTCACTATTGAACAACTCCCTGGTGTTGCACAGGATTACTTTGGTGGTTCATACGCACCAATTAATCAACTCCAGTATGCTCTTGGAAATAACGCCAATAGCGCTGGTTTCGGTGGTGCTTCAGGAACCCGTGATGTTACTGGATCCAATAACCAAGGCGGTACCGTGTCATATGTCCTCACTCGCCGCCCTGAATCAAAGAGATACTATGAACAGAAATTCCCAGTCTCAACTGGTGTCTCACCTTACCTCTAAAAAATTAATAAAAAAATTATTTATTTATATAATAAATAATTACTTTGATTGTTTAATCAACCATTCAATGCATGCCATTGGACTAGTCCATTCCTTTTTATGTTTATTGAATTTTGAAGGGAAATGACCAGCCAAACATAGAGAGAAAATAATCATCCATTCATTCCATTTTCTTCTATCCATTTTTGTATTATTTTCTTCGCCCAATTTATTTTGCATATAGTAGCCACTCCAAGTGGATGGATCAATCGTAGATTGATAATCATTGTAAATCCATGGGATGGATTTCGTCTTATCACTAATCATTGTTCCAATCCATCGGATATTTTTTGATTTTTCCCATGTCCAACATAAACATTCTAAATTGTATAAATTATTAAATTTATCCAATAAATTCTCATTTGGAGCCATAAGGAATCCATCCACTTGATCGAATACATCCAAATAGTATTCTATATCAAGAGTTTTCTTTGTATGTGATTTTTGCTCAATTAATACACCCGTTGAATTACATATATAAGCATAAACAATCGATTTGACATAATCGTTTAAAGCGGATCGAGTAATTACATTATGTATCCATGGATTCGCTGTTATACATATTTTATTTGTATTAATATTGGTATTCATTATCCCAAATGATTTAGTTAGGGGTGTAGTGAATACTAATAATTCATCTATGGGTTGGATAAATACTTTATTCATTGTAGAGCATGAACTACATTGAGTACTTTTCCTATGGAATGGATGATGTTGGTCGTAAAGGGTGGAATTATCTTCTTCCTCATCCGAAAAAAATGGCATCCAGCAAATATTTTGGTCATAAGGAATCATGGATGAAATATATTCATTGATAGAAGAAGGAATTTTTGATTTATTTAATTGTTTTTGGATACATTCAGGGAACCAATAATTTTCTTCTGTAGTAAATTTATTATATAAATCTATACTATCATACCAAGCCATTTTTATATATTTATTTAAACTTTTTAATGGATTATTAATAATCATCATATCATATCATATCATATCATATCATATAATTATTTTTATCCAATAAGGACAAATAGTAATTAATTCCTCTCCTAATACCCATGAAGGAATTAGTCGGGGAGGTAAATGAGTGGATAAAATATAACTTGAGGGGTAAGTCATCCATTCTCGTTTTTTTGATGTTAATAAATCAATTATATCTCTACTAAATTTTGATCCATTCGCTGAAGTAACAGGTGTTTCTTGAGTGGAACATAGACAATATATTTTATTAGGATTAAATATCGTATTCACTGTATTACTGGATAAATTTTTTGTCAAAGTGGAAAATGAATATCTCCAATGAGACAATTGAAATGCTTCGCAACAATCCAATAGAATAAATAATTCTTGAGTGGGGTCTAATTTTTGAGTAATTTTATAAGATAACCAATGGATGGATACAAATTCATTCGAAGGTAAAACAATCGACCCTTGATGGCCATGTCCAGAAAAATAAAAGAAAATATTATTATTTTTATCTATTTTCGATAAAATGGTTGGAATGAAGGAGGATTCATTATCAACAAAAAAATATTTATTGGATTTTTTTATTTGGTCCAACCATTGATCCACCCCGGAATCCACATGTCCCTTAATCATGGATGGGAGTAATTCATCAATTTTTGGGTTTGATATATAATCCGTGAATACATAGTAATCCATATTTATTATTGTGCAATATCTTGCTACACGATATAAATCAACTAATATCCCTGGAATAGTATCATTTACTGGATAATGGAATCCACATAGGATTGCAATGGGGGGTCTTTCTCTCATTTTAAACATTATAATATGTAATGTTTAATGATGAATCACTGGAGTGGGTAAAGCAGCAGAACTAGATAATTTTTCGTATATACTATCTTGTAAAGTTTTATTCGTTTTAGATATATTATTGATGAATTTTGACCAATGCTTTATAAAAAAATTTTCTTCTGGTAAATGGATATTGTATTCTAGGGATGGTTCAACTTTAATCTTTTTCACTTTAAGCTTGGACTTTTCGAAAAAGAATACTCTCATTTCCTCATTGAAAATTAATCCTTCAATCTCATCTATTTTACCTGTAGGGGAAAGTTTTATATTGGAGAGAGATTGTAAAGTTAATCCTACATTCATGATATGTTCCAATTGTTTTTGTTCCTTCTTAGAAAGATTATATTTCTCAATAAGAGAAATAATAAATAAATCGAGTAAAGCTCTCTTTTGAGAGATATTTTTAATTTGAGTCCATTTGATTGGGATTGTTACTTCATTTTTTGATTCCCATTGAATTGTTTTCTCCTTTTCAGACATGAGTCCACCTGTCTTTCGAAAAAATGAATCGCAAACTTCATAAAAGAGTTGAGGGTCTTCATTAGGGAGGATAACTTTATCCGGTCTCTTTTTATGTCGAAACATCAGACATCCATCTTTTATATTATAACAGGGAGGGAATTTTCCTTTACTAGCATTTAAATAGATACTTTTCCAATAATCATCTTCTGTAAAATCTATACATCGTTCAAATAGTTGAGGTAGTGAATATGTTGACATTTTTTAATTAAAAAGGGAATCTTATTTCAAAAAAATCAATTGATTTTTTTTGGATTTATTTTACTTCGATTGAAAAAAATGGAGGTGATGGGATTTATTACTCAAGTTAAATTAATAAATAATTCCCAAAATCATAAAAAAATTATTATTGATAATAATACAGAAAATGAGTATATATTAGAAGGATTTTTCCCTCTTAGAGAGGGAGATATAATACACGGGTTTGTTGATAAGGAAAGTTTACAATTTATTAGACCTCCATTAATCCAAATTTCAACGAATAAATCATCCATATTAACTATGATGTCTTCATTCAGGATTAAGGGAGTTCAACCAAAGACATGGGAGAATATATATAATAGAATTAATAATTTATCGAATGATAATCCAGTAGAAGTAGTAAATACATTAAGTAAATGGGCTCATCAATATTCTCAATACCAAAATTTAGATATGGCCATCCCCGCATCTCTTAAACCAATTTTATCGGATAAGCAATGGAAAATTTTTTTAGACAGATTTAATTCGCAATATGCCATGCGAAGTTTATACCTATTGGGATTATCCAAACAGGATATAATGAAATCAAAAAATGATTATGTTGGATTATACAATAGATGTTTAAAGAATCCTTGGAGTTCTCCTTGTATTCCATTGGATAAATGTGAATTAATCGATCAACGATTAAATAGAAATACCACAGAAGAGCAGAGAATTTGTGGGAAAATTCTTAGAAGCATTTATCAGAGGACTTGGGAGGGAATGAATACCTATCAAGTTTATTCCGACTACAAGAAAATGTTTCCAGAAATAATCAAGTTTAAAGATATCCTAATTAGGGACTATCAAATAGAGATTGAAGATAATGAAAGACTATATTATGCACCTATATACTATATGGAAGTATATGTGGCAGATTTTATTACTAATTTAATTTTAGAGAATAGCCCTCCATTAATTGAACCTGTTTATGAATTGGAAACATTGACCGAGGAACAAAAGGAAGCAATTAATATTGCATTAAATACTAATTTCTCATTTTATACGGGCGGACCAGGCGTTGGAAAATCCACCATTATAAAGGAAATTGTTCGAAATAATGATTTAATCGGTGTCCATTATGTATTGTGTTCTTTCACTGGGAAAGCTGTAGCTCGAATGAAAGAGATTACTGGAAAACCTGCTTATACAATGGATATGTTAATGGCTAAAGATATAATGGATGAAGTGGATCATATTATTATTGATGAAATTAGTATGACTTCCTTAGAATTACTTTATAGATTTTTTAATCGATTAAGTAAGAGAAAAGATAATCTCCCAAAAATTACATTGGTTGGAGACCAAAATCAATTATCCCCGATTGGATTTGGTTACCCTTTCCGAGAGATAATGAAATTGAATGAAATACCTAGAGTTTTTCTTACCAAAAATTATCGATTAGATACAGACGATCCAGAAGAGCATGGGGTCATGCTCGCTTGTCAATCTATAATGGATGCTCCACCTTGCCGATTGAAATCCTGCGAGGGATTTTCAATCGCTTATGGGGATGAAAAAACAGTGATAGATATTTTCAAACACTTTAAAGAGAATGGATTCAATCAAAATGATATAGTATGTATTACCCCATATAATAAATGTGTTAATTCAATTAATCCAATTGTATCGGAATTATTCCATCCAGAGTCGGAAAAGACGGATCCAAAAGAAACCCTTAAAGGGGTTTGTTGGAGAGTAGGAGATAAAATTATTGTAAATACAAATATATACAGTATAGGAATTTACAATGGAGAGGAAGGGGAAATTATTCGTATAGATGAATTAAATGTGTACATCTCTTTCCTTAAAGGAAAAAAAAGAGCTGGATTTAGATATAAAAAAATTAACGAATATGGAGAAGAAGTAGAAGATGAGGATGAGATACAGGATAAAAATTTTGATGGAGAAGAACAAGAATTAACTACGACCATGATTAGTCATGGGTATGCATTCTCAATTCATCGATCGCAAGGATCTCAATTTCCTTATGTCATTTGTTACTACCCCATGATTCAAGGGAAGGGAAATTTCATATGTAAGGAATTGATCTTCACGCAATTTTCTAGATGCGAATCAGGGGCTTACTTAGTCATACCAAAAGGGGGACTTAGAGGCCTTGAAATAGCAGCAGGGAAATCTACTAAAGATGCAAGATTGGATTTCTTAGCTGAAAGGATTAAAAAAAACATGATTTAAACTAGAACTAATCATTATTTAAAAAATTAAATAATGCATAAATTTTATTTTATTAAGACGAACCATACCATTGATTGGTTGGAGCAATTACTTTATATTCAAGGGTATGGAAGCTCACAAAATATACTCAAAGTGATTAGGGATAATAGGGGACGTGAAACGGATCGAACTATTGGATTTTTGGATGAGAATGTGTATACTGTTTTAATCCAACAAAATAGACCCGATCTAAAGATTGAACCATTTATTGTCCCAAAGAATTTCTACCCAGATGAATTGACATATACCTATAATTTTTGTATTCCTTTCCCGGAAGAAGCTATCATTTCATCTAAACAATCTATTCCTATTAATACTACAACTCAAAGAGATCAATTTTATATTAATCAAATTGAATTAAAACTTGCTCCCTTTAAGACTCAACAAATTATTTCTACGGATTCCTACAAGATTCATATCCCTGTTATTAGTAGAGAAAAGAATAAGACAAAGAATATCGCTTTCCTAATCTTTCATCCCAGTGTTTCCAAAGAAACTTTATCCATTATTAGATATATTTTGGATGGATCATCATGGAATGATAGAGTTACTCCCTTCAGATGTTATTGGGCTAGACTTTCATCCAAACAAGCAAATCGTTTAAATTTAAATAAAAAATAATTTAAAATAAGACTATGGTTCAAATAGATTCAGATGATTCTAGATTAGAAGAAATAAAAAAAAATTTTATTTTTACTGAAGAAGCAGAAATAGAAGCTGAAATTGATTCCAATACTAATAAATTGAATGGATTAATAACAATTACTGAGGGTGTATCAGAAATTGACGGACAAATGAATGAGGGGGTATTAGTAGGAAATTGGAATTATTTTACTAATAGACAATTATCTTCTGTAACTATGTTCAATGAAAATGGGAAAAAAGTTCAATATAATGAGATAATGGATGATTTTAATGAAAAAATTTTTTATTATAATCCTGATACAGGAAAAAAATTATCTAATTATACAAAATTACAACGTTTTTCAGATGGATCTATAAGTTATATAGACTATAATAATAAAGACCAAAAATTATCGTATAAGCAATATGATACAAATGAAAGAATTATCTCAGAGGGACAATACGAAAATGATATCCCTATTGGAAGATGGACATTTATTGCACCTAATGGGGAAATTAAAGAAACTACTTATCCTCCACTAAAAATAATTATGCCTTATCAACCTCCTACAGAATTAAACCCTGATATATTTAATTTATCGGATAAAGATGAAAATGAGGAAGAATCACTTATTCCCTCCGATTTAGAGGATGAAGAGGAAGTAATGGTAGGATACGATTCAAATTAATATAAAATAATAGTTATATTAATTAACGAGTTTGATTAGGGCGAGCAACATTTCTAGGCATTGAAGGACGATTGACTAGATTGAATTGTTGTCCTGCATGAGCGAGAGCGGGATTGGGGGATGGATTTCCCCCTCCGGAACAATTTTGGCACATTTTTAAATAAATAAAAAAATAATAAAAATGGAAATCAACCATTCATTCCATGAAAAAAAGAATGGAATGAAATTTGATGAGATAACTAATCAAACAAAAAAATACTATTGGATATGTAATAAAAATAAAAAACATATATATCAATGCTCATTACCAGAAAGAATAAGAAGAAATAATTTCCAAGATAATAATGGTTGTCCTAGATGTATTTATTATGGAGAGGAAGTTATTTGTGAATGGTTGAGGGAGAATAATATTTTGTATAAGAGGGAATATTCATTCCCCAATACCAAATTAAGATATGATATTATTTTACTGGAAAAGAATATCATTATAGAAGTGGATGGAAATCAACACTTTAAAGGGAATAAAAAATGGGGTTCATCAAATGATATTAGAGCTAGGGATATCCAAAAAATGACTATAGCATTAACGAATGGGTATAATATCATTAGAATAAAACAAAATGATATAATAGATAAATCCAAATTTGAATGGAGAATTATTCTAGAAGAAACATTGGATCTATTAATGGATAAAAAAAATACTTTAGCATTTATTGCAGAAGATATTCATTCATATGATAAATTTTATAAAAGTTCATAAATGGATCGTTCAAGGGCTTGTTGATTTGCTCCCTTCAATTGTTTAACTAAAACTTTATTTTTTATGAAAAGAAATGTGGGGAGAGAAGTTATCCCAAATTGGGAAACTATAGTTTCCATTGATTCATCATCAATATTTACTTTGATAAAAGTAATACTTGGAAATCTTTCAGATAAACTTTCAAATAAAGGAGAAATCCCCTTACATGGACCGCACCATGGTGCCCAAAAATCTACAATAAGAAGAGGGCTTTGATTATAGATCGAATAAAATTCTTCTGGGGATTGAACTGATTGAACCATTTTAAAATTGAATTTATAAAAAATTATTTATTCAGTTAGATAACATTACAATCTTTCCAATTTTACGAAAAATGTCTTTTTCTATTGCTACTCAACAATTTCAAAAGGAAATTTTCAAGGATCCATTCCTTTTCATGGATAAAAAGATCCTTCCTTTTCCTTCGCAAAAGGAAACTGTTCCTGTTGAATGTTTCAATCAAACGATCGTTCGTTTGTTGGAACAATTCGAGCAGGGCAAGATGTATCATTTCAACATTCCTTTCACGCATGAATTTGTCAAGCTCAAAACCCATCAAACCCGTGATGGATTGATGGTGACATTTTCCATTTGGAACATCAACTCGGTTTAAATAAAAAAACTTTTTTTATTTAAAGAATGACTAATAAAGATTATTATAAGATTTTAAATGTATCTAAAGATTCTTCTCAAGAAGAGATAAAAAAATCCTATAGAAAATTATCATTAGAAACACATCCTGATAAAGGAGGAAATGAAGACCATTTTAAAGAAATATCAGAAGCATACCAAATCTTATCAGATCCAGAAAAGAGAAAGAATTATGATATGTTTGGTTCAGAGAATGCTAATAGAGGATTTAATGGTCCAGAAGGGTTCAATCCAATGGACATTCTTAATAATATATTTGGAGGAGGAATGAATAATCCATTCCAAAGACAACAGCAGCAACAACAGCAAAAACCGACTAAAATTATTAGATTATCTGCACCTTTATCTATCTTCATTAAAGGTGGAACAATGCATATAGAATTTATACGCAAAATAAAATGCGAACCATGCAATGGAACAGGTAATAAAAATAAACAATCTTCTATTTGCGAAACATGTAAAGGAAATAAATTAGTATTTGGCACGAAACAAGTGGGTCCGGGGATAATGATTCAAACACAAGTTCCCTGTCAATCATGTAATGGATTAGGTAAAAAATTATCTATAGATAATATTTGTTCCAATTGTAATGGAACTAGTACTGTAGATAATAATGTAAAGAAAGAATTAATTATTAATCCAACCCTTCCAGCCATGTTTCCTAAAGAACAAAAAATTATTGAATTACCCAATGAAGGAGACTATATTCCCGAAATAAATACTGTAGGAGATTGTGTCGTTGTATTGGATATAGATGAATCTTCATTAACTAATACAAAAATATCAATCCCTGAAGGGGATATTCATATAGAATTTAATCTAACATTAGATCAAGTATTAATTGGATTTAAAAAAATCCCATTCACTTTACCAAGTGGTGAAATTATTTATCTCCATTCAGAAAAAGTATTGGATCCTAATACCCCATTCCAAATTACGAATGAAGGATTGAAATTAGATACTAATCCTCGTGGATCCGTTTATATTCATTGGAAAGTTATTTATCCAAAGAAATTCAGTAATAATCAAATTTATAAACTTAAAAAGTTCTTTATGATTGCAGATGATTCTTCCGATGAAGAAGAAGATAATGAAATAGATAGTTCAGTTTCACAAGTGAAAAGAAGAACAATCAATATTAATTAAATTATTTATTTATTTATATAAATAAATTTTATAGAAAGAGAAGATCTGTCATATAAGCTACGATATCATTTTTCTTCCAACCAGCTCTACAAGGAATTCCATTCATTCGAAGGAAACGTTTCATTTCATCCACAGTCCATTGATCTAAATGGATAGTAAAGTCGATAAAATTATTTCTCATATAAGGCATGATTCTATATTCTATATTTTTCTTACTACGAATCTTTTCCTCATTAAGATATACCACTAAATCATTCACTACCGTAAAATTTTCTTTCGGTGGAGAAGGAGTTGGAGCAGTAATCAAACCTAAATTTTTAATAGGAGTATATTCCGTATTGGTTTGTTTGCAAAATTCTTGAAGAAGTTTATGCATGAATACAGGTCGAATAAATGTTTGACCCATTTTTTGGCGGGTATTAGGACTGACATTTGATATTTTGAACCATGATTTTATTTCCTCATATTCATAGATAAATCCATCCTCTGCAATAACAGGATCTTTCATCACATTGAAAGAAATGGGGCAAGATAGATCTTCTTCTTGAACTAGAACAAAAGCCATTGTATTATAATAGTTATTTTTTGTTTATCAAAAAAATTGAAAATTCAATTCTATTTTTATTTAAAAAAATAGATAGATAGATGATTTTTGTTCCATCACACACACTATTACTAATGGATCAAAATTTACGTTTGACAAAAAAAGCGTATGAAAAAATGGATACATTATTGACTCAATTATTGAAGCTCATTTTAGATAAACCGGACTCGATCCATGATATATTTAGATTCAGCCCTTGTTATTTGGATGAGGAACCATCCACTTTATCGTATGTTAATCCATTGCTTGTTTCTATGAATTTAACCAATTCTTTGATAGATAAAGCGATGAATAATATTACATATGATTTATTAAATTCTCTTCCGATGAATCGTATTGTCAAAAAAAAGGACATTATTCAAACCATCCAACAAAATGAGAATTTATATCATGTTTTCTATTTTACTATCTTATAAATTAATTATTTATTTATATAAATAATTATTGAGTTATTATTTCTTCTTTTATTATTGTATTAGTGGTAATAGGTTGAGGGATATACCACATTCTCATACCCATTTGTTTATTTGATTGTTCCATGATAGTGAATATATCTTCTGGGGTAAATTTAGTAATGGCTAAATGAGATTTATTTAATGGATATAATTCCAACATACTTCGGTAATAGCCTGTTCTATTTTTTTGCACTTGTAAAAATTCATCAAATGAGATGATACGGTCCTCAAATAAGACATCTTTTTCATTCCCATTTTTTGTAACTAAATTAATCGCATACATACGATCTTGCAAGGCAACACTTTTAAGTAATTCCGCTACAGCAGAACGACCTTGTGAATACATGGTCCCACCGATATTTTTTGCTCCTTCATAATTCGCACTAATACATTGGATATCTGATATATCACACATTTCTGTGCTAGGATTTTGGATATTATAAGGAGACATATACGTTAAATGAAATGAATTATCGCCCAATGCAACTTGTATAGATTCTTTCATGGGGGTTAAAGGTGAAGTAAAACTATCTCCTCCATCAATATGTAATTCATCGTCTATAGGGATGGGTGGGAATACAGCGGGGACTGCAGCACTAGCAAAACATACTTTTGATAATTTATCTACATCCCCATTGATATAAGTGAATGGTTGATAATTTAATAATTCTCTATTATAAACAGACGTATCTTGAATTAAGGATTCCTGTCTAGATAGATTAGAAAAAAGATGTGTTGTCCCACGAGTTTTATTAAATGTTCCACTCCATAATTCAGTTGCTTTAATATTTTTTCCTTCAAAAATAGTTTTAAAAAAATCAAAAAATTTAGGATTTGCATCATATAAACTTCCAGAAAAATATCCCTTGACAACACTAGGAAGATATTCCAAATAATCTGGCCACCAAGATTTGATGAAAACTTTGCTATACAAATACTGTATAACATCATTCATTGATTTATTCTCCCAATTTCCCGCCAACCCAAGATAGGCAGCAACATTTCCCCCGGAAGAAGCTAATACTAAATTAGGTCGTGATCCAGCTTGATTCATCCATTGAATCATAGCTATTTGATGTGGGAAATATCCTCCTGATACGGGTAAAACATATATCTGCATTTTATTATAAAATATAATAAAAAAAGTATATTTTTTACTAGTAAAATCAACCAAAAAAATAATCAAAAATTTCACCCTTTGTGAAATTCAGAAAGAAATTTTTACCCCTATTAGTAAAATGCGATGTGTATATACCCTCAGTGGACCAAAAATTGAATCATTCTTCTACGCAAAAAAGATTTTATACGCAAAAAAAAACAAATCACTAGTAAACTATTACAATTTATTTATAAAATTTATAAATAAAATTACATTCATTCATATTCGACGTAATTTTTGATGGCATTTTCCATAGCATCATTTCTATTCGCTCCTTGACCGATAGATAATCGTTCTTGAGTTCCATCCGGCAATACACCGATTAATGTAGAAATTTGACCTTTATAAGTTGTTTGAGCGGAACTAGTATCGAAGATTATATCTACATACCCTGAATTTTTCGCCATTTCTAATGCTTTCAAATAATAGGGTTTAATATTAGGTCGTTGGAAGACTAACATTTGGGCTGTTTTTTCAACCCATTCTTCAGTCATTCCAAGTGAGGTAAGATACTTGAATGCTTCATCAAATGCAGCTTGTTCAGATTCTTTTTTATCTATATCGGATGCTTTACCCAAAATTTTCTTGGGAATAGTAATACCCAATTTTGATACACCTCGAATGACTTCCTCTGGAAGGGAAATAATTGTTTGTGTCATAATAGGATTGGAAGGATCAGGTTGTTGGGTAGAAATAACTACACTTTCTTTTGGTGTACCAAACCCGATTCGATTGAAATATTGTCGTACACCAGTAATACTTGGGACTATAGGAAGATATTTTTGGTCTTCCGGGAATAATGCTTTATTATTCGTTTCATCACTATACGTATACACAACAAAATTGTAACAATTTTTATAGGAAGAACCATCTAATATATTATCCGAAATAATGGAAAGAGCACCCATAAATGATTCATAGATATCCTCCTTGGTATGCTTAGTAATTCTTACTGCTCTTACATAATCTGTTAGATGGTATTTCCTTGAAAGTTTAGCCATTACACCTGTTTTTTTAACAAGTTTACTCTTTAATTCATTGAGTTGTCCCTTCTTAATACTGGGGTATAATTTCAATAGGAATTTTGTCATACAATATTCCAAAACTCTATCCCCAATTAATTCTAATAATTCATAATTATTTTCTGGATCCAATGTTTCGGATGTAAATGCATTCTCCCAAATTTCCATAGCTTCATCCGTCAAAAATTTATCCACTGATTTGGGATTGATAAAATTGGGAAGAAATTCTTTGAGGAAATTTTTCAATGATTGAACCCATTTCTTTTTTGATTTTTCATCCCAATTGATATATTCCAAATAGTAAATATTTGATCTATCAATTGACTGTTTTTCCCAATTGAATCCCTCAAATTGAGAAGTATCTATATCTATATTTGATCGAATAACTATCATAGATGCTTTCTTCAATCTAAGAAGCATTTGTTCTTTATCATGCTCTTGTAATAGATCAATAACAACGATACTTTTTGGAAGGATATACCCTAAAAGGGTATAATCTAATCGTTCATTGATATTCACGGCATCTTCTAATCCCCATGCTTCAATATTATTTTCCAATACAGAAGCATTTTTTCCTTTCGCAAACGTATAAACACCTTCAAATCGATCCGACTGCATTAGTGCGTAAATAAACGTACCTAGCCCTGGAGCGATTTGGACAATAAAATTTACTTCATTCGAAGCTTTCTTAATAATTTCATTCGCTAATTTAGTCGAATCTTTTATATTCATTGATTGTTCTAGTAAGGAAGGGGTATAATTCACTCCTTCCTTCGGTTTTTTTATCATAGGTAAATAGGAACTAATCATTTAGTATTGATTGAGAGTTATTTTGTAATCATAAAAAAATTAAATTTTCAATTGTTTATAATTTTTTTGTGAAAAAAACAAAAACAAAATTATTTTTAAATCTAATAATAAAAATCCACATTAAACATGGAAGATACCATGAAGCATTATCGCCGTAACGCTGGTCTATATTCTCTTGTTTTTACTCTAAGCACTGTATCAGTATTCGTTGGTATTGGTGCTGCAGCAAAGGTAAGCTATGAATCAAACATCTCAGATACCGTAAGATATTATACCAATATTGGTCTTATTCTTAACGCTATTGGATGGTTATTCATTGTCCTAGCCCTAATTATGTTCACCATCCCACGCAAGGGTGGTCGTCGCCAGACTACTGGTGGTGCTTTCTGGCTCTTTGTAGCTATGGCACTCACTATTGCAGGCAGCGCACTCTTCCTTACAGCTGCTGTTGATCTTAACGACCAGAGCATTATTTACCAACTCCAGCTCTCAGCCGGTATTATCGGTATCATTGCTGGTGCTTCACTCCTCCTCCATGGTTGGTACGCATGGAGAGTTGCCCGCCACGCAATGGCTGGTCTTATCCGTATGTCACCCCGCAAGAGCTCCACTCGCCGTCGATCCACTCGCCGCCGATCCACTCGCAGATATTAAATAATTAAAATATTTATATAATATTTTAATCCTTAATTAAAAAAATGTCTCAAAAAAGACGATTATCACCTTATAGTTCTCGTTTACCTCTTCAAGAAGAAATGGAAGAATTTATGGAAGAAGAAAAACCTTCTTTTAAATCAGTTAAAAAACCATTACTGATTCAAGATTTATTATCTATGACAGTATTACAAGGTGTATTTTACGCCGTAGCATTTGTATTGAATACTATGTCAGTATTTTACGCTTTAACTATTCTAGTTAAAGGTGTGAACATATCAAATTTCTATAATAGTATAAATTATATGTATACAATTGCTTCATTAATTATTAACTTTATTGCTTGGATATTAATTGTCGCCTTCATGATTCGATTCTCAATTAGATCAGCATATAATATGAACCCAAACGAAACTGTTGTAAGTATTGTTTTTTTATGGATTGCATTTGCTTTATCTGCAGCAGGAAGTTCATTATTAATTGTTGTAGGAGATAATGTTACAAGAAATATGGATTTATCTATTTACGGATTAAACGGAGGTATAGTAGGATTGATTGCAACCATTATTTTATTCCTTCAAGCTATTTTTGCGGTCGTTATTTTCAAACAATAATAAATTAAAAAAAATAATTTTTATATCTATTTTATATAAAAATACCCAAAATGGCTCCTCGTGGTGGCGAACTTATTTTCGAGAATGTTTACAACTTTGTCATGTATTTCGTCATTCTTTTCGTTAATACTATTACAGTAGCATTAGCTATTATCGCTCTTCAAAAGGCGTTAGTCGCTAATATCAATGCTGAACAATCATTCATTTATATTGCTATTGGTCTAGCATTCAACCTTGCTGCATGGGTTATCATCCTCGGCGCTCTTGGTCGATTTGTTATGCCCGCTCGTGGTAGCATCATCGGCCTTGTTCTCCGTCCTCTACAACGATGGGGTGGTGCATTCGGCCTATGGCTCGCATTCGCCCTTGCTGCAGCAGGAAGCTCACTCCTAACAGTTGCGGCTGTCCAACTACAAAATCCAGTAGCTAACAATGATGTATACCAATACTCACTCCTTTCAGGAGCCATAGGTATTGTTACTTCATTCTTCCTTCTTTTCCACGCTGTCTATGCTAGCCGTCTATCTACTAGCAAGAAGTATGAATATTAAATTTTTTTAACCATGTAAAATTGATTTTTTTATTAAAAAAAATCAATAAATATAATATACAACTTTTTAGAAGGGAAAAATGTCTTCGATTCTCAATCACACTGCGACTGAACTCCTTACGAACGTTCTCATTCCTCTAGTTTTCAATCCATTGATTGTTTGGTTGAAGGAGGTAAAGAATGTAGACGTTTCGATGGATGAGATTAAGGAATTCCTTGATCTCCCCGCTCCGATTGGTAATACTGCTACTCCAGCCATTAAGAGTAATTCTAGTGCTGGAGTTAGTATCCGTTCCCTCCCTAAAGTTTCTGTTCAGAAAGAACATGAAATTTGCGAAGGATTTAATTATAAGGGTACTACCCGCCAGACCAAGTGTGAAATTCCTTGCATGCAAGGAACGAAGTTTTGCCGCAAGCATCAAGCGCAAGCGAATGATGATGCAAGTGCTAATGCTACTACTGGTGGTGGATCTTCCACGGAAAAGAAGAAGCGTTCTTCTGGTTCAAAGAAAGCGAAAGCTGATGAACCAATCGAAGAACCCAAGAAATTTGACATCAAGTCATTGAAGGTGGTTGATAAGGAAAAGCATATCTATAAAGATGTTCAAACCAATTTTTGTATCTACTATAATCAAGAGGAGAATGAATCTCCTCTCTTGGTAGGTATTTATGAAGGTTCTAAAATCCGCAAAGCTACCTCGGATGAAAAGACTCATGCGACCCAACAGGGTTACAGCTTGGATGAAGAGTATGCCAAATTGAAGGAAATTCAACCTGAAAAGAATCAGGAGACTACTACTGCTTCTTCTTCTGAAGTTATTGAAGAAGATAAACAAGCAGAAGAACCTGCTCCGAAAGCGAAGAGAACTCGCAAAGTTCCCCCGCTTGCTCCCTCCCCTCCCCAAACTTCTACTGAAAAGTTAGAGAAGGCACCTGCTGCTAAGCGTCAGTCAAAGAAGGCTGAAAAGGCACCTGTTGCACCCACTCCTCCTCCTCAAGTTGAGGAAGAAGAAGAAGGTACCGAGGAACAAGAAGAAGAGGTTCCTAAGGAACAAGAGGAAACTAATAACGATAATGCATTGACTCTTGAGATTAATGATGATGAAGAAGAAAAGACAAACGATAATGATGAGTATCGAGTCCAAGTGACTCCTGCTCAAGAACGTCGTGGTCTTCCTCGTCTTTCAGCGACTAAATCTCGCAATCGCACTACGCCTCTTTCAGTGACTGCTAAAGCTCACTAGATAATAATAAAAATATTTATTTATAAATAAATATTACATTGATAATGGACAAGGTTCATTCATCCCCTTTTTGAAATCATTGACTAATGATCGATCATATTCTAATTGTTGTTGGAAAATAATAGTGTTTATTTTCTTATATTGTTTTTCCAATCGAATATGTTCTTCCGGTTGAAGGAAGAAAGGTTCTTCATCCTCCTCGTCCAAATAGATAGGTTCGTTCCTTTTCAAGTATAAATCTCGTATATCAAAGAGATAATCCCCGATATATCTTGCAGGGGTTAATTCATCCATGATGGATTTATAAATGATTCTATTCACATTAATATCCTCATCGTATAATAAATTATCTGGTTCTTCCGAATATTCATACCTATGATAGGTCGTCAATACAACCCTGAATCGATAGATTCCAGGGATTGAATTCGAATTCATAAGAGGAATATCCCACCGGAATTTATTAATTAAGAAACGATTAATGATATTCGCAGATTTCTTATACAGATTAGATTCGAAATAGTGGGAATATTTCTTTCCCCAAGCTTGAATCTTTTCCTCACGAATGAGATCTAAAGCAGGCTTACGGCTTGCTTCATATCTCTGCCGACGAATCGCAATAATTTCATCCATGATTAGGTTATCAATTATTTATTATAATAGATAAATAATTCAGTTTTATTTCCCCGCTGCCAGAATCGAACTAGCGACCCTCAGATGCCCTTTATTTTCTTACTACAGTCTGATGCTCTACCAATTGAGCTAAGCGGGGGATGCCATGAACGGGGATCGAACCCGTGTCGACGCCTTGGAAGGGCGCCATTCTACCACTAAACTATCATGGCCTCATAAATAAAAAGTTTTTCTCTTTAAAATAAAAATGGATACCTATTTATCGTGTTACAATGAATTAAATAAATATGAGAATACTATCCCAGAGAATATGATAGATAGTCTCTATAAGAAATATGAATCAATAATTAATATTACTATAGGGTATTATAATCGTATAACTTTTGCGGATAAATTAGAAGCTTTAAAACAATTATATATTTATTGTAGTTCTAAAATTTAATATTCATTACAATATATCTTGTATAATAATGCTTTATGTTTATTATATTTAGTTTCATCCAATGAAATAGTATATAAATTATATTTTTCATAAAATGGTTTATTTATTAAATAATGAAGAAGAGGCATCCAATCAATGGTATCATTCAATATATCCGGTTGATATAATCGAATGATTGTATATCCTCTATTCATTGCATAATACATTTTACATGCATCTATATGCATGGTTTTTTCTGGAGATTCATAATTCATTATTTGTTCGAAATGTTGATCTCCATCTAATTCAATGATAATTTTTTTATTAATTAAAACAAAGTCATATCTATAATTCTTTTTAATCCAAGGAAATTTATATTCAGAATAAAATGAAATATCTAATGAAGATAAAAAATGGAATATTTTTTTAGCGGTTTTATGGAAAGGTCTTTTCATACACCAAGAACATTTTTGGGGACATTTTGATGGGATGATATCAAATACATGATTATTAAAACATTTTACAGTGACGGGAGATCTAGGATAACTATAGGGAGTAAGTAATTCCCACTCCAATCCTCGTAATTTAGCTCTAAAATTCCATTCATACTCTCTCAATTCCTTTTCTTCGCAAATTGGACATTCAAAATCAAAGTCGTGATCACAAATAGTATCCATATTTATTTAATATAAATAAATAATCTTTATACGGTTCTAGTTGGATTTGAACCAACAACCCCACGGTTAACAGCCGTATGCGCTAGCCGATTGCGCCATAGAACCTTATATAAAGGTGTTTATTCTTTTATGAGGTTTTTATTTAGTTTCCACAAGTTTTTGCGCAATCAGTTTTATTTTCTCTTGTTTGTCATGGATTTGTTTAACATCGTCAAGCATGTCCTGTTCTGTTTGGTAGCGTGCAGTAATAACATGCGTAGTTTGGGTGTAAATAAATTCGGTCTGTGGATAATAATATTCGAGGGTGAGTTCATACTTCTTGTCTCGATCAAAGATGCGGATCTTTCTTGTATAGGTCCACATGCCCGTGATGCGTTGCACATCAAGGACGGTTCGTGCAGGCCATGAACTCCATCCATTGAAGCCCTTCAAGCGGTGAAACAAAACATTATACATCTTTTTTTAATTAAGTATAAATCACCATTTAAAATTCAAATGAAATTAATCCATACCTAAATATGGATTAACGCTATTTATAATCGTAACTAAATAATAAAAAATATTTAACGGTAACTGATACCGGGGAGTTTAACAAATTCATCTATAGCCTTCTTTAATTCACCTGTTAGAATTCGTGGGGAAACGGCTGGAGGTTCATTGTCTGGGAACATATCCCATAGAAGTCGAATATCATCTTGCGAATAATTTGTCTTATCCTTAATCATGATATTTATAATAGTACGAATATTATCGAAATATTCCTCTGGCATGGGGATTTCAGCATCCATAATGACCTCCATACATGCCATGATATCTGTTTCGGAAATTTCTCCCTTGGCTCGCTTAAAAGCGAATTCATCTCCATCTTCAATCTCTTCCTTATCTTGATGTTCCTTAGTAGTAATACGAACAATTAGTTCTACATACTTTTCATCGCTAAAAAGATCAAACTTTACATAGGCATAATCGAAATGGATTGAATTACTTCCTTCATCATCCGACATTTTTTTATCATAACAGATTTGATTTTTTAAAACCATATTTTTTGTAATAATAAATACAATGCCTCGCCCTCCAAATAAGAGAAATCTTGAAGCGACAAGAAAACAAGCGATAGCTTTATTTTCAGATAAAAAAGAAGGAGCACCATTACCTCCCCTTTCAAGCAATCCAAATTCTTCCCAAAATTCAAAAGGACCGAAATGGGATGAATTAATGGGTAGTGGATCCTATGGATTTGTCCATAAAATTATTGATCCAGAAACGAATGAAGCCAGTGCTATCAAAGTAAACTTTGTTGAAAAGAGTATGGATTTCATTGGAAGTTTTCGAGAGATTGATATGCTTAAGCGATTGAAACATCCATTCATTATTGAATTGAAGGATATAGTCTATGAATTACCGGTAAAAATTCCCAATAAGAAGCATTTCAAGCCAGAAGATCATAAGATGAGACAAGATCAAGTATACATGATTTTTGAAGCGGGGGATTTTGATTTAGATGGAGAATCACTTTCTTCGATTGAAGAAGTAGATCAATGTATTGTCCATTGTTTACTTGCTTTGGAATATATGCATTTACATCATCATATCCATAGAGATATCAAACCTGGAAATTTAGTCTATTTCACAAAAACAAAAACATGTAAATTAATTGACTTTGGATTCACTAAACCAATTTACCCCAATTGTGAATCCCATCCCAAGGCGGTTACAGCGGCGTATAGAGCTCCAGAATTATTTAATAATAATCATAGGAAATACAGCTATGAAGCGGATATATGGGCTTTAGCCATGTCTTGGTTGTGGATGTTTATTAAGAAGGAAGCGGATATAGATGATAATACATCTAAACAGACGGCATTAGAAGAGATTTTTTCTCTCATTCCAGTGGAACATTTATCAAACCATGAATTCAGAAAGCATTATCCCTATGTAAAACATCGTCCGACATGGGAGGATTTATTGGAAGATTTTTATTCCGTGAAAGGATTGAAAGAAGTTCTATCTATGATGCTTCACATTGATCCATCCAAACGAGCTACATGCACTCAATTATTGAATCATTATTATTTTGATCCATATAGAGAAGTGATCGATGAAACTCGAAAGAAAACCCTTAATAATGTTCCAGAAATTCTCAAGCCTTATATCATCAAAGGTGAATTATCTCCCGAACGAATTATTATGCTCAAAGAATGCGTTGAATCTGAATTCATTGATAAGAGATGTATTTTCCATGCGATCGATATTATCGATCGATACATTGAATGGAGACGAGTCAATAATCATCCTCGTCCTCAAAATCCAGATATTATTATTCAACGAGCGAGAGTCATTCTTTATCTCATGTATAAGTATTTCAATATCATGACGACCTCTGCAAGCTTTTCGGAGGTATGGCCAAAAATGCGTTTGACTGATGCACTCAAAAAGGAATTGGGTGAATGGGAGAAAACTCTCGTCAGAGATATACTAAAGTATGAAATTTATCGAATGACGCCTTTTGAAATGGCGAAAGATGATAAAGCATTACTTAATAAGTATTTGGAGAAGTATAAGGATCCAGAAAAGATTAATGGAGTTCTTGTAGAATTATAAAAATTGAAAATTTAAATAATACTTTTATTTTTTTTAAAAAAATATAAGATGGAATCTTACACCTATGTTATTCGTCGTTGTGATGAATGCCGTCGTCCTGAATCGGAAGATAATGTTCTAGTGAGAAAGTCTGCCTGTGCAGACTATCATTCATCGGGAATCTTTTGTTGCAAAAAATACGTCTGTGAAAATGGATGTTTATATAGATGCATTTTTTGCAATGAAATAAATCGAGTAATTATTCCCACTAATGGATATATCGATGAATACAAATGTTATCTTTGCGATCAACCTAATACTGAATTTGGTCGATATTGGTTTGGTATAAGCATTCATGAAAATTGTCGTAGATATTGTGGTCAACAATGTCTGCCTGATAAAATTTCAGTTTATGGTCGACCTAATAATGACTAAAAAAAATTAATAATAAAAATTTATTTATTATTAATTATCGAATGGGACGAATAACCCTACGATAACAAATTGAATTTTCTGGAACAAAACTAATCAATGAATGTCGTTCAATGAAAATAATATCTCCAATATGATAATTGTAATATTTACTAATTGGATCCGTTACATACATGGTTGGAAGTTGCTCAGGAAGAATTTTGTTATCTTTAAAGAATTGTTTCGATTCATCGGTTGATAATTTAGTATGTTTTGAAGCTAGGAAATGATCCGTTGGATCGTAACTTAGTTCGTCATAAGTAAAATGTTCAATTTCAAAGAGAGGCATAGCCTCCAATGTTTGCGAAGGTTTTGAACCTAATTTTTGGTTACTGATGAGGATAGAATGCTTATAAATAGTATTTCCATCTTTCCCAGTAATATAATCCAAGAAAATGCGTACATCTTCAATGGGAACATCTTTCCCTTGAGTGTGGATATACCAAACAAATACTTTATTCGGTTCTTCCACTTCCATATTTAAGACTGAGCAAATATCTTCCTCTGTCTTTTGCTGTTCTTTGAGAAGATTCATATAATGATTTTTGAATTCATCAAATGACATATCTAGTATAGCAGAGTCAGGGACATTATATCCCCTTCGAATAAGCATTTTCGTTTGATTCTTTTTCACTGTATAAAGAGTTTCCCAAAGAGTCTTCATTCTTTATATAGATTTAATTTTTTATTATAAAATACAAAAATATTCAATTCTAATATAAAAATAGTTTTTTATATTATTAAAAATGGAAAAAACAACCATAGCATTAATTGTATCTGGAATAATAATATTCATATTAGTAATAATAACTATAGTAATTTTATCTATTTATTTGAGCCAAGGATCTACTAAATCAAGGGAATTGCCTAAACCGAGAAAAGTAGCTACACCCCCGCTCAATTCTTATAAAGAAGAAGAGGAGCAAGAACAACAACCTTCATTTAGGAAAATTATTAAATCTCCCTCCACTAAGAGAAAGGTTAAACTCACTCCTAGAAATCCTTCTGGAAAATCAGATAAATTATTTGTTATAGATGAAGATGGGTCTAAGCATAGATTAATTCCATCAATAACAGAACCTGTCATTGATATAGCTCCATACAATGATGGATTATTAATTATATTGAATTATGGAAATATGATTTTCCTTAATAAGGAAGATACTAATTTTGTTGAATATCAACTCCCTGGAACAATTGATATAATTTCTATTGAACCATTAAATGGAGAAATTATTGGGTTAGGCCAAGATGGGCGATTATATTCATTCGTTTTCTTTAATGAAGATAATTATGAATGGAAGCAAATACTCCCCACAATAAAGAATGCAATCCATATTAGCAGTCCTGATTCCCAAAGTATTTTATATGTCCAAACATCCGATCAATGTTTGGTGTATGATGAAACATTGGATCTAATACATAAGGAATCTTGTTCGCCGGGAATGGTTCGTATCTATGGAAAGGATGAAAATCAATTTATTACAATAAATAAGGGAGAATTAACTGGACATTATTCTGATTCATCTAAATCCAGCAAAAAGAATGTATATGATGGAGCATGGCATAAAAATAAGTTTATTCCTGTTTCATACGACCAATATAATCAAGGAATTCAAAAGGTAAAATCTATAGATAATAGATTGTATTATATCATTTATTGCTGATTAATTTTGCCCAGCAGATTTGTATATAAATTTTTTTTATATCATAGTAATACGATACATCAATCAATAATTCTTTACCCATTTCTTGTTTCAAATGATACCTCAATAATTCATCTGTGATTAAGATATGATCCTCAATCTCGTATATGATTGAATATTGATGACAATTCGCCGCCATACGACATTTCTCCATAATGGAGGGTAAATGGTTATGTATTAAATTTTGCACATATCTTGTTGATATTTCATTGAGATTTTCTTCATCCAATAAAAATGTATTATAATTAACACGATGGATTAATTCTTGTATAAATTTCATTGCTTAATTTATTATAAAAATATAATAAATTATTCATATCATATTATATCATGATATCATTAATAATAACTGAGGGAGTTATTTCCCAATGATTTAATAGCATTTCATCTGAGATAGTTTTTCTTCTTCCAAAGGAAGCATCTTTGACGGATTTGACTGTGATATATTCAAATAGCCAATATAATAAATTATTAATTGAATTTCCTTCAGTAAAATCATCCCATTTATGAGATTTGAAATAATGAGTTAATTGTTTGATTAATTCTTGGTCATTTCGTTGATTTTTACTCATAGATGAAATAGCTTCTTTGAATAATGGTTTAGGCCATCCAATATGTTTGAGTATAGTTTCTATACAGGGATTTTTTAACTGATTATAATCGCAAGTGGTTGAAGCTAGTCTCATTAATCTTCTTAGGAATACCATCATCATTTGCTGGATCAGAATATACGCATCATCTTTTAAATCCATTGTGGATTCTTTGAGTTCGGAATACCATAATTCTAAAAGAGACATTGGAAATAATTTCTCAGCTTGATCTTTAAATGACATATCCACATAATCTATTATTTCCAATCCAACGGATTCATTGGATGAATATTTCTGTTTAATTTTTTTTAAAGACTGTCTTATCGGAGATGAAGAAGAAGCCATCATCATATTTTTTTTAATATCTCAAATAAAAAAATGACAGAAGAAATAGAATTATTATTTCCAATTATAGATGAACCTAAAAATGGATCTGGAGAAATAGTATTTATTTTAACAAGTGATGCAGTGGATATCATTAGAAATTTATTGATACATATGATTAAGAAAAAAATGATCCCATATCTAAGAAATTCATGCGGGAACACTATAGAAGAAGAATGTGTCTATACAGCTATGGTAGAATTGCCTTGGGCTGATCAAGCAAAACAAGCTATTGAAATTGAACTATCCACAAGTGGGAAATTAATCTTTGACCCTAATCTTTTAAGACTATTCCTTCTTGACCAAGGATTCACACAAGTAGATCATGGAGGAGCAAGAATTATTATGAGGGTCGTCCAATGGGTTGCATTTATTATTTATCAAAGTATCCAATATTATTTACAACATATCATTGGAAAGAAAAAATTAGTGAATAGTATCTTAGTATTGGAAGCTATCAGAGAAAATGAAATTTTAGCGGATATTTTACGAGGATGCGTCTTAAATTAATCGGGTTTTCCCTATTAAATCGATAATTTTTTACTAGTAAAAAATTATGTAAAATAATTCATACACAAATTATACGCAAAAATTTTACCCCTATTAGTAAAATGCGATGTGTATATACCCTCAGTGGAGCAAAAATTGAATCAATTCTCTACGCAAAAAAATTTTCTACGCAGAATTTTTTTAATATCCATACTTGGAATTTAATCTAGCTGCTTCAGTTTTCATATCAATGAAACTCAACATATCATTTCCATGAACTTTAACTTTCATTAAATAACTTGGATCTAATCCATCTCCTCCATAACCGAATTGGAAGATGGTTCCAAACATATTTCTCACTGATCCATCAGACCAAACAGTAATATCTTCTGTCGCCTTAATAATCTTGTGATGAATTGCGCCTGTATCTGCGGTATTAATCGCAGTATCAATTAGACCTTCTCTACCAGCTGCTTGAACGAAGAATAATTCTGCAGGCGTCATACCTGACATGAATGAATTCTTTACGAAGCCACGAGCTTCCAAGGAATACTCGGGATCATTCGGATCGAAATAGGCCAAGCCTAAATCCATTCGTTTGCCTCCCAAGAATTGCTGTCCAATAAGAGCTTTCATTTGTGCGATATTTCTCGCTTCACCTTTCGCCTTGTATTTCATCATAGATGCAAGAGCATTATCTGTAGTTAGATTATCATTCAAAATTTTCTTTCCAACTTTTTCTACACGATCAATTTCTGTAATAAGTTGTTTTTCCAATCGTTCTTGTTCGATTGGATCGTCGATATGTGTCGCATCCATTGTTTCAGCGAACAATTTCGCTTTCTCAATTTCCTTATTTACTTCATCTCTCAATCCTGTATCTTCTGGATTACAATCTTTCACACCAACACTAAATCCTCTCAATCTCAACCAATGATTCAATACGAATGCTGCATCCGTGAAAAATTCGACTGTACGATCCGTTCCATATTGATGCCAAATAGATTGAATGATACTATTTGCGCTGGGACCGATATGATCCTTTGTAATCGGACCTTTTAATAGGATTCCTTCCTTAATTACCACTTGATCTCTTGTATAGAAAAAATCCTCTGGAAGTAATGCACTGAATAAAGCCTTCCCGCTTAATCGAGGAACTTTATACTTATCCAAACGATTATACCATGATGGCATTTGGAGTTTTCCAGTTAATTGAGCTAGACATTCATACATTGTTTCCATAGACATATACGTTGAATCTTCAGTCATTAATCCAGCGGAAATAACACCATTATAGACAATACCCATCGCATTCTTATTCGTTTGACCAGACATAATGCATGTTTTAACATTCATTGTTGTTGCAACCTCCGCTTCCGATAAAAGTGATTGAGGTACATGAATATTCATTTCATCGCCATCGAAATCAGCATTGTATGGAGTGGTATACGATAGATGTAAACCAATAGTATTCGGTCCATCATTCATAATAATTTTTCCATCTTCAATCTTATAATCACCTCCCACGACCACTTCCATTCCCATGAATGAATTCTTTGATAAAGTGGGTTGGCGATTGACAATGACGTAATCTCCATTTTGGAGCCATCGATGAAGTGTATCTCCCAATTGAGGTATATAAGTCTTCATAATATCATCTGTGACAGCGATATTCAATCCAATCTGTCTCTTTGGAAGAGTAGTATTCTTTCCTGGGATGACATGATTGACTCGACCACTACGAAGCAATTGAGTCATCGCTTCTTTATTGAAAGCATTAATGATCACAGGCTTAGTGATGGTTTTGGCAATCCTTAATGGGATACGAACTTGACCGAATTTGAGAGATGCATCTGGACTGATGACTGTTCGTCCGGAATAATTAACTCTTTTTCCCATGAGATTAGCTCGAGGGAGGGCATTCTTTCCTTGAATTCTGCTACGGATAGATTTTTCATCTTTCTTTGAATTTTTCTTTCCTCTATACATTGAAGCGATACGATCAATGAGAGAATAAATCTTTCTCTGTTTTTCCTCTTCATTGACTGCATTCAAAATATCATTGTTTAGTTTAACAATATCTTGGTAAGCCATAGTAATTTCATCCTGCCAAATTTCTCCATTTTGGTCGGTTGGGAGTCGATCGCATGGAGGAATCACAGGAAGGACAGTCATGATATAATTGAGAGGGGTTGATCCATCTTCGAAGCCAATAATTCGTAATGTTTCTGGAGAAATTCCTTCTAGAATCATACGAACATTTTCAATGCTATAAGGGATTAAAGGTTCGAATTGTTTTTTATTAGATTTCTTCCCTTTTGTTCGATAATAAATCTCATATTTTTCTTCTGAAATTTCTATATCAAATTGAGGGTTTGGTTTGCATCCCTTTTCAGAGGAACAGCTATATTCCTTTTCAGCAAGAGCTTCAATTTCTTTCAGTCTGTTAATTCCTGTAAGAGCGAGAATTCCCTTTTTACGGAGAGTTTCAACTGGAACAAGTAATCTTCCATCGCAATTACAAACAACTTTTAATACTGAAATAATATTTCTGATTGCTAATGGATGGAGTATTGGAGCATTCAATTTGATGTATCCAAAATGTCCAGTACAATTCAATGAATCCTTAAAACATGTGGGGCAATTTTGGATGAAATCTGTCGCCCCCATTCGAGGATCATTGACGGATTGTTCTCCTGAAAGAGTTGGTTTATCAATAGATGCAACTCCCTGTTTTATGATATCTTCCGCAGACATAAAACTAACCGTAATATTTTTTATTGCCACACTAGGTAAGGTAGTAATTCCCTTTTTATTGATAGATACTTCCCTTTCTAGATCAGCCATTGAATTACCGATAGTTGTTTTTGTTGTTTCCTGTTTTCTGGGAAGACAAACAGGGGGTCTAATAGGTCCTAATTGGCCTGGTCGTTGAAGACCAAGTGGAGGAACACGATTCGGTCCATTTGGACGATTCTTAATGAATACAATGTTTCCTTGTCCTTCTTCTTCTTCGATAGTAGCCATAGTTTTTAGTTAATCTGTATATTTTTATTTAAAAAAATGAATTATAATTTCATTTCCGAAATGAAATTTTTAAATCTCAGCATTTAATTATTTATAATCAAAGTATGAAGGCATCCTCTTCATCGAGTGCTAGTATTCGTTGGTATCCTTCTCTAGTAAAGGATAATAAATATAGCTTGTATAATGCATACCAAGAAGATGTATTATTGAGGAAATTCGTGGTATGCCAAACTGTTTTTTCAAAAGAAAGGAATAAGATAGAACATAGATATTCTGCGTTTGATTCATTCGTGAGTTTTTATCGATGGTATAATGAATTGTCGAATGATACAAGGAAATCATTTTATGAAGTAATTATGGGGAAAAATCCTCAAAAACCGCATTTTGATTTGGATATTCCTTTGGATGAAGGGGAGGATGAATCAAAAGGGTATATAATCCTTGATAAAGTGATTGAAATTATTCTTTCTACAATGAAAGAGAAAAAAATTATTTTATCTGTGGAAAAGGATATATGTGTTTATGTATCGCATGGACCTAATAAATTTTCTTCTCATATAGTAGTGAATCATTGGGTCCATAAAGATTATTTGGAAGCGAAAGCATTCGGGCATTATGTCATTTCTCAATTGCCCGAGGAATGGAATAAGGAATGGGTGGATCAAAAAGTATACAATCCCCATCAACAATTTCGTTTATTATTTAGTACTAAATATGGATCAATGAGACATAAGACTTTATTAAAGGAATTCACCTACCATGAAAGGAAAGTAATACATAAATATGATGTTATTCCAGAAAATGAAGAAGATGAGAAATTGATTCAATTTGAAGAATCCATCGTTGGATTTTCCTCTACAAGTAAATTCTTACCTTCATGGGTTGAAGAAGATAGTAATAATAATAAAATAATAATAGATTATAAAGGAGGATCCTACGAATTGGAAGAAGAAGATATTAAATTAGCAATGGATTTACTTCCAAAGAAGTGTTTTTCCTTTAAAAGTAATGAAGGTGGATTAATTTATCTAATTAGACATAAACCTAGTTATTGTGAAGTATGCCAACGGCCTCATGAACATGAAAATCCATTTTTGAGAGTGGATAAATCGGATGGAATAGCTTCAGTCTATTTTTACTGTAGGAGAGATATGTATGATCGATCTTCATGTATTGGAACATTTATATATAATGTACCCTTTGAACTACCCTCTTCATCTCCCTCTCCCTCTCCCTCTCATTCTTCTTCTTCGAGTGAGGAAGAAGATCCATTTATTCCCCCTCCCAAATCCACTATAGATAAAATGAATGAATTGAGGAATAAAAAACCACCCCCAATTATTAAAAGATCTAAAAGGAAACAAAAATGGTAAATAAAATATAAATATAATTTATATTTTTTTTATTCAAAGTAATTAATCCATTCTTGGATAATTTCGGATGAATAATTGCGTTCTTTAGCTTCCTTTACAAAAAGGTCTCGATGAAGATTGATATCATATGGAAAAATTAATTGTTTTGTTAAAATGACTAAATTACTGAGTTGTTCTCTCTCTGAAATTTCAATAACAACATCGGGATGGTAACCATTTAATGTATTCAATAGTCTCGTCATTCTTCCAGTGAAACACACGCATAGAGAATCACTCATTTCATTATTTAGTATCGACAATAAATCATTCTTATTTTCATTTATACGAATGACATCCCATACTGAGACTAGTAATTCTCCGAAGGAAAGATTCAAATCTCCATGAATATCATTCATCGATGAATATTCCACTAAAGATTTCTTTGTGGATTCATCCAATTCACTTGATAAAATTTCATTGATAGTTTGTTCTAAATTTAACGCAGGTTTAATTTTGGTTAACTTAGTAACACTTTTTCTGAAAGATTGTTGGATAGTTGTATTATGGACAGATTGTCTATCGTTGTAAATATTCTGTCCATTTTTAAGTCTATTCTCCAAACGTAATATCTGTGGAGGAATATATTCCAAAGGATTTCCTGAAAATGAGAAATAATTTATAGTATAAATATTTCCAATTTCTGGAGGGAGAGTAACAAGATTATTATTGCATACTACTAATTCTCTCAATCGTGTCAATTGACCAATTTCATTTGGAATTTCAGTAATTTGATTGTTTGAAAAAGAGAGTGTAGATAATTGGGTACAATTAAATAATTCAATGGGAATACTTGTAAGTGAATTTGAACTAAGATATAATGTCTTAAGATTAGTTAATTGACCAATTTCTGGAGGAATAAATGTTATGTAATTATAACAGAGATTTAACGAGGTGAGATTGGAAAGATTCCCAATTTCTTTAGGAATTTTTGTAATACAATTTGTTGATAAAAATAGATAATATAAATTTTTTAATTTTCCAATATTAGCAGGAATTCTCTTTATATAATTATCATAAATCGTTAATGATTCCAGTGAGTGTAAATCCCCAATTTTATTTGGGATAGTTCTAATTTCACCAATCATAAATCTGATTGATTTTATTTCATCTTTGTGTTTAAAGATTTTTAAAGGAAACTTACTTAAACTATCTAAAAAAATTGAACCATCGGAATCAATCTTCAT